ATGTACCTGATGTACCTGATGCACCATTTACTCCTGATGTACCATTCAATCCTGATGTACCATTAGAGCCAGTACCAGTAGTACCAGAGAATGCATACACTTCATTAAAATTGTTATTTATTTTAATAAATGATTCTCTTAAATTATCTCCAGTGCCATCATTTGGATAAGTACCGATATTAATTATTTGTTTACTCATTCATAATTGTTATTTTTATGTGTGAAATAAGTTAAAAATTTATTTTATTTATAACACCATTCATTGAATAATTTATAAATCCAGTTACTGTATCACCTTCGATAGTTACTGCAGATGCGATAAATTTATAAACATCAGTTGGATTTACTAATGCAGGTTTCTTCAAATTGTAAGCTTCTTTAGCTTTATCAACATCAACTTGATTTGCAGTGTTGCCAGATTTTATTAAAGCTAAGATATCATTTTTAGCTGCGGTGTCTCCACTGTTAGTACTTGATAATATTTTTTTCTGATCTTCTGTTGGAAATACTCTATCTTTTGGCATCCAAACACCTTCACTTAGGGATATTAAATTTGTCATTTTATTTTATTTTTTTTTGTATATATAAATATTATATAATTCTAATATTAAACTATAGAATCTGCTGTTATTGTTGAATTTGCCACAATTAATGTTGAATCTACAGTTATCATTGTTGAATCTACTGTTAATGTATTACTATATTGAGGTTCTACTATAATATTAGATTTCTTCCAATCTGGATTATTTATTACTTTTATTTTTATTTTATTTCCATTTTCATATCTAAAATCTAAACTGTTTATAAAATAAAATAAAAAAGAATGTATTAAATTCATATTATTCTTATTCTTAGATAAATAATCTAATAAATTTGTACTTTTTCCGTTTCCACGGATTGGTAATGGAATTTTATTAAAATCAATAGGATTTTCTTTAATAAAAGATAAATTATTATTATCTAAAAATGTTACAATATTGGTATGTACTCCTGTTTTTATTTTAAAATTTACCCAATTATTATTTATCCAAACTTTTGCATGTTTTTCGATATTATTCATGTTTATAAATTATTTTTTATTATATATAAAAATAAATAACTAAATAAGTAACTAACATATCATCAGAAATTTATTTAATAGTTAATAATTATTAATTATATTTGTTGACATTCTGATTTGTTGTGAGTAAGAATGTTATTTGCTATATATGTACCTAATTCAGTAGATATATTAATTACATCATGAGGCGAATTATTAAGTTTTATTTTTTCAATAATTACATCATTATTGTTTATGTCTATTAATTTATCACCTAATTTTAAATTATAACCATTAACTTTTTCAATTAATCCATTTTTTCTTATTAAATGATTGTGTGATAAAGATGACTCTAATAATTCATTATTTATACTAATTGTTTCATTTGCAACATGTAAGCTTTTTCCAATTACTTTTGTCATAACTAATTTATTATTATCAATTGTTAATAATTCATCTCCTATTATAATATCTTTTAATTTTTTTGTGGTATTATCAAACATTGTTATTAATGTTTCTGGTACTAAGCATATTAATGGAGATATAATATTTGATTCTACTGTGTTCCCATTACTATCTGTTACAGTAGATGATATGCCATAATTCATTCCAGAAATTTCTGCATAGTTAAATATTTTAATTGTTGAGCCTCCATCAATAGAAATAATTCCTTCTGACGGATTAGTGACAAAACAGCCGACACAACTTCCACTTGTGATTGTTGATGTAAATGAATAATTATAGTTAGGAGAACCACCAGATATAATTAGTTTTAGTGTATGATTATTAATCATACTCAATTCTGCTTTTAATTCTTTTTTAGTTGTTGATGTTGTAGTTGAAATGCTATTTTCTATTGATTCAGAAAAAGTCGAAATAATAACTGTGGTTGTTGATGTTGTGGTTGTTGTTTCAGGAACTATAGTAGTAGTTGTTGTGGTAGTTGTAGGTACAAGAGTTGTAGTTGTTGTGGTTGTAGGTACAAGAGTTGTAGTTGTTGTGGTTGTAGGTACAAGAGTTGTAGTGGTTGTGGTTGTAGGTACAAGAGTTGTTGTGGTAGTTGTAGGTACAAGAGTTGTTGTGGTAGTTGTAGGTACAAGAGTTGTTGTGGTAGTTGTAGGTACAAGAGTTGTAGTTGTTGTGGTTGTAGGTACAAGAGTTGTAGTTGTTGTGGTTGTAGGTACAAGAGTTGTAAATGTAGTTGTAGTAGTTTCTGATGCACTTATAAAAATTGCATTTTTTGGATATATATGATTATTATTTTCTATTATAGTATTATTAAATAAGTTTGTACTCATTTTTAAGTTTTTTACTAATGAAGAATTGTCTTTTGGTTCATAATTATTATTTTCCATAGTCAAGTCATTATTAGATTCATTTAGAGTATAATTGGTTGGATTTAAAATTGAATTTGGACCCAATATTATTTTTCCATTTGTTTTTGAAAAATTAATATAATATCTATTTGTATTATATTTAGATTTTAAAACGAGTTTATTTTTATTCATTATTAAAAAGTTTATGATTTTTTATTATATATAATTTTTTTATTACGATAAATTTGAGTAATTTTAATAAACTTTTTGAATGACTCAATAAGATATAATATATAGGTTATAAAAATATTTTTAATCTATGAAATGTAAAGTTATAAATTCCAATAAATCAACATTGGAAGAGAAAATTAATGATTGGCTTGTGAATGAGAATTTTGAAATATTTAATGTTGTTCAAACTCAAGAAAGTGATTATATAACAATTACATTTTTATATTATGATAAATTAGAATTGAGAAAAATGAAATTGAAGAAAATAGAAAATAAATATTAAGTAAATGGAAATAAAAATTCAACTTGAAAAAGAATTAATAATTGAAGATGTTGTGAGTACACTAGTATCAGAAGATGATTATTCTAATATTATAGGTGAAATAACATCTTATGATGTAACAACTGGTATAGCTATATGTGAATTGTATGAAAAATAAAAAACTTTAATATAAAAAAGAGAATCAATGTGATTCTCTTTTTTATTTTTATGTTATTCTTTATCAAGCTCAGAGTCAAATACATGAGAAAAATCTTTATCTTCTTCTTTGTCTTCTATATTTTCTTTTATTACATCTACTCCTGTTTCTGTTCGTTTGGTTTTAGTGGTTTGTTTTGGATTATAATTGCCAGTAAAATCAGTAAAACTTAATAAGTTTTCTAATTTTGTTTTCATGATTATTAATTTATTTTTATTATGTTATATATAAAAATAAATTAACACATTTTTAATAAATAATATTCAAATAATTTATATATAAATAAAATCAACAATATGAAACATCTGAAAACATTTGAAAATAAACCAAATGAGCCAAAAGTAGGAGATTACGCTATTTTTGACTGCCCTATAACATTTGATGGAAAAATGCACAATCTATATAATTATACTGTTCATAAAATTATAAATGTATATTGGGATTCATATGAAACAAATCTTGGATTTAGGATAAATAAATCTTATCTGTTAGATTTTTCAGGTAGCAAAAAAAGATTACAGCAATTTGTTAAAATTAAAAAAAATACAGATAAATTTAATATATGAAACATCTAAAAATGTTTGAAACATTTACAAATAAAATAACAATTGGAATTGATATTGATGGTACAATATGTGATTTTGTCAATGCATACAACACCTTATATAAAAAATACTTTCCAGATAAAGAAATAACTCAGGATCAAAATTGGCATTGGTATGAAACAATGGACTATAATGGTGAATCATCTAAAACTTGGTTTGATAATAAAAAATCCGAAGTTTTTGATATTGCACAACCATATAAAGGAGCAGTTGATACAATTAATAATATATACGACTTCGTAAAAACTTATGGATTTACTTTAAATATTGTAACTAAACAACCTACAGAAGAATCAAAAGAATCAGCTAAAAAATGGTTAGATCATTATGGATTCAAATATGATGATATTATTTTTGCTAACTCATCAATGGATAAATGGAAGTATGCTGATATATTAGTAGATGATTCTCAAAAAGTAATTGGAAGCAAACCATTAAGTAAAGTGTCAATTAAAATTGAACATCCTCATAACACAGAAATTGAAGGAGATTTTAATATAATGGAAATTAGTAATTTGACAATTGATATAATGAAAAAAGCAATTTCAAAATTAAAAAATAAAACTACGGTGTGAAATATATAAAAATGTTTGAATCATATGAAAAATTATCTGATGCTTGTCGTGAAGGAGATTTGAATGTAGTAATAGAATTCATAGAAAATAAAAAAGTTGATGTGAATAATATAAATAAATATGGATATTCATCATTAATATTAGCTGCAGATAATAATAGAATAGATATAGTTAAATATTTAATTGAAAAAGGTGCTGATGTTAACTATCAAGATGCCTATGAAAGAACAGCATTACATTATGCTGCTATGAGAAAGAATATTAATATCATTAAAATATTAATAGAAGCAGGGTCAAATTGGAACTTAAAAGACGATAATGACGAGGATTTTTTATTCTATATTAAAAATACCAAAGTTTACATGGATATGATAATGTCTGAATATACAGAACAATATGAAAAATATCTATCAATAAAAAATTCAGAAAAATTTAATCTATGAAAAGTTTTGATCAATATATTAATGAAAATAGAGCATATGGAAAAATAGGCAAATCTAATGGTATGGATTTTAATTTTTTTATATTATTAGAAAATGTAACAGAAGAAAAACAATATGAAGCATTTGATGAATTTAATAAATATGCAAATTTAGATCAACATACTATAAAAAATTTATTGATAAATAAATCCGATATTGAATATTATAAAGATTCTGATATCAAATGGATATGGTATATTAAAGTATATGAAAGTTGGAGTGATTCAGAAAATCTAAGAGATACAATAGATTTAGTTAAAATGAGATCATTTGATATTCGTAGTCATGATAATGTTATTATTCCATTAGATGAATTTTTGAAAATTGGATTAAAAGGTGCAGAAGAATTATTTAAAATAAAAAAAGACGCAAATAAATTTAATATATGAAAAAATATGACCAATTCATAAATGAATCAAAAGATATATGGCAAAGAGAACCAACAAAAGATGAAACATATGGTGAGATTTTTTATATAAAAAGGCCAGAATTTCATACTGGTGTTTATGATGGTGATATAGTTAAATTAGATAAAGAATATATTGAAAAATTAGACTCAGTATTATATAATAGACATAATGAAAAAAAGACGACTGACAAATTTACTGATAATGATTATAGTAAAGAATATGTGCTAGTTAATTATGAATGGTATTATGGGTATGCATTAAGAAATTCACTATCTGATATAGATGAACACGATTTCTTTGCATGGGTTCCAACAGGATATATTAGACACCTAACAGACGAAGAAATGAAAGATTATCTATATAGAAAAAATATAGTAGATACTACAAAGAAATTTAATCTATGATATATTTAAAAGTGTGAGTCAATTTTTATAATAAAATTGACTCACACTTTGTATTCCAGGCGGGATTTGGACCCGCAGTGTGTCATTAACTGTATTAGATCCTAAATCTAACGCGTCTCAACCAAGTTTCGCCACTGGAACATTTTTTGTAACTGAGATGGGATTCGGACCCACAAAATTCACCTTTTGAGGATGACATGGTTACCAATTACATCACTCAGTCATTATTGTACTGATGGTGGGACTTGAACCCACATTCTTACTTTGTTCAGAAACAGTTTCTTAGACTGCCGCGTATTCATTTCGCCACATCAGCATTTTTTTTGTATTCCTGGTCGGACTTGAACCGACACGGATATTACTATCCACAAAATTTTAAGTCTTGCATGTGCTACCAATTTCATCACAGGAACATTTGTACTCTGAGCGGGATTCGGACCCGCATCGTTTCTAATGTAAAGGTTTTTAAGACCTTCGTGTATCGCCAATTCCACCATCAGAGCATTTTATTATAAAAGAAAAAACCTCAGTCAAATAAATGACTGAGGTTTTTAAATATGCTTATATTATTTGTTACAATAGATATGACATAATATTCTCAGTCCGATTATTCTGTAATAATAGGTTTGAGAGTAGCAAGTTCATTATGTTATTGTAGTTTTTCATATCAGTATATATTATCTTAAAAATGTGATTTTTTTCTATTTTTATTATGTAGTACAAAAGTACAAAAAAGTTTTCAATTTACCAAACTTTCATGTAATTATTTTTAATTATTTAGGCTAACTTCATCAATACCTATTGATTTCAAATATATTAGGCATTCAAGTTCAGTTTTAAATTTTATTGGTTTGTATGAATTATTATAATCTCCTTTGATTTTTCTTATTTTTTTAAAGTTTTTATAGAAATCTTCATTATCTACTTTATATATTACGTCATGATCATCAAAATAAGGATACTCATAATTAAAATAATTGTAATTAAATAATGAGACGTATATTTGTTTATTTCTTGTTTCTACGTTACATAGCAATCTCACATTTTCGTATAATTTGTCAGACATTTGTTCATGTACAGTTTTCATTTCTCTTGATAATATTATATCTTTGCTATAATCAATCATATGTTATTGAGATTTTTTAATTTTTCTTTTCTTATATTAATATTAATTAATTTATCTTTCAATATATACAATTCTCTTTTTAACTCAATAATTTCATTAATAGCTTCTATATGATTACAATTAATTCCATAATTGCTATTGACAATAATTTTAAGTCCGAATAATGAAGTTTCTATTTTAATTATTCTATTGTAAATATCTTTTGATGTCATTTAATTCTTTTAATTTTTCTTTTCTTATTCTATTTAATTTTAAGTTTTTTTCAAGTTTTTTTATTTCCTCTTCAAATTCAACTTTGCTATTATATGATTCCAAATATTCATCATTACTAAGTGAATAACGATTCATAAGTATTTTCAATCCGAAGATTCTATTATCAATGAATAATATTCTATTGCATATATCTTTTGATGTCATGATAGATTATTTAATTTATCTCTTCTTATTGATTTTTTGCTTACGTATATTGGATATGTGATTGCGTTATATGATTTAATCATTGGATTTAGTATATTCTTAATATCAGAAAAATTTTCAACAAAAAAATTAATTAATGTATTTTCTTTGTGTATTTCTAATACATTTTCAAGAGGTTTATAAAAACATGTAATATCAACTGGGTTGAAATCATAATCATTTGAAGAATCAAATTCTATTACATAATAATAATCATTTGGATCATTTGTCTCATTTGCATATATGCATTCATATTTCCAATTCCAATTTCCATCATCATAATTTTTATTCATCTCAAATTATTTCTCCTCTTTTTATTTCTGCTCTTCTATTTATCAAATCTACTTTTTCTTTAATGTTATTTCGTACTTCATTCTTAGTGAATATTTCAGATTCAATATGACCATATATTTCAAATAATAATTTTGGCTCAGTTTCTACTATTATAGGTCCAAAAAATAAATATTTATTATATTTATTATGAGTAGTGCCATAGTAAAAATATGTTTTATTTCCGTATTGGTTTTCACCTTGTTTATATTTGTATGTTTTGCCTTCATATGAAATTTCTTTATAGTCTGGCTCTTCATAGTCTTTGAATATAAAGGTTTTATTGTTCAAAGTTTTAGTTATCATATTATAAGTTATTAGTGTCTAAAATAGCTTCTGCTACATGAAAATAATCAACTGATGTCATATCAACTTCAAATGTTGTTTTATCATCTCTGTAGTATTTTGATTTACCAAGAAACCTACGTACTCCAATAAAGTCTTTTTTTATTTTAGATTCAAAAACATCACAATCAGGATAAAGTAATTTTACTTTAACTAATAATTCTTGTGTTATTTTATATTTACTCATATTTTTAATTTTTAATTTATTCTGATATCATAATATAGTTCGGTAAAATCACATAAAATTATATGATTTTACGATTTCTTCTTCCATGATAAATTTAATCAAAATTTGGTTTTGTGAATATTTCTGCTTCAAATCCTAATTTCTGTAATTTTATTACCATTTCTTCTGGTGTGACTGGGGTTTCTCCGTAGTAGTACATATCGCCTTCACCAGGTTCTTCAATTTCCAAATCATCTAATATTGGAAAATCCTCAGTAAAATGTTGATCATACATACATTCATCTTTTTTTATCCAAACTGATATACTTAATGGACATGTCCATTCATCCATATCTTTCAACCACTCTACTGTATTTGATACTTTGAGCGTAAAATCACATTTTTTTACTTTCATAATTTATTTTTATATTTTTTGTATGATTCTGTTGAAATGTCACCGTTATTAAACATTTCATCAAGAATATCTTTCTTTCCGTCATTAGAGATTTTATATAATTGTGATATTAATACAACTATAACAAAAATAATAAGTAATCCTACATATATACCAGTTTGAAAATCCATAATTTATAAGTTTTTAAAAATTGTTTTTATATGATTATATTAAATACAAAGATAAAAAAAAATCCTTGCGTGTGCAAGGATTTTTCAATTTATTTTAATATTATTTTTTAGACTTCTTCTTTTACATCTTCTTTTAATTCATTTGAATCATCTTCCATGACATTATCTAATTCAACTTCTTTTTTTGGTTTCCAAATTAAGTAGAATAAGCTTAAAGAGCCAAGGATAGAAACACCATATATAACATCAATAAAATTGAATGCTGTTTTTTGTGTTTTTAATGTATAATATGAATTATCATCAGTGAGTTGATTAGCTGCTACTGCAGAATAATCTTGTGTTGTTTTATAAACAACTAATTTGTATGATAATCCAATAGAAATTAATAGAAGAACAACTAACAATGATTTGATTATTTTGTTTCTCATTATCGTTTTGATTTTGTTGAAGTGATAGCATTCATACTCTTCAATCCATATAATTCAAGCATTGAAAAATTTCCACCAGCGATTGTAAGATTGTTTGGGATTTGAAGCTTACCATTTTTTACTGCATCTGCAAATGCTAATTTTATAGCAATGTCTGCATCAAGATGACTCTGTGCTTCAATTGATGCTTTTGCTTTGGCAAACTTATTAGCTGCAATTACTTTATTCTCAGCAGTTTTAATGTTCATTTCAGATGAATACTTTTCATTAATTGCTGCTTGAATACTAGGATTAGAATAAGTAAATTGTCCAGCAGAACCAATGTTCATAATTTTGATACCATATAATGCAAAGTGTTCTGTTACATCTTTTGACATTTGAGAGAAAATAATACTTCTATCGTTCTGTCCTCCTGTTAAGTTTCTATCACCAAATTGTGTAGTTAAACTTTTTTGAACATATCCTCGAACATCAGTGTCCATCAAGTCAGCTAAAGATCTTCCACTATATGAATATAAGAATAATGTGGACCAATCTTCTGGAATAGATGCTGTTACTGTTATACAAACTGCAAATCCAATTGATTCTTTAGATTCTACTTCAATTGCGTCATTTGATGCTTTATTTGATCCACCACCTGCACCATTCCATTCACGTGTAACAGGAGTACGATCTACAATAATAACTCTAACAGATGGAATCCATTCACCACTATTTGACATCCTGCCTGTCTTGTGCCATTGTGTTGGAATGTAAATACGTTTTGCAACTACTTTGTTTTGTTCGAGATAAGTTTGGGATTTTAATTTACTTTGATTAACTTGAGTTCCATTTTCTAATGGAATTACATAAGCAGTTTCATTTGGTTTAATCTCCTGATACTTTTGTACCTGATAAGGTTTCATACAAGATGACATTACTGCCAATACAATCACACATACTAAAATCAATTGTTTTTTCATACTTTTTTTGTTTTTGTTTTTAATAATAATTATTATTTGTTTTTAATTGAGATACAAAGATAATTCGTTTATTTGTATTTACCAAACTTATCATCAATTATTTTATATAAAATAAAAAATAAATTATTTAATGGCTAAAATAGAAAATGATAAATACTATACTCCGATAGAACTTTCAAAATATTGTATTGATAAAACTTTTGAATTAGTTGATAATAAGAACATTACAGATATTATTGAGCCAAGTGCTGGTAATGGATCTTTTTCCAATCAATTAAATTGTACGTCGTATGATATTGAGCCAGAATATGAAAATATTATTAAACAGGATTATTTACAATTAAACATACCGTATAAGAAAGGTAGATTGATTATTGGAAATCCTCCATATGGAACAAAAATGCACTTAGTTAATAAATTTTTTAAAAAATCTGTAGAACTGGGTGATTATATTTCTTTTATTTTGCCTATTTCTCAATTTGATAATGTATCAAGCTTATATGAATTTGATTTAATATATAGTGAAGATTTAGGCTTACAATTTTATTCAGATAGAAATGTACATTGTTCTTTTAATATTTATAAAAGGCCAGAAAAAGGATTAAACACTAAACCTGATTTTAAGATGAAAGATTTGACTATTGTAAGAGAAACATTCAAAGGATATAATGAGATTGATGATTTTGATTTGAGAATGGTTTATTGGGGGTCAGGATGTGCAGGAAAGATATTAGCAAAAGATGATAAGAGATATGCAGGAGAATATAAGATTTTCATTCACAACGATAAATTGAAAAGTAGAATCATTGAAGTTTTATCAACAACAAACTGGAAAAAAGAATTAAAAACAATTGCAATGATGAGAATTAAAAATTTTCACATTTACAATGTACTAAAAAGAGAAATTCCTGAAATTTTATAATTTCAGGAATTTCAGTTTATATAATTATTTTTATTTCAAGCAAAGAGTTTTGAAATCATCAAGAATTTTATCTAATAAAACACTTTTATGAATCTCTTCATATACTTCTCCAGTTTCTGTGTCATATGGAATTGCATATACATCAAAATCACCATCCACAATTGAGTAAATACACACAAAATCATTTTCAATATCTTGAGAGCCAGGAAAATCTAATGACATGAACATTCTCTTTGCGCCATCTTTAAAATAATTCTTTACTCTACTGTAGCATGATTCAACATCACCACCCAATGCCAATGAATTCATTTCGAATTTACCATCACTTGTTTCTACAAATAATTGAAATGGATAATGACCATAACAATCTTCATTTTCAATTAAATCAATATTGACTAATTGTTCTACAAATTCTTTTACATCTTTCATATTATATTATTTTCAATTTTATAATTTATTATTTTTAATTTTAATTTTCTTACTGCAGTATATGTATAGAAATAACTATCACAATCAATTCTTTCAATTCTTGATTTTTCGATTTTTACTTTATCTGATATTACAGAAACTATTAAACCTGATGAATATGTTAATCTTATGTTATTAAAGTCACTAAGTATATTATTTACTGAGTTATTATTTTTATGCTTATAATATTCACATAAAAATATTATAGTACAATTTTCATTGAAATATCTATACGGATCTTTAAAATTATTATTATCTATTTTATTATTTACAAAAATTATTGTTTTTTCTTCTATATTTTTTGTAATTTTTTGTAATTCATAAAAACTAAATATATTATTCAGAATTATTATTTTATAATTCATTTTAAATAAATCTTCTTTGATCGTCATCAAAAACCATTTATTATTATGACTTAAATCCATTATAAACTCTATATATGAACCTTCGTATTTTTTAATCGTTTTTATTAAATCTTTGTATTCCATATTTTCAATTCTTGAAATACAAATATAAGTAAAATATTTCATATAAAAAAATAGTTAGATATAAATCTAACTATTTTTTATTATAAATCTCTATTTAATTTATCAAGTTTTATTTTTCTAACTTCTTTCATTGTGTTACTATATGAAAGATTATTTTTGCGTTCTGTCCATACTCTATTTTTGACATTATCTGATGAATTATCATAACATGACTTGCATATAATTGAAATCCATCCTTTTGTTCCTCCAATGTTTTCAGTTGATCCACAAAACTCACATACTCCTGCTGACATATTTTCAGCAAATCTAACCATTCCATCAATTTCAGAATTTCCTCCATCATAATAAAAATTAAGAGTTCCAAATTTCTCTTTTATTTGTGATGCAACTAATTGAGGAATTTTCTTATCATCAGATAAATATTCATTACTCATATCAATATAACTTTGAATAGAATAACATAGTTGATCTAATATCCAAAACCAACCATCTCCATGTTCAAATCCCCAACACATTGCAGTAGATTTCATATCACCATAACGATTTATGAAAATTTTAGGATATTTTTCAACTAAATAATTATCTAATTTTCCAGTCATATTATTTTACTTGTTTAAATACATATTTCATATAATATTCATCAAAACCATCCATCATAGTTGTAATAGAATTTGATTTGTTATCAGTTAATCCGATAATAGAATCAATCAAACCATAATTTAATGCTTCATCAGAATTTAGCCACATGTCTCTTTGACAGAAATCATGAATTTCTTCAAATGATTTTCCAGAATTTTTTGCCAGAATTTTGAATAGTAAAAAATTATATTTTTCAGTCTCCATTTGACTAATACGAGTATCATCTACTTTCCCACTATTTCCTGCAGCAACGTGATGTAACATAACAGTAGAATTAATTAAAGATGAACGTTTGCCTTTTGCACCAGATGATAGAAGAACGCTACCCATTGAAGCACACATTCCTAAATTAACTGTGGCTACATCAGGCTTAATATAATCCATAACATCAATTATACCTAACCCATGAATAACTGATCCTCCTGGTGTTGATATTTGCATTGTAATATCTTTTTTAGGATCAGAATCCTCTAAATATAATAATTGTGCTTGAATAATATCAGACATTGTATCATCCACTTCACCAGACACCCATAGAATTCTATCCATCATAAGTCTATCAAATACGGACAATTGGGTTACATTAAGTTGTCTTTCTTCTAAAACATGAGGAGATAAACCAAAATTCTTGACTTGATATTTTGTCACATCATCTACCAATGTTCCATTAATACCTAAATGCTTAGTAGCATAATTTCTAAATGCGTTTTTGTTCATAATTTAATATTTTAATTATTATTTGATTAATTGATTAGATACAAAGATACTGAAAATTTTTTAATAAACAATATAATATTAATAATAAACCTATAATTTAACAATAAACTAATATGATTTATTGTAAAATTATAGGTTTATTAGAAAGTTAATTTGAAAATTAATCTTCTACTGGTTCGTCAGTTGAATCTTCAGAATCTTCATCGTTAAGTTGAGCTAACATTAAATCTTTCATTTTTTGCATTCTTTCGTCAGCAAAAAGTGTTTTTACTTTTTCATCATCAATAGGATATGAAATTTCATTATCCAATACATGATAAAGATAATCGAAAGCTAAATCTTGTTCAGCTTTATCACAAAGAAAATCAATCAAAGCTAATTTATCAGTTTCATTAAGATCAAAGATTTTAACTTTTTTAACTTCTTCAAGAAAATTTTGTTGGATTTCAGTAGATGGATTAACCATTTCTGATAATTGTTCGGTAATGTTCATAATTTTTTATTTAATAATTTGTTTATTGTTTAGTTTTAATAATATATAAAGTTTTACTTTTATAATTTATTTAATTATTTTTTAATTAATATTCTTCTTCTTCAATTTCATCACCATTTTTATCTAAATTTGTGAAATCTTCATCATCATTAAGATCTTGAACTTCGGTAACTACAGTTTCAACGATATCAATATCATCGTATGATACTGGATTATCTTGAATAAGACTCTCTGCAAGTTCTTGAGCAAATTGTTCTACTCTTTCATAATCCGCTTCTTCTGATTCAATTGATAATGTCATTTGAATTTTGTATTCTTTTATTTTCATATTTTATTTTATTTTATTTTATTTTTAGAAATTTATTTTTTGTCTTTCCATACATCAATTTTGAATATTCTATGAGAAGGAGTAAATATATAATCACTTCCCGTACTTTCCCATACACCATTATTTCCTATTGCAGTCACGTTTTGTTTTAGTGTATATTCATTTTCATACTCAGCAGGTATAGTTATTATACTACTATCGTCAAGAAACACCGTTATATTATAATTCATAAATTTAATTTTTTCTTATATACTACAAGAAAACCAATAAGTTTATATTATTTACTAAATATTAAAGTTAGTTCATCAGTTGGATAAGGGTACTTCAATAATTGTTTTTTAAATATTTTAAGCATACTATCTTGCTTTGTTTTACAAACAGAAAATTGTTTATTTGAAGTATTATTAAATCCTGACAATGTATTATTATCAAACTTCAAATCCATTGTATTATCAGAATTTATTTTTAATTCTAATACAATATCATCATAAGACCCATCAAATCCGAATAGATAAGGGTAAGTAATAATATCATATATTTTATTACCTTCAACATCTTCTAAATGTGAATATTTTTTATCTGAAAATATCATAATTATTCTTCATAATAGAATGCAGCAAATGGATCCATTTTTATTGATTTTATTAAATCAAATTGCTTATCTTTTGATGTGTTATCCAATATAATTCTTATTTCAGGCGTATCTTGAATTAAAAAACCTCCAGTCATTAATATTTCTCCGTTTATCTCAATTACAGCAAGTCCATTTGTTCTTGATACTCTGTTTGCAAGTAATTCTACTTCTTCGTAACCATTAGATTCTGATGTGATGTGTAGTGCTTTCATATTGTTTTATTTGGTGAATATTTTTCTTCAAGACTATTAAGGTAATATTTATTGTCAGTATAATTTATGCTATAAATAGTAATTTTGTTATTATTATAACCAGTTATTTTAATATTAATATTATCGTCATTAGGAAAAAAAACTTCAATATTAACATTATCATGAATTTTTTTATAATGACTTTCTAACTCTGTGCAATATTTTTTATTATTATCATATCTTTCTTTTTCATATCTTGATATTTTATTCAACTCAGTTTTAATATAAATCAAATTATCATAAATACTACGTAAATAATTTTTGCTTGATACAGAAGTTCTCAATCTATTTATATTAAAAATATTACAATTTGAATAATATTTTATAACTGACTGATTATTTTTGTTTTTTTCAATGAATATATTAATACAATAATCTGAATCATTTAAGTTATAATAAAATGATATATAATTTTTATCAACACTACCAATTTCAATTTCAAATTTCTTTTTTAATATGTATTTTTTAATTATTTCTATTGTCTCAATATCAGTCATCATTCATAAGTTTAATAAGTTTTTCTTTTCTTATTATTTTAGTTATATCATTGCTAAAAGGCTGATATGATTCATTTTTTGCAATTGATAATAATTTTTTTGATTCTCCGTCATAATATAAATTTAATGCGACATGAGAGTTATTATTATTAAAAAATACCCAAATATCATATTTCGAATAATGTTCTAATGAAGTATCAAATAATTTTTTATTATATGATACTTGGTGGTATGATGGCTTTCTTTTTATTCTTGACGTGATATTTTTTGGTGAAAATTTAATAGTCATGTAATTTTTGAATAATTTACTTAAATATCCGTATGTCAAATCAACATTTAAATTATATGTTTTTTTAATATGATTATTTATTATATCTTTTATCACAATTTTATCAATTTCTCTATTTTGGATGTAAATATCCAATTTTATTATTTTTTTTAATAATCTTTTGAAATTAGATATAATTGTTTTTTCTTCACAAAAATCATTAAGAATAACAAATTCTAATCCTTTAATATCTGTAAATGGATGACAACTAAAAAAAGAGTATTGATATTCATTAGTGACTTCTATAATATATTCTGATTTGTTTATAACATACTTTATTTCTGCAAATGGAGAATATCTTACGTTAGAATTTGGTTCTCCAAAAATTAAATCTGAAAATTTTCCTGAATTTTTTAAAAAATTATATACTTCTAATGCTGTCATTATTTATTTTTATCTTATAAAGATAGTGTATTTATTTCTAATTGCCAAATTAATTATTCAACATTTTTTCTAAATCTTCAACACTTAACAATTTCACACCAATCTCTTCTGCTTTTACTAATTTTGATGTTCCAGCATTTTTGTCTTTACATACTAAATATGTCAAATTTTTTGATACACCAGATGCAATTTTTCCTGATTTTGAAATTATAATTTCTTCTAAATCTTTTCTTCTTATTCCAGTGAAGCAAAATGATATATTTTCCAAATCATCACCAACTATTTCTACATCAGGAACATCATTTGATTGTATTTTGATAGGTAAATCTTTAATAAAATCATAGAACTTATCATAACCTTCAAGATATGATTTTGCTGACTTATCAGAGAATCCTTTTACTTCAAGTATTTGTTCAAATGTAGGCTTACCATCAAAATGCATTAGTAACTCAATTTTCTTACTTCCTAAGTTTGTGAATATACATGTAGCGTGCATCAGTTTTGATAGTTTAACGTTTGTGACAGATTTATGAATTGACTCATAAACTATTGATGATTTTCTTTCACCAAATCTATCAAGTCTTTCTAATTCATCTGGTGTCAAATCTAATATCTGTTTAATTGTTTTGTAACCAGAATTATATAATTGATTAATAGTACCTTCTGATACATATTCAGCTTCAAGAATTTCAAAGAATGAAATAAGTTTTTTTATTTCTTGTTCTTCAGTTCCTTCTACCATCAATTCTACTTCATTTTCATTCCAGAAAACTTTTGAACTACCAAATGTAGGCATTTCAAATCCAGTCGCCTTAATAATTTTTACAATCTTTGGTATTACTCCTCCACTACGCATCACTCCAATTACAGAACCAACTCCTAAATCATTTATTCTAACAAATTTATAGTTATTTAATGTAACACGTGATACTGTGGCTCCATCTAATAGGATAGGTACAATTAAAGCTACTGGTTTAAGTAAGCCGTTTTTAGAGACTTCTTTTACAATTTCTAAAATTTTAGTTTCCTTTGATTCTGCCCATTCTGGGTTCTTATATGCTCTTGAATATGCAGGATTATTATTAGTTTCACGCCCAAGTTTTTTTCTAATGTCTTTATCATTTATATCAAAAACAAGTCCATCAATATCATATTCTTTGTTCCATTCAATATAAATATCATTTAATTCATCAAAATTCAAATCAATTGCTTTGAATATTTTGTATGGTACATTAGAGAAATTTTTGCAGATGAATTCTAGTTGTTCAGATTTATCTTGGGTGAAATCTTCACTTGCATAACCATAACGAATATGTTTAGCATTCTTTAAATCTTTTGATACTGTATCAGAATTTTTAAGTCCAGCAACCATATTACGAGCATTTTTAAATGCTTCTCCATTGTCTCTATAAAACAATCTACTATTAAAAACAGGCTTTGGTATAATGAATTCCCCAATAGTAAATAAATTAATTTTTTTACTATTATCATTTATCATTTCATAATGCTTATGCATAGTTTCTCCAATTATGCCATCACCTCTTGACCAAGCAAGTTGTTTATATTCATCTTTAAGAATTGACATTCCATCATATTTCGATGTACAAACCAATTCTATTTCTAATGATATTCCTTTGTTTGATAACCATTTGTGAATTTCCTCAATAGTATGAAATTTATTCAATGAATACATTGGAAATTTTAAATTTTCTTTTCTGTCTGGATTGACAGTTCCACTATCTTCAATTACACCAGATTCAAATATTTCATTGTCTGGATCCAAATTTTGAAATGTTGAAATCAATTTATCATATTCTGGATCACTTATTTCAGGTTCTCCATCACGATATTTCTGATTTAGTTTCTTAACTTCAACTGAAGCAGATTTAAACATACCATATTCTAATAATTGATAAATTTCTGATATTTTCATTTTTTATATTTTTTGTTTATGAAGTACAAAGATAAAAAAAATATCTTGAATAAAAAAATTATTCAAGATATATTTATTAAATATTTGATATTTATTATATTTTAACTTTTACTTGTTCTGTTTTATTGGTGACAGAATTAGAAATGCTATAAAATTCAGGAAAGTCTAATGATTTCTCATTACTAATGAATGAATCTATTGTACCAGGAGAAATTTCTTTAACGTAATTTGAAAATTTGTTAGTTGCATCTTGTATAGCTAAATGTCTTGTTTTCATTGTTGGAGTAAAATAAAACTCATCTTTGAATGCTTGAGACATTAATCCAATAAAATAACAGCAGTCTAAATAATTTTCTATTTTATCAGTTGATTCAAATTTGAATAATTTATTATATTTTTCTATATTTGTTATCATTATATTTTTATCATCTATGTCTAATACATTATCTATTATATATCTTACTGATGAATGTATAGTATTAGGTTCATGTCCTCTTGTGGTAATGATAGCAAATAATCTACCTTCTTTTAGAGTTGTTAAAAATGACTCCCATGATGGACCAAAATTTTTATTCTTTATTGATTTTTTAATATCATCAACAAGTGAATTATCTAATCTTGGACCGTTGTCTCCAAATTCAGAAAATGTATATTTAGTGTCTGATTTCCATTCATTATTATCAATATAATTATCTGGATATTCAAGTCTTATTTTAGAAAAATCTTGAATTGATATATCTTTATTTATCCATTTACCATTTTCAAAATGTTGAAAGTGTAAAGGAGTATTCATGATAAGTAAATTATCATCAATATCAAATATTGAATATATAGAGTTTTCTATACTCTGTTGTTCTAAAATAAATGAATTCCAATCTTTGACTTTTTTGCTCATTATAAATTGAATTTTTTTGTAGATTTATATAATTCTGTATCTTTCATATATTCAACTAAATCATTATATTCTTCATCAGTTATATTTATTGTTCCCTTTTGATAATTTTTTTTCAAAGTGTAATTTATATTATATCCTCCTGGTTTAAGTGAACTTTTATGTATACTATCTGATTTTATAACAAAATAAGGTGAATTTTGAACTTTGTGGTTTTTTCTAAATTCATCATTAGTATTTACATAATCATCAACTACTCTCATCATATTATCATAATATCTATCTACTTGATATTTCTTGCCATAATATTCATCAAAACTATATACTGTCATAATAAATTATTTTTTATTTATTATTATATATAAAAAAATCCATCTTAAATAGATGGATTTAAATTGTTATTTTTTTAATTCAATATTATGAGTTTTTATATACTCATCAAGTTCTGTTTTAGGTTTTAATAATTCAGTATCAAGAAATTCTTTATCAATTTTAAATAATTGAATATCATGTGAGTTTATATATTCAGTTATTTCTGAGTTGTCATCTTTCTTTAACTCTCCCAATATATTCCAAACAGTTGAATAATCATCATTATCTTTTAATTTCTCACTAATTAAAATATTAGTTACTATTTTCCTTTTTCTAATATCATCTGAAGGAATATTTTCGAGTATTTTTTGATATAATATTTCACCTCTAAAATGTTCATTTAAATTTTTAGAATAATTATTTGTATCAAATATCATAATCTTCATTGATAATCCTTTATGTTCATTAAATACATACCAATCTTTTTCTCTTTCATCCCATTCATCTTCTTTTACATTTTCATCTGGATCAGATTGGTTTTGACAATACCAATCATTTAGAAATTCTAAAAGGATTGTTCTATGCTCGCCTACATTTATATTTGGAAAAATTAGTATTTTATCATCTCTACAATCAATTGATAAACTAAGATCAACCATAAAATCATTTTTATATTGACTTTTTGATAATATTTTACCTGATTGAAATAAATAAGACATCAAAGTAGTATCTTCTTTTATACTAATTTCTTTTATTTTATTTTTTAATTCTTCACTATCATTAATTGATAAATATTCCATTTGATGAATAATGTCACATTTTTCATCTACATGTAATATAATATCTTTAGCATAACATTTTGCTAATTCATTTTGTGATGCATCTTCAAATCTATCAATTCTTTTTAAGATTTCTTCTTGTATGTATGCTAAACCATTTCTGGTCATCATACCGTCATATGCTTTTAGACTCATGATTATATGTTTATAGTATTTAATTTTTCTAATTTTATCTTTCTTAACTCTGAATATTTCACAAACCTTTGCTTTCTGAAACTATATCCGCGTAGTTCCAAAAAATTCATTTCGCCATAACTATTAATATCACGAAATGTGTAAACACCGCCAATTTTCAATAACGTCAAAGAAGAATAGCCTAATTCTACTCCAGTATATCTAGATGTATTATCTATACAAACAAATTTTTCACCTTTTTTGTAAAGTATTGATTTCATATTTAATCTTCTAATTTTTCACGATTATTTTTCAAATATTTATAAATGCTAACAAAAACTTTATTAAAACTTCCGATTTCACAGATAATTTTTCTATTTGATATAATCATTTTGACAAATTTTGATTGGTTACCAGTTAAATCTTTTATTCCTGATTCTTTGACCCAATTTGAATATATTTCATCTGATTTTTTATCTTTCATATTTTTTTACAAATATAATGAAAATAATTGATATAAAAAAATTATTTATTTTTATATCAATTAAAAATCATCGTAGCACCATATTGGAGTGTGTTCACCCATATAAGATCCTGCTGTATTAAATTCAAAGAATTCTAATGCTTCTTCTTCTGTCATTCCATCATTGATAAAAATTTCAATACATTTAGATACTGAATATATTAACCTCATTGAATTCATTTCTAATCCAATTACTGCATCATCCAATCCATCAGCAGATAAAATTCCTTCATCTGGATAGTTATTTATGATTTCTTCTAACATTTAATATTTATTATTTTTTATAAAAACTTAACAATTCCAAATAATGCCAATTGCATCGTCAGTTTCCCATCCTGAGCCTTCTTCTATTGTCAAATCACTAATCATCATCACTAAATCACCATTAAAAAGTGGTCCAATTTCAATATCATCAATATTAGGATATATTACTCTTAATTCTTCTATTTTTTCTATTAATTCTTTTACTAACATATTTTTTCATTAATTTTATTTAATTTTAATTTTCTATATTGATTATATGTTATGAATTTATTCATAGTATAACTACAACCTATATACCATAACTTTTTATAATTATCAAGATAACTCACATATGTTATAATATCATTGTGTATATTAATAATAGTATATGTTTTATATTTATCAAAAACACAAATATCGTTACTAATATAAGTAATTTTATCACCGTTCTTCATATTTAACAGAATTAATATTTTTTAATTTTTTTAATCTATTAATTTTAATAAATGGATCAGGAAAAACAGACTCAATTTTATTATATAATTCCTGTAATTTATCAACTGGAAAATTATCAAATTTTGGATCAAAGGAATAGTTAATACAAGCAAACTCATTAAAGGAATGTGGAAATATTCCATATTCTCTCAAAAAAAATGAATTAAACTTTTCATCAAAAACAAGTCCTTCAACTGTAGTTGGATGCAAAGTATATTTTTTAATCCTCCAATTACAAATTATACCATGTTTAATCCTGAATAATTTGTTCAGTTCATTGTATTTTAGTTCCCTTTTTAATTCCCTTTTTTTTCTATTAAATATATTCATCAAATAATTAATTTTCCGTTAATATGATCAAATTGATGTTGAATAGCTATGGCATTTAAATCTTTAAACGAAGACATTTTATAATTCCAATTTATATCATAATATTTAATCTTAACAATTGATCTCCTATTTATAGGAAATTCTAAATTTGGTAAGCTTAAACATCTTTCTTTGTTTTGAATAAAAAGTCCTTCTAAATATATTTCTGGATTAATAAATACTTCTTTTAAATCAGGATTATTAATAACAAATAAATTTAAGTTATGTCCAACTTGTGGAGCAGATAACCCAAATTCAAATTTGTGATAATTAAGAGTTTCAAACATATTTTTAATAAGTGAAAGCAAAAAAGGATTTTCCTTTTTTACATTTACATTTAGTTTTCTTAATTTTCCTGAGTTAGAATCATCATATTTGATTATATCTAAAATCATTTGCCGTGCTTCTTTTCTTTCTTTTTTTCTTTAATTTCTTCTTTTTCAATTTTCTTTTCAACTAATTTCTCAGAAACTGCAGTTTTGAAAAAATCTTTATATTCTTTTTTTGAACAATGCTTCCATCCTTGTTCAATATAAGATTTGATAGCTACAACATCATTAATGCTTGCGTCAGGTACTTTCTTAAAAGTGTCTTTTTTTCTTAAAATTTTCATATCCTATTTTATTTTTATTATTTATATGTTATATTAGATTTAATATATTTAGTTTTTCTTTTCTTTTTATTTTTTTGAATTCTTTGATAGATATAAATCTACTACTAAATATATCAACATGACCATTTTTATCATCTTTCTGAACACGTATATGTTCAGTTTCTGTTACACTTCCATAGTAGGAAAGTAAAACTTTATATGATTTGCTAATTGTTAAAAAATCAGTATAACCAACATTTTGAATACAAACAACTTCATCTCCTTGATTAAATATCATTAAAAATTAATTTATTGATTTTTTCTAATTTTTCTTTTCTTTTCTTAATTTTAAACTCATTTGGTGATAAAAAAATTATTCCTAATGGACTTATAAAAAATGAATTTATTTTGTCAGATTTTATCCTAAAATGATCTAAATTGGTTAATTTTCCTTTATAAATATAATGAATTTTATATTTTTTTCCAATTGTTAAATATTTATCATAACCTCCATCATTATTAATACATACAACTTCATCTCCTTGTTTATATTTTTTATCAGTCATTCCATCCTAATTTTTTAAGTTTTTCTACTCTTTCTTCTCTTAGTCTGTTTATCTTACGTTCTCTTGATTCAGTAATAATTGATGTTGTTGTAGCCATTATATAAGGAACAAATATATAACCTTGCTCTAATAATCCAGTTGAACCAGAAATAATATCATTTGTATTGCCACTTAATGACAAATTACTATAAAAATTTGGTGAAATTGTAGTTATACTATATCTTGATTTTACTGTTTTAATTGAATTCAATCTCTATACATTAATTTTTTATTGTAGTATATACTACTACATGTACCTTGACCATATGTCAAAGCAAATTGCCAACCGTTATATTCACAGATGTCAGACGGAAAATGACTTGTAAAATCATCAATAGATTCTGTTATTTCAGTTCCTTCTTTTTCTGCTAAATCAAACAACGAGTATAATAGTTGAGTTGGATATGGGGTACAACCATTTTTGTAACATTTGTCCCTCCATTCTTCTCCATTTTTTCTTATTATTCTATTGACTAAAGAATCAAAAGTTTCTTGATCATTGAACATTTTTTTTACTCTTTCAATGTTTATATTTTTGATATCTTCTTCCAATTGAATTACTTTTTGAAATTCAAGAATGCTTTCTTCTCCCTCAGGAGTTTTTAAAAATTTTAAATATTCTTCTAATTTTTCTGTAACACTTGGCATAATATTATATTTTTAATTTGTTTAATGTTTTTAATCAACCCAAAATCTAAAGTGATTATTTGTTTCTTCTGAAAACTCATCAGGATGTTTTGATAAAATTAACATCATAAGTTTTTTGTAATCTGTTTCATCTGTTGTTTCAATATATAATGTTGATGAGTATTTATTTTCATTTTCCCCATCTTCAACGTCAAAAATTATTTCTGTTACTCCGTATTCTTCTAGTTGTTCACAAAACATTGAAGTCTCTCTCTCGCTCCAATCTGAATATATCATATTTGCAGTGTAGTCAAAATCAACTAACTCTCCATAATATTTTCCGTATTTTTCACTTTTATTTTCTATCATCACAATTTTAATTTTTTAACTCCTTCTGTTGCTGTTTCTTTTATATGAGTAAAATTTTTAATATCTATACCAATATCAGAATCAGAAGGATCAATATAATATATAGGTGCTCTAAAATTTGCTTTATATAATAAATTTGCTGCAGGATAAACTTGTAATGATGTTCCAATTACAATAAGTATATCTGCTTCTTTTGTTATTTTTTCAGCTTTACCCATATTTGGAACAGCTTCTCCAAACCAAACAATATGTGGTCTTAATGTATCGCCATTTTCATCCACACTATCTGTTTGTATGTCAAAATCTTTTGGCCAATCATAAACAGTAAAATTATTAAATGCTCTCATCTTTGTTAATTGTCCATGAAGATGTAGAACATTTGTACTTCCTGCTCTCTCATGGAGATCGTCGACATTTTGAGTAACTATCTGAACATCATACTTTTTTTCCAATTCAGCAAGAAAGTAATGAGCTGAATTAGGTTCTACAGTATCTAATTGTTTATGTCTTTCATTATAAAATTTTAAAACTAATTGTCTATCTTTTCTCCAACCATCAATAGTTGCAACGTCTTTTACATCATATTGCTCCCAAAGTCCGTCAGAATCCCTGAAAGTTTGAATTCCGCTTTCTGCACTTATTCCAGCACCAGTGAATATTACTATTTTCTTTTTCATTATTTATTGTATTTCTTTTAATTTAACAAGTTTTTCTTTTCTTAAAAAATTATTTGCACTATTGTAATGATAAGAATAATGACTATTTTTATTTCTTTGATAATAAAACCAAGTTTGATCAGGTGGTTCATAATCCATATTTGACATAAATGATATTGAATCTTTATAGTCCTTCACATAATCTTGAACAAATGAATAATATGCAATATCATCAAGTCTTGTGGAATTTTTCAAATCCCAATATCCCCAACCTTTATCAATTATCATTTAAAATTCAATTGTATTTACCATTCTCAAGTATAAAGGTAATTTTTGATGCAATTCTTTTCTATATTTAAGAAAAATATCATTTATATTTAAAAAATCTTTTTTTTCAATAATTTTTACTAAATAATATTTATATTTAACTGACCATTGTCCCAATGTATTATCAATGAATGTGTTATTTTTTGAAATATTAACAAAATGAATAAAACAATTATCACTATTAATACAAACACACATTCCTACTGTTGTTTGACCACTACATAATGCATCATTTACTGCATTCATTTGACATCTAAAATTATATCTACATCTACCACTTTTTACTGTTATCTTTTTACCTGTGCTGATAACATAGTCTTTTATACGTTGAGTTGATTTTTTATCTAACATATTTATTTAATTTTATAATTATATAATTCTTTTAAATCCTTAGGAAAAGGTATTAAATGCCAAAATCCATTATCATCAATTGTGAAACTTTCTGGTATCATTGGATAATATCCCCATGTACAAAAGCCATTACATTCAACATTTTCACATGTATTTGTGAATTTATTTTCTATTCCCCATTCTTGTCCGCATAAAACACAAATCAATTTTTTTTCTGATATGTCAATAAAAATTTCATCATCTGATTTAGATATTTTTTTTAATTTATCTTTTCTTTCATATTTTATTGAATATATAAATCTATTAATTGTAGTCCAAATTTTTTTGTTGCTATCATTTAGTATTCTTACCTTACCAATTTTATGATCTAATATTTCATATGATTTACCTATAGTCAAATTACAATAGCTATTAGAACTATAAAATCTCATATTTGAGCAATAGTTTTCATTATCAAAGCATATATATGTTTTACCTACTAAACAATATTTATCTGATAATATGCTTCTTTTTAATACTTTTCTTTTTTCAAACTGATTTTTATCCAAAAAATCAGGATTATTTAGCCATTGCTGAAGTATCATATAATTTTTTTAATTTTTCTTTTCTTAAATATTGTTTATCTAATTCTGTTTTATTGTCTATTGATTCAGTAGTCCAATTTGTGACTTTTGGATTTTTACAGCACATTAAACGATATTCATATTTATTATTTAAAATACTTACTATTTTAATTTTTAAAATTTCGCCAACCACAATATCACCTATTTTATATTTCATTTAAATTTTTTAATTTTTCTTTTCTCATAGATTTAATATCTATTTTTGAGCATCTATCTACATATTCAGATTGAACAACTTGTGTGTATGTTTGATTATTAAAAAATGTATGTATTTCATAACAATTATTACTATTAATAATTCTTACTATTTTTGTTTTGAAACTTTCAAAAATGATAATATCACCTATTTTATATTTCATTTATATTTTTTAATTTTTCTTTTCTTATATAATTAATATAGAATTCTGATGAATTATCTACATTTTCACAACTCATAATGTGAGTATTATTTTCATCAATAAATCTAAATCTATAATAATGAAATAAATGTTGATGAATAATTTCTATTATGATTGATTTTGATTTTTTAGATTTATTAAAAATGATAATATCGCCAATTTTATATTTCATTCAATTGTTTCAATTTTAATATTCTTGCTTCTTTTTCTGAGAATATATTTAATTTTGTTTCATTAATGACGTATGTAAATATTTTATTTTTAGTTAATAGTATTTTATTATCAAGAGATATTGATTTTATTATTTTTTCAATATCAGATTTATTTCCATATTGTTCGTCAATAACTATACAATTTTTTTTATAATCATAATCCAATGTAATATCTATATCATATATTGGCTCACCATAAAAACTAGTTCCTGTGCTTTCTAAATATTCTCCTACAATTTTTTCAAATTTATGAGTCAAATTACATAAATAATTTTCAAGTAGTACCTCTAAAAAATCAGTTCCACTAAAATCACCAGTTTGTAAACGTAAGAAATTATTAAAGAACCAATCTTCGGCGTCAATTCCTGTTTCAGATGAAATTTTATCAATTGCTTTGATTTGTGAATTCGTATTTTTCCCTATCCAAGTCTTAAATACGGTTTCAAATTTTTTCATATAAATTTTATTAAATTATTTGAATTACAAAGATACAAATAAAAAATGATATAATAGAAGAAAATAAAAAATAGTTAGTTATATTTTTATATATACAAAAAAAGAAAAATTATGGCTCTTAAAAAATTTAATGAATTTGAATATATAAAAGAAAATATTCTTGATGACGAGGAAATAGAAAATACCACTAATGATGAAGAAATAGAAAATAAATGGGAAGTTAGAGTGAATGACAATACTGAATCATTTTGGGAATATAAACATGATGCTATTGATCAGATATTAGAAATTCTAGATAATCAAGGTATAAATAGTTTAGATGGATATAAAGATGAAGATAATTATGAACCATCAAAAGATGAATTGGCAGACCTTCTTGATAGTTTAGATGAATCAGATTTTTATGATATGATAGAAGAATTGAAAGAATTTGTAGTATATGATGATAATATAAAATTGATAAATATTGATGATGATGATGAGATTGAATTCTTAGAAGAAGAAAAAGAAGAATAAAAATAAAAAAGATTCATATATTATGAATCTTTTTTAGTTATGCACTCAAGTTTAATTTTTCTTAAAAAATTGTTATAATTTTTTGATGTGACTACATCCATTTTATCATATTTAAATTTTACACGTAAATCTTTAATTTTTGAATCACTTTTATCCCATGAATCCCAATCAAAATCAAGAAATCCTAAAATTTCGACAAATGAGAAATTTTTCAAAAAAGAGCAATATTTTATAGTACCATCTTTTTTACTATTTATAATTTCTAAATAATTTATAATAGTATTATTATTAATCATATTATTTATAATCTGAAATGGTTGTAATTCATCATTAACAGTATATAAATTAAAAATCATAATATCGTTTTTTATAGAACTACAATTATCAGTCAAAAAAGTATTATTAAATCTAACTTCAAATTGTGTTAGATAAATAGGCTCTACATCATGTAAGCTATTCAAACTATTAGAAAACTGTGCTATTGCCATTATAATTATTTTTTTATTATTTCAATATTATTGATGATATTGTATTGATGATAATTTTTTAATTTATTATCACCTTCACAAATATCATTTAATTTTTTAAGTTTTTCTATTCTGGTACTTATTAAATCATTACTCAGAATTCTCAATACATTTTCTTTTATCTCATTTCTGACATTTTCTGTATCAAATTCAAAAAAATAATAACTTAACATTTTTTCAATTTCTACTTTTTTTCTATTGAATGATTTAATTGATTCTACATTTATAGTAAGTTTATTACTTCCATTACCTACACCAATATTTATATCTAAGTTAATCATATTAATTTGTTTTTTTAATTATAAAAGAAAAAATAAAAAAAGTTTTATTTATATATAATTTAATTAATAGTAATAAAAAACATATTTTATATAAAATGAATGAAAATCTTAAATTATTAGCAACAAATAAGTCTTATTACTCATGGGATTATGATTATAAGTCTGTTGAGGCTAAAATATTATTAGATATGAGTAACGATGATTTATATCTTAAATTAAATAGCTTTAAAGCTAAAACAGGATTAGGGAAAGGAGAGTGGAAAGATGATTTGGAATTTATAAAAATAGGAAATTTAAAAACAAAAATAGATTCTGTTTTAGTAAATTCACTGCTTAAAAAATATGTGATATCTCAGCACAAATTTTCTAAACATTGGGAAGATGAAGAAGGAAATCAAATGCTTTTATCTGAATTATTTATGCTACATAAAAAGGATATTTTGAAAGAACCAAAAAAAGAGATATCAGAATTAAAACACATAAAATCAATATCCACATTTGATAAAAAAGAATACTCTGATATTGAATTAGTTAAATATTCAGATAAAGCATATGCTATTTTTGGAAAAGGAACAAAAGAAATTAAAGAAGATTTATTAGAATTAGGATGTAGATATAATAAATTTTTGACTGATCCTAAAACTGGCGAAAAAAAGGCTGGATGGATTTTTCCATTAAGTAAATTAGATAAAGTAAATGATTTGATAAAAAAATAAAATAAAATGAAAAAATCAGTTGAATATTCAAAATTACCAATTGCGAAATGCTGGTTTATTGATCATTGGGTGACATTTAGTCTTCATATAGGAGAGTCCAAAAACATAAAAGATTTTTTAAATATAAATAATATTTCATTTTTAGCAGATATGAAATTGAATATTAATAATATTCCTATAGAATTTATCAATAAAAAAATAAATACTTTAAATGAGTATTTATCTTATAATTTTGACAATACTTCAACAAAGAAATTTTTACAATATTTTATAACATCAATATTAGATATAAGATACGAATCAGAAGATAAATTGGTTTTTAGAATATCAAATGGTAGTACATGGAAAAACACTAAAATAATATCTAGTCATCCGTTATATCAATCAAATGAACAAGTATTAAATGTTTCACAATTAGAATCAAAGATAAATACAAGTACAGCCAATACAACGGTAATAATTATCACATCAACTATATCAAATGATATATACACTACAACCACAACAACCACAATAACAAATAATGCATTCGAGATAATTGACAAAAAACTTAAAGTTAAGACATTGTTTATACATATACCAAATGAAATAAAAAAAATATGAATCAAGAAGAGTTATTAAAAAAATTAGAAGAGTATCATAAAAATACTGATGATAATATAATTGGAGTTGGATATGGGTATAAAACCACTAGTGGAATAATATCTGATGAGTTATCAATAGTTTTTACTGTTAAAGATAAAATTGATAATGATAAATTGAAACCAGAACAATTATTACCAGATTCATTAGTTATTGGTGATGAAACAATAAAAACTGATGTAGTAATTGGTAGCTATGAAAAATTTTGTGATGATTCTTTTTATGATTGGGAAACAATTCCCCCATCAAACAGAAATACATTTCGTCCATTGAAATGTGGAGTTTCTTGTAGTAATATTACATCAATGTATAATTATTCTGGTACATTGGGATTTTTAGCTATAGATAATGAAACAAATTCATTAGTTGGAGTATCAAATAATCATGTATTTTCTGATGATTCTTCTATATGTTCAGAAAGATCAATAGATGGAGAAATATATAATATCAAAGGTAATATAGTAGGACAAAAACATGAAACACCAAATGATATGTTTCCAATTGGAATAGTTAAAAGATATTATCCTATAAGGCAAACTGAATATAATTATGCAGAGGTTTCATTGACAACAATTTATTCTGGACAAACTTACATAAATAAAAAAACATCATATAATCAAGAAGGATTAGAATCATCTTCTTACTCATTTGCAACAACAGACGAAATAAATAACTTATTAAAACCAGGTAATATATCATATAATCCATTATTATATAGTGCAGGTAGAACAACAGGAGCTAAAGGTGAATATATCACTAAATTATTAGTTTATCAATCTCCTGCAGTAGCAACAGTATCATATAATATTCAAGGAGTTAGTACTCCTATTGTGTTTTCTGATCTTATAGTTTTTGTAGCAACAACTGGTACAACTCAACCAATAAGTGATATGTGTGATTATCCTATTTGGCATGGAGATTCTGGTTCTGCGTTAATTGCAGATTTTTCAGGAACTAAAAAAATAATAGGATTATGTTTTTCTGGTTCTGATAAAGTAGGTTTGGCTTGCAGAATTGATAGAATTTCAAGTTTAATTAATATATCAGCATGGAATGGAGAACCAGTTAATTATTCAAGTGAAACAGAAATAGATGAAATTACTGTTGATGGATTAAGTGACTATGAATATATAACTGTGTCTGGAAAAACTTATTGGCAGGCAGGATTAGTGTATAATTAATTATCTTGTAATAAATTAAGTGTATTTAATTTTAATCTTCTAAATCCATAAGATGCATCTATAATATCTAAATATAATCCTTTATAAGTTTTAGAATCTTCTAAGATTGAAATATCTTTTTTATATAATGAGATATCTTCAAGATAGTTATTCACTTTAAGTACTAATTCATTTTGAATTGCATTGTATGTATTTATAGATAATAATGTATCATTTGAATATTTTAATATTTCATCAAAATCAACATCACAATTATCTAGTTTTTTAATTTTATTTATGAAAAAATTATTTTTTATATTTTTATAAACATTACAAATTTCTTCTGAATCTTCAATTAATGTAACATTTAAATTGTTAACGTTTTTATTTGCTGTTATTAAATTTATTTTTGATCTAACATTTTGTATCGAGTCAATAAGATAATAATATTTTTTTCTGGATTGAAAAATTTTAGATGTATATTCACACTCTATATTTGTTCCAAGAGATAAATAAATTTTACCTTCATTAGATTCCAACTGTGATATAATTATATTTATTTGTTTTTCTGCAAATTTTATAGTTTTCCAAGTTTGAACTTTAGATAAAATTTTAGTAAAAACAAACGGATTAAATTTTTCATTGAGCCCGCAATATGAGAAATAGAAAACTCCAAGTTCTGGATGATTTATTCTTACAGCGTACTCATTATTAATTTTTATCTTAGACATATCATTATATTTTAATTATTACATATAGAATTGATGTTTATACTTACAATTGATAGATAAGTTTATAATTTGTACTTAAATAAAGTTATAAATCATTATCTTTTTTAAAATAAAAATAAACTTATTTGAAAATATAAAATACATTATCATTAATATAAAAAACAAAAAATTATAACAGAAATGAAAAAGTTAGCATGGAAGAAAGTAAATGGAGAAAAAATTGAAAACATTAATGATTATGTTCTAAATTATGTAAAAAACATTGATAATGGATCCAAAGTAATAGTTGGATGTGATTCAGATAGTCATATGCATAGAACTAAATATGCGGTAACTGTAGTTTTTTATAATGAGAACAAAAAAAAAGGTGCCCATGTTGTTTATGCAACATATACTGAGCCAAAGGTTAAAGATCTTGTAACTAAATTGTGGAATGAAGTATATTTGGCTCATTCTGTTGCGGAATCTATAAATGAAAAATTAATTGAAATTGATTATAAACATAAATTTGATACTAATCTTTATGATGGATCTACTCCCAATAAGTTAGTTGAAATTCATGTTGATTTAAATGCCAGTAAAAATACAAGAAACGGAGCAAAATTATCAGACAATAAATCAAATAAAGTTTATACTGCTGTTATGGGTTGGTTATGTGGAGATAAATATAAAGTAATGAGTAAGCCAGATAGTTTTGCGTCTAGTTCAGCATCTGATCGTTTGTGTAAATAAAAATATATAGAAAAATAGATAAAAAATATTTATATATAAGGTATATAATTATGAGTAAAAATCTAATAATAAAAATATTAAATGAAAATAACCTAGTAAGACTTTTTTAAAGTTTGCTAGGTTTTTGTATTTATATAACAAATGAGAGATTCAGGTTAATGTCCTGACTAAGTAATATAAAAAATTACATTAGGTGTGTGTAAGCTATCTCTCTTTTTTCAATTTTACAAAAGAAAGAAGGTGGAACATTAGGTTGTTTCACTTTTTTTTATTATATTTGTAATAGTAAAAAATAAACAGTTAAAAATACAATAATTAAGGTTTTTTAAATAAATGATAGAAAATGATAAAAGTGATATATTATTTTGTTGGAAAGATGATAATAATATATGTGTTCAGGTTAATATACCGTTTGAAGAATTCAAGAAAATAAAAAATATGGTTGGTAATTATGTATATAGAGTATACCAAAGTCATGGTTATAAAAATCCATTATATAGTAGTGATATTGATGATAAGTTATTAGAGATTGGTGGATTTTATTATCATACAGAATATATTAATAAATTCACAAATAATAGAAAAACATATGAGAATATGATGAAAATTAATGATATAAGAGACAAAGAATCATTCATTAGGTTTTTAAGATATGGTGAGTTATTCAATCAATATCATTATTCTGGTAAAATGTTTTTTCATAATTATAATACGGTTGAAGAGTGCTCTACAAAAGGATCAAGAGCAGAAATATACGCTAGAGGTAATTTTGAAATGTTTATAAATGACAAATATAAAGAAATTAAACATATCAATGAAGAAACAAAAAAAATAACAAATCCAAACATTAACATGACTGATTTGATTAAAGTTAATTATCCAAAAAACGCAAAAGAGGATTTTAATGGAATAGATGGTTCATTCATTTTCAACAATCAAACATTCACAGTTCAAGTAAAACCATTTATATCGAAGACGTATAATGAAGATAATCTTGAAATTTGTTCTAATGGATCAATGTCATTTAATACTCATTATTTGGTACTATACAAAGAAATAAACATCAATAAAAAATATACATACGATATAATAATATTACAAAATGGAACAAATAAGGATAAAATAAAAATTGAAGGTAATAATTATATAACTAATAAAATAAACAAAAAAAACTAAAAAAAGAGTAGATTTTAAATCTACTCTTTTTTTTATTAATTTTTAAATTTCTTCAGTCTTTTAATATCATCTTTCAAATCTTGACTATAATATTTAATTAAGAATTGAATATCATTATTTTTAATTTCATAATAATCTTTAATTAATGTAATATCATTATTACTAAATTCTGATTTTATTTTGTTTTTTGAAGGATTTTTTGTTTTCCACCACCAATCAGGTGTTCCATTAGTTGATCCATAAAAAAACTGATTCCAAATGTCTAATGAAGATGATTTATTAATATTTTTATTATTAAAGAATTGAGCTTTTCTTAAATCTTTATATGCAAACTTTCTATTGAGAACAAAAAATGCATCTTTTTTCTCATCATCAGTTACAAATTTATATTTTTCTTTATCTTTAAATATAATATTAGCAAGTGTTATAAAATCTACTTTCGCCATATTCTCTTAGTTATTTTAGGTGATAAATATAATCCTATAAGAACCCAAATCATCCACAAAATTGTAAATATTGGTATATTATTTTCACTGAATAAAAAAACAAAAGGAAATAATATTAATGACCAAATCACATTTACTATACAAAGTCTTTTATATCCTTCTTCTATTTTTTCTTTTAAATTTTTTTCCATTTCTGTTCTTTTAATAATTTTTTATAACATTTTCTACATAAAGGTTTGTAACTATCGTTACCTCCTATTATAATTTCTTCACCTTCTGTAATTATTTTATTATCAGTTATTTTAGCATTGATTATTGCTTTTTTAGTTTTACAATGACTACAAATAGTTTTAATCTCTTCAATTGAATCTGATAGTGACATTAAATATTTCGAACTTTCAAAAGGTTGAAGAAGATAGGACGATCTCAATCCGTAACAAATCACAGGAATATCTAATTCATCCACTATATTTGTCAATTGAAAAATGTGATTCTTAGTTAAGAACTGAACTTCATCTACAAAAACACAAGATATATCTAATTCTTTTTCAACTATATCATAAATATTTGTATCATCATTAACTGGTATAGCATCAATTGATAATCCTATTCTTGATGTTATTTTACCTAAACCATATCTAACATCCTTACTAGATGTGAAACACATTGTTTTTTTTCCATTCTCAGTATAATTAAAGTTTGTTTTTATTAAATCTATACTTTTTCCTGCATTCATTGTGGAATATCTAAAATAGAGTTTTGCCATTTATTTATATTTAATTGTTTTTAATTATTTCTAATTATTTTTTTAATATCTAATAATCAGATACTTATAAGTATATGATAATAAGTTACTTATAAAAAATAGAAATATCTGAAAGATGTTAATTAATATATACTTGGGTAAGAAATACTATAATTATATATCAAAATTTTTTAAAAAGTTGAATAATATTCAACTTAATTTACAATAAAAAAAATTAATTCTCTATGAAAAAAATTGAAAAGAACAATGTATGGAAATTGGTTTGGGATTATGAAACCAAAGATGTTTTATTACTAAAACAAATTGAAGGAGATTTTGAAACAGTAAATGAGATTTTTGAAGCAAAAAGTAAAAATGAGATTTATGAAAAAATATTTGAACTTGGATTAAGATATGAGCCAGAACTTCTTGAAGAAGAAGAATGGGTATAAAAAAGAGTTCTGTGAAAACAGAACTCTTTTTTTAATATTTTTTAATTTATTTCAAATGCAAAGATACAAAAAAATCTTGAAAAAATAAAATTTTTCATGATTTTTTTTATATTATTCAGATTTATTTGAATGATATTTTGTCTTTATTTTTAATTGCTTTATTTAATAAATATTTTACAACATCATTAAGCTTAATTTTTTTACTTTTGCACATTTCTAAACTTTGATTAAATGTTTCATTGTCTATATCTAATAAAATAATATTTTTTCCATTGTTATATGAACTGATGAAAGATCTCATGACTTCACTCATAGATTTTCCTTTATTTTCACATACATCTTGAAATTTTTGATATTCATCATCATCTATTCTCAATTTTAAGAAAGAATTTTTCATTCTAATTATTTTATTTATTATTTTTCTAATTCATTAATCTTTTTTAATTCATTAATTATTATAATATTAGATTGCATTCTTTTTCTATTTTTATAATAATTTTGATTATTTCTTTTTACTTTCGCTACTTTTACTTTTCTAGTTTTGCCCATTGAATATTATTCATTTTTTATAATATATAAAAAATAATATAAAAAGTTTTATATATAACACATATGAAAAATATTAAAACATTTGAAACTTGGAAAGACAATATTATAGATGATAAATTATTCACTAGTGGCAAAGCTAAATATGATCCAACAGTATTTGGTGGAATTATAAAATATAAATCAGGAAATTCTGAGCCATATTACTTCGCAAGAATACAGAAAAAAGGCGGTTTTTTTATATGTAAAATTTTCAAAAAAAATAAAGATGGAGAAAGTGTAAGATTGAGAAATAAAAAGAAAGATGATTTGAAAGATGCACACAATTATGTTAGAGAATTTATAAATCAAAGATTAAAGAGAGATGAAGAAAAAGGAGAGAGTAATGATTCTTTCTTTGAGCCTAAAAAAAGACATCATAATACAGACAATGATAAATTTTTTCCTGATGAATATAATGACAATAAATCTTTTGAACCTTATTCACAACCTGCAATAGAACCTCAAAAAAGAAAAACTATTATTAGAAGATTTTAAAAAATTCCTTATATAAAAATATAAGGAATTTTTATTTGAACTTTTTAATTAAATGTTAATATACTAATTATAAAAATAATTTTAAAAAATGAAATACTATGTAATAAAAGTTGCTAATGGCAAAGAGAAAAAAGTCAAAGAATTAATAGAAACTGAATTGAAAGTTAATCCTATTGAAAATATAATTTCTAATATTTTAGTACCATCAGTAAAAACACAGCAATTAAGGAATGGCAAAAAAATTAACATTGAAAAAATAAATATTCCTGGCTATATTTTTATTGAATGTGAATCAATAGATAATGTTGAAGGATATATTAAATATATTAGTGGAGTTCAAGGAGTATTAAAAAAACCTTTGAGACAATCTGAAGTTGATAGATTACTTGAAAAAAAGACAACAGAAGAAGTTTTTGTTAATGGTGATATGTATTATATCAAAGAAAAAGTTAAAATAATAGATGGACCTTTTAGTACGTTCAAAGGAATCATTAAGACATTGGATAATTCTAAGCAAAAATCTAAAGTATCAGTTAACGTTTTTGATAGAGAAGTAATTTTAGATTTAACTTATTCTCAATTTATAAAAGATTCAGAATAATTTATATATACAAAAAAAAACAATAATGAGAAAATTAAAAACATTTAATGAAAACATTTCTGATGATATATTACAAAAAGAATATGTATCAATTGAAGAACTAAGAGACGAATTGGACTCTGTGATACAAACAAACAATTTTGAAGAATCTTTGAATATTCTGAGAAGAATTAAAGAAGAATATCCTTATGTAAAAACTGAATCTCCATATTCAGAATTATGGAATGAATATACAAATAAATGGCATGATAAATTTATAGAAGATATAAATTCATATGAACATTAAAAAAGAAAACCCTTGAAATACATTTCAAGGGTTTTTTTATACAATAAAATAATAATAAAAATATAAAATGTGTTAATTAACATATAAAATATATAAATGATAGCACATTATTATGTGATATTATATATATATTATAAAAAACATGAGAAAATTAAAAACATTCAATGAGAATAATGCTGATAATATAATTCAAAAAGAATATTTATCAACAGAAGAATTAGAAGAACAGTTAGATTCTATATTTCAGATTAATAATTTTGAGGCATCAGTAAAACTTCTTAGAAGTATTAAAAATGATCATCCTTATATTAAAACAGAATCTCCATACAAAGAAATTTATATGGCATTTTTGAAAAAATGGTATAATAAATTTAAAGTAGATTTAGATTTATATAAACCAGAAGGAACATTTGAAAATGTTGATTATACAGTAGAAAAAGATTATATATCAATTGATGAGTTAAGATCAGCTTTAATTGCAGCACTGAAACCTTCAAATTTTGAGGCATCAACAAAACTATTGAGAGATATGAGAAAAAATTTTCCTTATATCAAAACTTTACAACCATATAAAAATTTATATGATGAATATTTAAAAAAATGGAATGATAAATTTAAAGAGGAAATAAAAACTTATGTTCTTGAAAAATAATTATAATAAAAAAAGAGAATCATTTGATTCTCTTTTTTTATTAATGTATTGTGATATTAATCTAATTTTGTCTTCACATCAGCAAAGTTTAGATAAATTTTTCTATCATCTTTAATTAATGAGATTACTTTCACTTTGACTTCATCTCCAACATTATATTTTTTCTCATTTCTGTTAATATATGCAGTTTGAATTAGTCCAGTTGTTTCATCATCCAAAGTAATAAGAGCACCAAAGTTTTTAATGTCTCTGATTTTTCCTGTTAATACTTTACCAACTTTAATGCTATCCCACATAGATTCTTTTAAAATTTGAGTAAGAATAATTTTATTATTTTTGATAACTTCCTTAACATAGAATTCAATTGTCATACCAGGTAATATTTCATTCCATTTTTCTTGCCATTTTTCACCAATATTAGCTTTATGTACCATTCCAGTTAAACAATTAGGACCATTTTCAGTGGCTTTAAATTGAACGAAAACACCAAATGGAGTTGTACCTGTGATAACACCTTCATAGGTAATATCATGCTTCAATTTTCTTACTTCATCTGGAATTAATGATTGTAAATATTTCTTTCTTGATACTACATAAACACCTTTTTCTTGTTGTAATGTTTCTAACATTACTTCAAATGTTACACCCAATATAGATTCTGAATCAGATAATTTATTAACATCTGCTAATGTATTAGGCATAAATGCTTCAACTCTAACATTATCCATAAGAATGTCCATCATATAACCTGCTGGTATCATTGATTTAACTTCAGAAATAAGTGGTAATCTTTGTTCATAATATTCTTTCATTTTATTATGAACATTTTGTTTGATGAGTTCTGTAATTGAGCCTTTGATTAAATATGGTTTATCTGAAACTGATGTAATTAAAACATCAATTGAATCACCAACTAGTAATTCAGTTACAACTGTATTCAATTTAGGTTTTTCTACATAGATAAAATCTTTAAATCCAAAATCAATTAAGATTTCTTTTTGATTAATTGATGATATTGTACCTGTAACAACTTGATTTTCTTTAACCTCTTTAATTCCTGATAAAGATTTCTCCATTTGTTCGTACATATCTCGATATTCTTGATTCAAGTCTCCAGTACTCTTTATTTTTCGAATTTTATTATTATTCAATTCTGGAAATGGATCAGGTAAACTACCAATATTTACACCTACTATTAATTCTGTATTCATTTTATTTTTTTTTAAAAAGTTAATAATTTATTTGTTTGTTTGTTTTTATTGTATATTATAAATATTAGAAAGTTTATTTTTTTTCTAATTGTTTTATTTTTTTAAGTCTAATTTTTCTTTTTGCATTTTTGTAATATTTATCTTCATTTACATAATACATACGAAAAGTTTTTTGATCTAAATATGGACTTCCTTTTAAATATTTTTTATCAAACTCAATAAGATATAATTTATAAGCTAAATCATCAATCTCTATTGAATTTTCTAAATTCCAATTACCGTAATTCTTATATACCATAATATAACTGTTATGATAGATTATATACCATATGAGATAAAAAGTTTTATTTATTATAAATTATAATTATTCTGGGGTCTAGTCATTGGCAATATTTCTTTGGTGTGATCCCAAGTTTCAGAAGAAAATATATTATCTTGCTTATAATCAGGAGTTTCACTTATATCCCAATAAACATCCATAAAATTAAATTTGAATTGTACAGTAAAAGTTTGCTCAGACACATCCATTGATTGATACATAAATCTAACCTCTGATAATGATTTAAATAATGCTGATCTGAATACTACTGAATATAAAAAATCACCATCTTTATCTAAAATAAATAAATTAATATGTGGCAAATAATATTTTCTAGTATTATTATAATATTCATTGAATATCTGTTGCATCATAAAATAATTAGAATGAGAATCTACACTTCTAAATGTAATATCTAATGTACTATTATAAGTATCATAAACATTAGTTGATGGTTTGTGCTCAAATTTCTTTCCAAATTTAAGTGTTTGTTCAGAACCTTCATATGTAATACTTGGAAAGACAACTTCTTTTATTGTAGAGTTAAGGTATGATATTGGATCTAAATATGGTATCCAATTTTTATATAAATATTTACTCATTCTATCATTAACATCCTTAGATATAATATCTGTTGGTAATTGAAAAAGTACCTGATTGTTTTGCGAACTTATTCTCATTATATTATATTACTTTTTATTTTATAAAAATTGTTGCTATAATTTGGAGTTTCTTCTTCAAATTTTAAAACATTTTTAATATAATCTGCAAATCTTTCAGTTAATACAGATTCAATAAATATTTTTTTATCTGGGTATTCTTCTTCAAATTTTTTAAGTATTTTTGTGAACAATCCACTATTTGGTTCAGTTACATCTATACTAGCAAAATCAAAAAAATCATACATATTACCTTTAAAATTTCTTTTAGATTTTCTAATATATATTTTTATTTCATCATTAGATATCCATAGATTTCGCAAATTAGATTTTATGAATTTTGAAATCTGATTTAAAATATCATCAATATCAGAGTTATCATATTTTTCAAATGTTTTTAAATAGTTCATTTTATATTTTATGTTTTATGTTTTATGGTGTTGTTGTTATTTCAGTAGAAGTAATTCCTTGATTTCCATATCTTTTTAATGGTAATACATCTAATTTGTATATATTTGGATTACTTAATAATGATCTATATTCAGCTTCTGATATTTCAGATGCCATTATTACATTATCCTTAGTGAAAACAATAGTTCCTCCACTTGATATTATTTCATTTGTTATATCATCATTATATGTTAATCCTTGGAATAGAGAACTTTGAGTCGATGTTGCCATTTATTATTTTATTATTTTATATAACAATATTTGAAATTGTAATTGTCAAATTTTTAGTAGATTCTCCAAATGAGTTAATCGCTTTAATTGAAACATTTGTTATTCCAGGAGAATTAGGTGTTCCACTTATAGTATTATTACTAAAATTTAATCCTGATGGTAAATTTCCTATGATTTTATATGTAGATTTACTATCATTTGATAATATAACATAACTAAATTGTGTGTATGGACTACCTGAAACTGAGCCAGAACTAGAAATGATAGGATAATATCCAGAATTAATAGATAATGGTTTAGAATCACTCCCTGTTAATCCTGATGCAGATATATCAGAAATTGTACTACCAGTAGAATTACAAATTCCACTAATTACTCCAGTTGAATGATTTATACTTAATCCATCAGGTAAAGATTTTGCATCATATGAAATTGGATTACCATTTGATAATATTTGGTATGTAATATTTGATCCAAAACTACTATTAATTATAAGATTTGTGTTAGTTATTTTAACATACTCGACAACAGTTAGAACTAAATCTTTTGATGCTGATCCGTAATAATTTATTGCACTATATGTAAAATTATATACTCCATTCATAGATGTGACACCACTTATTTTATTTAAATTAATTCCTATTGTACCAGTATAATTACTTGGTGGTATTATTTCATATTTAATAGGAAATGTTCCTGTTGCCGTTATAATGTAGTTAAATGAACTATTTGTTTCAGCACTTAATGAAAAAATTTCATTTGTTATAGTTGGATGAATATCACCACTATTCGATAAAGTAGTCTTACCTGATACTCCATCTTGAAGTGTGGTAGTAAGTGTATTTAAAGTATTTATTGAATTTGTTATATCATTTGTGAATCCTGTTACATTTATTCCAGTTGTGAATATGTTAGTGTATTGACTACCTGGACCATTAAGAGTTGATCCTGAATTTGATGCAGGAATAGAACTCAAATTTGAAGTACCTCCTGTATTTGTTTGAATTTGATTTATAAGATCATAATTTATATCTCCATATTTTTTTAGAGGCAATGAATCAATATATTCAATATAAGGATTTTTGCTTAATTCATTATAAAAAGATTCTGTAATTTCAGAAGCAATAATAATATTATCATATGAATATAAAATAGTACCTCCTTGCGTATTTATAATATTTTCTATTGATGAATTATAACTCAAGGTTGTACCTGATGACATATTTAATGCATTAAGTAAATCGGTTTTACTATTTGATATTATATTAGTATTATTTATCATTATTAATTAATTTAATTTGATGTAGAAGATGTATCTTTATATTTAGTATAAATTATAACTGTTCTTCCTGCCATAGGCCATATTGACTCTGATGATGTCGTGGTGTCAGTTGATGTTATACTTGATGATATAGGAACAGAGCTACTTGAATCAGATATATAATTAACACTATTATCAACAAATGTAATATCTTCAAATAAAGTAAATGTACCAGAATATAATAAAGTTCTTACTTTATCTAATCCGATAACTTGACTTGAGCTAGTTGATGATTGATTATTTGAAACTAATGTTAAATAAAAATTTGTAAATCCTTTATTATAAATTGATTTCAATACCGTTAAATCATTTTCTAAAATTTTAAAATTGACTATACCATTTACATAATCGTTTGTAGCTTCTTTATATATTGATTTTTCTATAGTTTCAGAATCAGATTTAAATATTAGAACTAATTCAGAATTATTTAAGATTGTAGATAAATCATATATAACTAATTGATTTGTTGTACTATTTGTTGATTGAAGAGATGCTAATCTAAATTGAATAATATTATCAAATGGAGTAATTACAATATTCAATAATCCCATAGTTTTATAATCATTATTTGTTAAAGCAGTAGAAGAACTATTAGAAGAACTATTAACTATCAATTTTCCAACTTCTATTAATTGAGGAGAATTTACTTTAACAATTTCTGTTGTTATATTTCCTGATAAATAATCATTTCCTAATACAATTTCATCTGGTTTGGCATTATAAATTTTAATTTTATTCAAATTTTGTATATTTAAACTAATTAATTTTTTGCCGTATTTTTGAATGTTATTATCTAATCCTAATGTTGATGTTCTTTCAATGGTACTCATATCAACCAAATCAATAACCCTCATAACAACTCTTATTGCAGCAGTGGTATTTGAAAAAGTTAAAATAGGTCTATATAATATAGTTTTTGTAAAATCATCATTTATTCCTATTCCTGAAACAACAACGGTTTGCATATTAGTTTGAATATTTTCTTCTAATAAATAAATATCGTATTCTATTCTCATTCTACGACCTTTATTTTCCATTTCTCTTATAAAATTATCTAAATTTTGATTTGAATTACCATATGTACCATTAATTTCAAAGAAATCACCTTCAGTAGATTCTTTAATATTAACAGCTAATGTATTATAATCTGCGCTTTTTGAAAAAGACGTATTATAAGATTCAGATGAATAATAATATGTAGTACCTAGAACATTTTCTTTTGTTACTAAATATTTAAAATCTACAAATATTGGAGATGTTTGACTTAATCCTATTCCAAGAGTAAAATTATCATTGATTGTATTACTTAATACAGAATTATCTGTTAATGTAGTTGTTCTTTGATTAGAAACATAATCAATTGAAGGTATTTGAAATTCATAATATTTACCCCATTCTTGTCCATCATATAAAAATGGAACAGATAAAGTCATACCTGAAGTTGATTTTGTTGTTGAATCGAAAAAAATATTAGCTAACTCATACATACTCTCATTATAATAATCGTATGTATAAATTTTAACATATAATCCAACATATTCATTTAAAACAAAATTATAATTTGTAGGTAAATATAATTTTACATTATCATATGGTATAGGAGCAGTATTATAATCTTGATATTGTAAAAAATTATACTTTTCAGTATTAATTGTAGTATATTTTCTAAGAACAGTATCTAATAAAAATAAATTATTATTTATATTATTATTGCTTATAGTAGAAAGAAAACTTCTCTTTTTGTTTTCATTAAGATTAGTTATAACTTTATAATTTTCTGTTACATTATTTTCATTATCAAATGTCCATTCCATTAAGACATTTGGATTAATCTTTATCATTTTTTTAGTACTGGACATATTGTCGTTATTATATTTTTTTCTATATATAAAAAATTAAACTTTGTAATAGAAAAATAATAAAAATAATAAAAAATAAAATGTCATTAAACACAAGTTCATACGCATCAAGTAAATCAAAATCTGCAGCTACTTCAATATCAAACATATCATCAGGTATTTTTAGTGCATGTTCTGATACATATACAAATACAAATACAAATCCATATTATTCTACTATTTATAATGGTTCTCCTGGTGTTTATACTGGAGTACCTGTTAGCTCATATGGTTCCATGTGGAAATCAAGTGAAAAAAAAGATGAGTTAGATGATTTGTCTTATTCTGTTTATTTTGAATTAGATGATGATGATAAAATATTATCTGATACTATATGTGAAATTAATGATAATACTTTTGTTTTTAATTGTAAGATGATTGGCAATAGAATGCAACCGTATGAAAAATTAATGGAATTAATAAGTGACAAAAAAGAAATATCAGTAAAAATTGTGATATCTGACTTATTAACATTATGTTACACAAAATTTCAATTTATTGACATTGAAAATAATTTCAAATTCAATAATGGGTACTGTAGTTTAAGTAAATTGAAAGTAAAATTCAAATTTGATAAAATTCTATATGATAATGAAAGATTATCAGTGAAGGAAAAAAGATCAGATAAACTAAATAAAATATTAAAAAACAATGAATAAAACAAATGAACAATTTAATCAAATAATAAACAATTGCTCTGATATTTACGCTAAAAAAATGAAAGATTATGGTGCAGCTTGGAGAATATTAAGACCTACCTCTGTTACAGATCAGATATTCATAAAAGCGAATAGAATCAGAAGTATTGAAACCAAATCGGTAATAAAAATAAATGAAGGAATAAATTCTGAGTTGATAGCTATTGTAAATTATGGAATAATGGGGTTAATTCAATTAGAACTAGGATATTCAAATTCAGATGATTTATCATATGATGATGGAATAAAATTATACGATAAATATATACAGAAATCTAAGGAATTGATGATGAATAAAAATCATGATTATGGTGAGGCATGGAGATCAATGAGAATGGAATCTTATACAGATTTGATTTTAATGAAAATTTATAGAACTAAACAAATTGAAGATAATGATGGAAAAACAATAATATCGGAAGGTATCGATGCAAATTATTTTGATATGATTAATTATGCAATTTTTGGATTAATTAAGATTAAAGAATCTGAAGAAAAAGAACTAAAAATACCTATAATACCTAAAATAAGAGTCATTCCAGAATGCTCTAATAAGGAAAGATATAATGATAACGTTGTTTGATAATTGTGTATCAAAATTAAATATTAATATTATGCATCATTATCATTGATAATGATGCATTTTTTATAATATTATGATTTGAGCATGTGAGCCAATTCAATAGTCATTGCAATACTCCAACTCAAAGGATTATTATCATTTGGAGTTTTTGTTCCATGATAATATAACTCTGGTATTTCATAATCAATTGATTCGTTAATAATTTTTTCATAAAAATATCTTGCTTTTTCTTTATCTCCTAATTGACAATATATTAATCCTAAATAGCTCAATCCAAATATCCAAGTTGCTTCTCCATTATGATTATAATATTTATCATCTAAATATCTATACACTCCATTATCATCCAATAAATTATCTTCAATATTTTTTAATATTGTTTTTGTCATTTCAATTGTCAATAAATTAAATGGATAAATAAGAAATAATTGTGCTAAGTCATATTTTCTGGTAGGAGTTTCATTTGGTAATATACTATTTAATGCTTTGATTCCATTTTCTATTAAATGCTCAGGAATTTCTACATCAATATTATCACACATTTTAATTGATTTTAAGCCAGAAACTATTACTCCTATTGTGGATGCTCTAGGAGCTTCTTTACCTTCTTCCCAAGCACCTGATTCAGGTACAGTTTGATAGTCAATGGCATCTAGTAATTGAATAACTTTTGATATAATATTAATATCAGATTCATTCCTAATTATTCTCAATCCATTATTTTCTCCTATTGAAATACCATACAAAAAATAGCCTATTTGATCTATTTGTATGTGATTCCAACCAGAATGAATCTCTGTCAAATCTGGATTTATTCTTGGATTTGGAAATTCCCAATCAAAATCTATTTTCTTTTTTTTAATCAAAGATGAAAATTTTCCATACTGATCTTCTATATTTTTGTAATAATCTAACCATGTTTGGTATGTTTGAATATATTTTTCTGTATCATTCCATAATTCTGGAAATGAGCAAAAAAAATTATCTCTTAACCAACTATAACTATAATCAGTCGATACTGATGCTTTATAAAAACCATTTGGTAATCTTAATTTGTGTAGAACTTCAAATAAATTTTTTATATCTAAGTCTAGTAATGTATTGTAAAAATCATTATATCTTTTACAAGTTTTAAAATTTCTCTGGAAATATATTTTATAATGTTTATCTGACATATTTTTGATATTTTTTATACTAATTATTTAACAAATTTTAAACATTATATATAAAAAAATATCAATTCAATTTTAATAAAAAAAGCCTCTGAAAAATCAGAGGTTTTTTATTAAGAATAAAAATTATTTTTTCTTAATTCTGCTAATATTTTTGTTAATTCATTTATTATTCCAGTGTGATTTATGGATAAAATGATAAGTGATTCTTCTAAATATGAAGTAATATAGCTATCATAATTATACTCATGAATTGTTAATTCAATATCACCAAATATATCAGTATCAAATATAACAATTTCATTGTTGTTAGTAATATTGAGTATATTAAGCTCCTTTATTTTCATTTCACTATTAAGAAAAGATTCTATGTTATCTTTATTTAAGATAACATAGAATATTTCATCATTTATATTTAAATCTTTCCATTTAGACATTATTAAACTGTGGTATTTTCAGTTAAAATATTACCACTTTTAATTTCTTTAGATGATAATTTTGAAATTTTTACAGATGAACTATCTTTGTCGTATATTAATGATAATGTATCACCAACTGAGATTTCTTGATCAATAATCGCATCAGTAAGTTTATCTTCAATATTACTCTGAATAGCTCTCTTCAATGGTCTTGCACCATAGTTTTCATCATAACCATTTTCAAATAAATAATCTTTAAGTGATTGAGATATAATTACATCATATCCTTTTTCTTTAAGATTTGAGATTAATGATTTACATTCAACATCAATAATACCACAAATATTTTCTTTACTTAATGAATTGAAATTTATAACTTCATCAACACGATTTAAAAATTCTGGACTAAACACTTTTTCTAATTCTTTTTTAAGAACAGAATTTTTAGAATCTTGATTGTTTTTAGAAAGTCCAAATCCAATACCAGTTCCAAAATCTTTCAATTTTCTTGAACCTGCATTTGTTGTCATAACAATGATAGTATTTTTAAAATCCACTTTACGGCCATTACTATCAGTTAATACCCCATCATCCAATACTTGAAGTAGAATATTTTGAACATCAGGATGAGCTTTTTCTATTTCATCAAGAAGAATAATAGAATAAGGCTTACGTCTTACTGCTTCAGTTAATTTACCTCCATCTTCATATCCAACATAACCTGGAGGTGCTCCTACTAATCTAGATACGGAGAATTTTTCCATAAATTCACTCATATCAATTCTAATCATCGCATCTTCAGAACCAAATAATTCTTTTGCCATAATTTTTGCAAGATAGGTTTTACCTACTCCTGTAGGACCAGAGAAAATAAATGATCCAACTGGCTTATCATGACTATTAATTCCAACTCTTGATCTCTTGACTGATTGAACTATCTTATCAACAGCTTCGTTTTGTCCAATTACAATAGTTTTTACTTTATCAGCCATAAATTTAAGCTTATTGTTTTCATCAATAGAAACATTATCTACTGGAATTTTTGTCATAAGAGCGACAACCTCAGCAATATCTTTTTCTGTTACCATTGCACGATTATCTGAGTGCTCTTGACTCCATACTTCTCTTTCACTTTCAAGTTCAGCTTTCCATTGTTTTTCATTATCTCTATGATCAGCAGCAAGTTCATATTTTTGTGAAGAAATACAATCAAGTTTTTCTACTATAGATATTTTTATTTTCTTACTAAGCTCAACAATTTTTTCAGGAATAGCACTTGTACCATTCACATGAACCATAGCACCAGCCTCATCTAGAACATCAATTGCTTTATCAGGAAAGAATTTTTCTGATATATATTTGTCAGATAAATTGACACAAGCTTCTAATGCATCATCAGTATAAGTAACTTTGTGATGATCTTCATATTGTTTTTTGATATTCTTAAGAATTTCTAATGTTTCTGATTTGCTAGTTGCTTCTACAACAACTTTCTGAAATCTACGTTCTAATGCTGCATCTTTTTCAATATATTTACGATATTCTTCAAGAGTAGTAGCACCAATACATCTGAATGTTCCTCTTGCCAATCCTGGTTTCAACATATTAGAAGCATCAAGTGATCCTTGAGCACCTCCAGCTCCAATAATAGTGTGAATTTCATCTATAAATAGAATGATATCAGGATTTTCTTCCATCTCTTTTACAATACCTCTTAATCGTTGCTCAAATTCACCACGATATTTAGTTCCTGCTACTAATGAACCCATATCAAGAGTGATAACTTTCTTGTTTTGTAAATTTTCAGGAACAAGTCCATCTACGATTAATTGAGCTAATCCTTCAACAATTGCTGATTTACCTACACCAGGTTCTCCAACTAATACAGGATTGTTTTTCTTACGTCTGGATAAAATTTGTGTAATTCTTTTAATTTCATCTGCACGTCCAACTACTGGATCAAGTTTTCCTTCTTTTGCGAGATTTGTAAGATTTGTACCAAATTGATCAATCAATTTAGTTTTTGACTTACTTTTTGAACTTCCTGTTACTTCTTCTTGTTCTTCGTCCATATTATTAACATTTTCTAATTCATCATTAATATTAAGTTCTTCTTCTTCATTCTTCAATCTATTTTTCAAACTTCTTAAAATTTCAGGTGATTTATTAAATAACTCTGAAACAAGATTATTGCTATTATCCAATATTGAATAAAAAACATGTTCAATACAAACTTCATCTGAATCCATTGATTTCGCAAAAACAACAGAATCTTTTAGAATTTTTTCAGTTTCTAATTCCAGTGGAATTGAAGCATTTTTTCTGAGTGAATTTACTCCAATTTGTTCTTGCATCACAGAAGACCACTCAGATATTGTTTTCTTAATGGCATCAATATTTAGATTAAGATCCCTCATAATTTGAGATGCATCAGAATATTCATCATCTATCATTGATAGAAATAAATGTTCAGGTCTGATTGATTTAGACTTAATCTTAATAGCAATGTCCTTACTTTTTTTAATGACTTCTTCTACTTCTTTTGAGTAATTCATAGGCTTTAATTAATTAATTTTATTATTGTTATTGTAATCGTTAGTGTATTTAATGAACGCTTTCATTAATTGAAATTTTTTCATTTTTATTTTTTTACCAATTGTAACAGAAATTAATAAAACTGGTAAAAATAACATCAAGGCAAAAATCCAAATATACAAATCGTATGTATATTCTAATAATCTCATTAATGATTTCGCCCATTTTTTATAAATATCTCCGCTTTTATTTTTTAATATAAAAGTTTTATAAATATATAATATATAATCTATTGTAAATTTTTTCATTCTATTGTTCTATTGTGAGAGATAATCCTCTCTCTTCTAATAATTTTTTATAAGGCTCTAATGTTTCTCTTGAACCAGTTTTAATAACATCTTTACCAATAAGATGTACATTATAGGCTGATGCTTCTGCTTTTTTAGGTGGAAATTTTAAATAAGCCATTAAGCATGTGATAACCCATTCAAATGAATTTACATCATCATTCCATAATATCAATTTAAATTCTTCTTCAGTATTAGTAGAAATTCCATTTTCTGATAAAATTTCATCTAATGATTTTGTTTTTGTTTTCTCCATAACTTATTATATGTATATAAACTTTATTGTAAAGTTTCATTTAATTATTTATTGTAATTGATAATGCAAATTTACAACATTTTTTCCTAATATCAAAACTTATTATAATAATATTTCAATAATATATTTAACTATCTGATTATAAACAAAATAAAAAATACATATTTTATATTTTATGATATGTATATATTAATCAGTGAAAATCATTAAATACTTAAAAATTAAGCTAAAAACAAGGTTTTTATAATTAATATATACAGTTATAAAAAATAACTGAGTAATAATAATGATGAATAATATTATAGTATTTGAAAATTATGATAATGAAAATTATGATAATGAAAACATAAAACGTCTGAAATCTCCAGATGTATCATATATGGAATTAATGAAAAGTAAATTTCGTTGTAATGAGTGCTCTTTTTATGAGCATGACTATTGTAAAAATGTAAAAGTTAAATCCAAAGTTAGTTCTGATGGCTGCTGCAATTTATATTATCCTAAAAAAAGAGATGAAGTTAATAGCAAAAATTGGAAAATATATTAATAAAATATAAGTCATAAGGCTTATAAACATAATTTATAAGTCATAAGGCTTATAATATAATTTATAAGTCACCAGGCTTATATTTATTTATCTTATTTATCTTATTTATCTTATCACATCTTTCTTTTTTTATGCTGGTTAATATAAATCTATATGACAATAAAACACACTCTGGAAATCTTTCAATATTACTAATAAAATTACTATCTATTATAAGAATGTTAAGTTTTTCTTTTTCTATTTTATCATTAATATTGGTGGAAATTTCTTCTACAAATGATGATGATAACATGGTAATAACATCTGTTCCAGATATCATTTTAAATTCTTCTTCTTGATTAATAGAAAATTTAATTTTTATTTGATATGTATTAAATTCATAATAATTTTTTGTGCCTATAACTAATTTGACATTTTCTAATTTTAATTTTGATAACGTTCTTATTGAAATCGGTAAAATATTATCATCATAAATACTATTTGATATATGTAAATTATTGTGATTAAATGAGCACAATTCAGAAAAAATAGAAATAGGTTCTTCAAATCTTTTATCGATATTTAAAGTATTAATAATAGGACTCCATTTAATGATCGCACGATTAATAAAATTACTGTCGATTGTTATCATAATTTATCATTATCTTTTTTTTCGTCATCATTTCTTCTAAATAGATATTTCTCATAATAATCTTTTTCCATATTATGTAATGTTGATAATATAATCTCCACAAAATCAATTTTTCTCTTACCCTCTTTATTGTATTCTATACTAAAATTCCTGGCTTCTTCAACTTCACCAATCAAATCCTCCAATGATATATATGGCTTACCATCATCTCCTTTAATAGTTCTTACAACTCCCATTTACTTTTATGATCATTTTTATTTTAATAAACTAATTCTAAGTGAGAAATTAATTCATCGTCTTTATCAACTTCAATTGAAGCATCAAAATTTATATTATGCACTTGCTCAATAATTACTATTTTATTTACTTTATATTTCAATTCATCAATAAATTCTAAAAATTGTTGAACAGATTTTGTTTTCTTACCATCAATTAATTTACCCATAATTTCATCTAAAACAATGAAAGTAGATTTGGATTTTACATTTATTTGTCTCAAAGATATTTTCAAAGCAAGGGCACAAAATGTCCTTTCCTTACCAGAGCTTTCAATAGCATTTTGACTAGTATCAAGTCTATCATCTGCACTAAGTCTCAAATTCAAATTTTCATCAAAGAATAATGTAAAATCAACATTACTCAGTAAATCATTCAATTCTTTATTTATTAAATGAATGGATTTTTTTAATAAAAATGTAGGTAATCCATCACGACTAATACATTTTTGATACTCCTTTAATAACTCATCTCGTTTCTTTTGCTTTAAATATTTTTTTATTTTAGTAGATATATTAAATATGTCAGTTTCTTTAAGAAGAATGTTTTTTTCTAAATCAATATTTATTTTTGAAAAATCTTTTATTTTTTCTTTATAATTTTTAATATTATAATCTACATCATCAATTGAAATTTGAATTTTTTTATTTTCATCAATTTTAACTTTATATTCTTGGTATTTTTCAATTTCTGATTTTAATTCTTTAATTTTAAAATTAAAATTTTCAAGTGTCAAAATAATATTATCTCTATTCGATATTTTTTTATTTCTCAAATCAAAATTATCTTTCTTAATTTCTTCTATTGTAATATTATTTTCAATATCATCGATATTGATTTCTTTTAATTCTACTTCGATGTTTTTTATTAATTGTAAAGTATTATCTTTTCCTTTTTCTATGTTTGTTATTAGAGTTTTACCCTTATCAATATTTTCATTTAATGTTAAATAATTATCAAAGTTATTATTTTCAATATTTTCAATTGATATATTCAATTCTATATTATCTTGTCTCAATGTCTTGCTACTACCGACATCTTTTAATTTTGATAATATATCTTCATTATAATCACCTTGTTCTAATCTTTTTTTCATATCTTCATAATTAAAGATATTTGAATTACAATCAATTGAATCATTTTTCAATTCTTTATATTTCAATAAACAATCTTTTATTATTAATAAATTTGGTTCTTTTTTAATTTCAAGACTTCTAATTTTATCTTCTAAATGAGCTAAGTGTTCTGAGTAATTTGGATCATTTTTATCATAAGCTCTACCGCAACTAGGACATGATTTTGAATTTTTAAATGTTTCAATTTCTTTATCTAATTCATCATTTGATTTTTTAGCATTAATACCATCTTTTTGTAAAAGTTTTATATTCGATGCTAATTCTATGGATTCTAATTCAAAAACTTGAATTTGAGAAGTTATTTTTTTTATCTCATCTTTTATAATATTAGATTTTTTATTTTTAATAACTTCAATTTGCAAATCATTTGCTGTTATTTTTGATAGTATTTTTTTAATCTCATTTTGCTTCAGTTCTTCAATCTTAACATTAACTTTATCAATCTTTCCATCTGATTCTAACAATGAATTTTTTAAAGTTGAAATTTTATCTTTTAACTCTGAAATTTTTAAATTTGTTTGCTTCAATTTAATTTTAAAATCATCAAGTTTAGATGAATCAAACTCAGTAGGTAATTTATCAATTTCTTTTTCTAAATTAACTCTTTGTATTTTAGATTCTTCAATTTTAGTATTATAATTCTTAATTGTATTTAAATTCAAATCTTCATTGAAAGTTAACATTGATAAATCAATATTACTTAATTTTTTATTTAATTCATCTCTAGTGATATTATACAATAATAATTCTTTTTCTATTCTTTCAATTTCAGAAATATTAGTATCTACTATTGCTTTAATATCAACTATATCAGAATTTAATTCTTTTATATTTTCTTCTGAATCTTGAATATTTACAATTAATTTTTCTTCTATAATTTCTTTTTTATATTCTTTAAATTCATTTGATTTAGTTTCAAATATATCATATCCAGCATCTCTAATAATATTATCCATGAAAATACTTCTATTTTCAGATAATAAATCATTTAAATTATCAGCGTTGGTGAATGATAGTCTAATAAAATCCTTCAAATCTCCTAAAATAGAATCTAATTCTTTTTGAGTTTTACTTTTAACTTCATCAGTTAATTTATTTTTTTCACAAATATCTTCACTCTTATAGAAATCTAAAGATGTAGGACAACTTGTTAAAGATGTGTGTGCCTTATTCCAAACTCTTTCAGTCTTTCTCTGAATTACAAATTTATTACCATTTGAATTAATTACTGCTCCACCATTAACAAAATCTAATTCTCTTTTATTATTTATGTATCTAGAGTCTCCAAATTTTTCAGGACTTAATGTTGTTGTAGTTTTACCATATAGAATATAAGTAAGAGCATCAAGAATCGTAGTTTTTCCTTCCTGATTTTCACCATGAATCTGTACAATTCCATTAATATCTTTCCATTCTATTACATTGTCGTCTCCATAAGACTTAAAATTACTAAACCAGAATTTATCAATACTCCATTCTGTATTCTTCAAAACATCTACTAATTGTATTCTACTATTGATGATATCATCAATATTAAGTATAGATTCAATGTCATCTTTTTTATACTTCTGTTCTACTAAATACTCATTAAATATTTCTCTTTGAGTTTCAGTATCAGTCAAATCAATAGATTCTGATAACATCTTAGATGATAATATATCTGTATATAAATAATTTTTTTCAAAAACTACCTTAATTGTGTTAAATTTATTTTTAATATAATCTCGTATCTTCTTTTCATTTACTGTATTAATGATTGAAGAGTATTCTTTCCAATGAACTTTAATCTCAGTGTCTTTTCCAATATTATTAGCAGATAAATTTAAATTATCATAGTCTGATGATTCATCAATATATAAATTTATAAATGTATGATCATTTTCAATATCATATTCAGTAACATTAAAATCAGAAGGTGATTTAATATTCCATAATAAAAAACCATGATTCTCAACAGTTTCACCATAAGATTGTTGGATTGTTGAACCACAATATGCTGCAGATTTATCGTTTCTTAAATATTGACGCTTGTGAATATCACCAATAAGAACAAAATCATTATTATTAAAATAATTTATATTTTTATATTTATTAGCATCATTAAATACTTTTCCTGTATTTGATGTTACATTTAAAACTGGATCATGAAATAATCCAATATGAATTTTATCATCAGTTTTTTTATTATTTAACCATGGATCATTATCTTTATCTGAGTGCTCATACACAACCCAAACGAAATTATCATTATCATCATCATAAAAACCAGTTTTATCATAGTAAGTTACATTTGGATTATTCATAAGTTTAACTACAGTTTCTATACTATCAACTCTATTTAAACTTTTCTTTCTTATGTCATGATTACCTCTGACTATTATTACTTTCGCAATATTTGATAACTTATTCAAGAAATCTCCAGCGATAATTTCAGCTTCATTTGAAATTTCAATGTAACTTTCAAATAAATCTCCTACAATAACTATTCTATCTGGTTGTAATTCTTGTAATTTTTTTATAATTTTTTGAAAAATCTTATCATATTCTTCATGTCTTTCTAGATTTCTAATGTGAACATCAGCTAAGTGTGCAATTTTCATATATTTATTGAATATTATTTTTTATCTTATGTGGTTTTTACAAAGATAACAATTTAATTTGAAATATTGTATAATTATTTGAAAAAATTATACTTTTTATATTATAGAAAAATATTTAAATTGTTTATATTTTTTGAAAAATAATTATATATATACCTACATGATAACAGAATTCAAAATATTTGAGAACTCAGAAGATAAGATTACAATAATTTTAAATGACGTAATAGATTATTTCGATGGTGATGATGACTCAATAAGAAATTTCATATTTAAATTACTTGATTATAATGATAACAATATAGTTGAATTTGATTGTAAAAAATGTACCATGATGATTAATGGAGTAACCAATTTTATGCATTCAAATAAACATCACAAAGGTGTAATACGAGGTAGATCATATGGATTTAGTAATGAATTTCATTATATATATTTAACAATAATATTAAAAAGAATAAAATATGATCATGATGTAGACACAAATTCTCCAACTACTATTTATGGCTATGTTCCTGATGAAATTAAAAAAATTGTTAATGATATAAATATAAAAAGAGAAGCAAAAAAATTTAATATATGATAACAAATTTTAAAGTATTTGAGAATGTAGAAAATGAAACAACATTAATTTTAAATGATTTGATGATTTATTATAATGGAAACCAGAATAAAATAAAAAAATTTATTACAGATTTGTTAGCTCCTGGTAAAGTAGTTAAATTTAATTTTAATTATGGTTATGATAATAGTTTATTTGAATTCATACCAATTGTAGAAGGATGTACAGGTATTATTGATAAAGTTCATGAATGTACTGTTGGATATAAAGGAACACTACAACACAAAGAAAAAGAATTTGTGATATTATCATTAATATTAAAAAATTATCCTAATATTGAATATAGAATTAATGTCAATTCACCATTTACTATTTATGGAAATATAACAGAAAAACAAAAAATTATTATTGAAGAATTGAATTTAATAAGAAATGCGAACAAATTTAACTTGTAATAATATAAAAAAATATAATAATATGCAATTTATTAATATTTTGTGAGTATTTTTTATAATTTTGTAAATTGTACTTATAAACAAATTTAATATGATAGAAAAAAATAATATAGTCATAAAAATTAGCTCTGATACTGAAATTTTTATAAATAATTATGAAAAAATATATAAGAATAAATATGGTGAAAAAATAACTGATAATTACACATATAGAAATATACCAATTTCTTGTTATGATGAATTTTCTATGCTAATATTTATGTATAAACATCCTGATGTCTGGAAAACAGAGGATAAAAAGAAAGATAAAAAAACTCAAAGAGAAATAAAAAAATATACATTAAATTCTATAATAACAAAAATAGAAAATACTCCTAAATTATATTATGAAATAGAAGAATATACGAATAAAACATCAATGGATTGGAAGAGTTCATATTTCATTTTTTCATTCTATTTATTTCTAAATGCGGTAAATTATACTCCAACATGGATAAAATCTACTATGAAATTTAATTTATAAAAATAATATTAGAATGTGATAATAGAAAGATTTAATATATTTAAAAACAAAGAAGAAAAATATTTCTTGATTTTACACAGACCAAATGAAGGAGATTATTCTATATTATATAAACTTACTCACGGAATTGAGGATTTTATTACTACTGATGAAATAAATTCAAGTAATATAAATATTCTAAAAGGGAAAAATAATAATATTGAAAGTTTTCCTACAATTGAATTAGCCAATGATAGATTAGATAATATACTACATAAATATAGTGATTCTCAATGGACTAATAGAAATAATTGGATGATAAAAACTTTTGACGAGTTGAATTTTTTATTCACTACAAATAAATTTAATTTATAATTATGATAGTAGAAAAATTTAACATATTTAAAAAGAAAGAAGAAAATAAACAAAAATATTTATTAATTTTGAATAGACCAACTAAAGGTGATAAATTGATATTGATGAATCTTCCATATGAATCTAGTGATGTAATATCTTCTATTGATATTAATAAATTTAATTCAAATACAATTTATAATATTAATAACACAGCTTGTTTTTTTACAACAAAACAAGCAGAGCGTAGATTAGATTATATATTAGACAAATATCCAGATTATGATTGGAATAATAAGGATAATTGGTCAATAATAACAAGAGATGATTTGGATTTATTAATATCAACTAATAAATTTAATATATAAAAAAAAAATATAAAAGGCATGAAAAAAATAGTAGACTATGGAGAATATATAAAAGAATATATAAAATTTCCATATGGTGGAAAAATTGATGGCGAACATAAAAAACCAATTTCAGATGAAGACTTTGATAAAAATCCTAGTCAAAAAGGAATAACAAGTGATGCATATACAGTGGAAAGAGAGAAAAATGATGAAAGAAAAATAAGTCTAATGGGTGATACATTATCGGATTATGGTGAATCAGATTATATTAAAAAATTAATTGAATCTATAAATTATTATTTAACTGAAAAAAGTAAATATTATTTTTTAGGAATAAAAAACAATCTTGAGAATTTACCATCAAATGTTATTGAACATTTTAATATAGATAGTACAACAGATGACGGGGTAACTGATTTCATTGAAAATAAATTTGAGTTATTTAAACGTTCATTTGAAATGTGGAAAGAAATTGATAAGAAATATCCTGGTGATAGATATGGTAGATAAAAAAAACTCAGATTTAATCTGAGTTTTTTTGTTAATCTTGCTCTTGTTCTTCTTTTAATAATTTCTTTTTGAATTCAGGATCAACTTCATTGTAAAGCTGATTAACCATATCAGCACACCATTCAAAATCTTTTATGAGTTTATCTGTATCATCGATATAATAAAGGTTATCTACTTTATCTCTTAAATAATCAATTTCTTCTTCGTTTCCTAATTGTGAAAAAAAATTATATTGTTGTATGATTTTAATATACCCCAACATTTTATGTATATCATTAATTAATTTACTCATATATTAAATTTTTTAGTATCATTATTCTTTAATAAATACTCAAAATATTCTATTTCATCTTTATTCAGATATCTATCTATTAAACCTTCTTCTGCATCGAATTTACCATCTAATATTTTAACTTTATATGGGTAAGGATTTAATGTATTAATATAATAATCATGATTTTTATCTGAATCTGTTTCTTCAGGTTCTTTTATGAATCCGTTTTTATCTATTTTAAGTATTTGTCCTAAGCAATCATCATAAGTAAAATCTGGCTCCATACCTAAATGAACATAATCACCTACTTTATATTTAGGTATGAGATTAGATTCATATAATTTCAAATGTTTCATATATTAAATTTATTTGTATTTTTAACTACTTCATATTCTGATATTTCATCTTCTGTTGCCAATCTTCTTATTGTATTTATTTTATTCCAAAAAAACACAGAATTTTTAATATTTTTATTGCCTACTACTTTATCAGAAAAAAAATGATTCAATTTATCTGGTGGATTATTATATTGAATAATTAAACTTTTATCGTCAATAAACAGTATTTTTCCTATATGAATATTTACAAAATCCTTCAACTTTGATAATGTTTTAGATTTAGTATCATAGTTAATTAATACATAATCACCTACTTTATATTTATACGATAACTCATTCTCAAATAATCTTAAGTGCTTCATATTTTAAATTTTTCTATTAAATACGTATAAGTCAAATATATTTTTACCATCTACAATTTTATTATTACTTAAATCAGATCCTAAAAATGTTTTAATACATCTATAATTACCTATTAATTTTTTACCATCATATACTTTAATTTGTCTATTAATTGTACCCATCGCACCTACTAATACAAGATAATTATTACCAAACATACTTTTCATAACTGAAAATTTCATAGATTTTGTACTTGAATCTCTCAAAAATCTATTAGGATCATAATTGTTTTTGTTTATAAGTAAATTCTTTGACGGTGTTTTTAAATCTATCTGACTATTAGAGTTGGTTATTTCAATGCTCACTACTCCTCCCGTTGGGGTGGAGATAGTTGTTTCTTCTTCTGATTGTATCTGTCCACCTTTTAATAAAGTGTTCTGGTTTCTTCTTATTTCATTAAAATCTGCTTTGGCTAATATTTTTTCTGTCATTACCCTATCATTCATCTTATATCCAATAGGAGGTAAACGGAAAAAGTTTCCTGTGAATGTCATTGATACAATATTATCAGTTTTAAATAATCTCCACACTTTTTTTGTTTCTGCTTTTTGAGACACTGACCATCCTTCAAGATGAAACCCTCTCACCAACATATTTTTAGTATTTTTATTAACACCAAGTACCATAGGCTGAATAGTTCTTTCTCTACCACCTTTCCAACGATCTTCTTCACCTCTATAATTAATAAGTATAACTAATCCATACTTAATTGCCTTTTTCATTAGTTCTACATCAAATTTAACAGGTTTATTGATAGGAAATTTTGGTATGATATTAGGATCAATCTGCTGAGCCTCATTAGCTTTTGGACCAAATACTTTTATGTCTTTATTTTTAAATTTGTATTCTTTACCGTCTTCAAACATATTTAAATTTTAAATTTTGTATAATTTTCTTAGTTTGTATATTATTAATAATCAATCATTTATAAAAAAGATGCAAGATCATGATATATATACTATATATATTATATATTTCCCCCACTTAAATGCTTGAAATATACAATGATTATATATTAATTATTTTCTTTGATTATATTGTTTTTTTATTATTTGTGATAGAAATATAGCATCAATCTCATCATCTATTGGCTTAGGTACTTTTTTTATCTTAGATATTTTTTCCATATTTTCTACACACCAATCCTTTAGTTCTAATTTCACATCACTTTTAATTAAAGCGTAAAGCATGTCCCATTTATCAAAGTCTTTAGCATTTTTACCTTCATCATTTTCATTGTGTATTATTTCTTTAATTACCTTTTTTCCTTTAGTTTCTATTCTAGGTTTATATGCCATTTTACAAGCTTCCATTTTAAGTGTTATTGGTGAAAAAATTTGAATTTCCCCGTATTTATTTATTCTATGTAATAATTTATATTTTAGTAGAGTTGTAAATTCTATTAAATCAAATATTGGACCTTTTGAATTATAAGAAAATCCTTCAATTCCTATTCTAATACTATCTAATATTCCTACATTATTAAAAATATCATTTATTATTAAATCTGTAACTTCATCAAAATTTTGTAACTTCAGTATTTCAGATTTACTATAATCATCTTCATCTAGATATGAATATTTAATATGTCTGTAATTAATAATAGAGTTGGTATCTTTAACCCATATATTATTATCTTTTTGAGTAGAATAACTAAATAATTTAGTGATTCCATTTTTTTCAATACATAGTGCAGTTGAAATTTTTGATACATCTAATCCTATAAATATCATAAACTGTTTTGATTTTTTTTTATATATAAATAAAAACAAGTTCTTAAAATAGATGTTAAAAGGAATAATTGATGATAAGATAGATAGTTTTGATGGTTTTCACTTAGTTTATGCTAAAAAATGTGGAAGTCCAAAAAATAAATTTTTTGAAAAAAGAATTGATGTAATAGAATTTTTTGCATATAATTTAAATAATATTGATTTTTTATCAATAAATGATGTTATAATAGATATAAACAGATTAGTAGAAAATAATAAAAAGTTAAGTAGATATTTAAAATTAATAAAGATATATGAAGTATGATGGCGTGGTATTAAGAATAGATGGTAATTTATTTTTATTTGTTCTTAATCCAGATACAAACAATTTAACAGATGGTGTAAATATTTCTACTCATGAATGTTATGATAAATTAAAAAAAAATCAATTAGTTGTAGTTAATACAATTTTCAAAGATGGCACAGAAGAAATCTCAAAAATGGATTTAGATGAATTTATACATGGTGATAAATACGGTAAATATGATACATTTATATTAATTAGTGATGTTATTACATATACAATTCCTACTCTATTAGATATGATAAAAAAAGGAGAATTGAATATTGTAGGAAAAACATGCATATCAGATTCAAAAAATGATGATAAAAATGATGAATGATTTTTTTTCACTTAAAGATAGTTTAGAAAAACTTAAAAACAAAAAATATGATATTAGCATTGATAATACTATTGATAATTTATTGATTAAATTTGATGATGAACAACTTAAGATGTTATCAAAAAGACAAGGCTTATTAATTGATAATAAACTTATTAGATTGTTTTTTGTAGATAATGTTGGATTCAGATGTTATAATGAGAAAGATGATATCTATGGCAAATTTTCAATATGTATTAATATTGAAAGATTTATGAATAATTTATATTTAGAATATATTTCTAATCATATTTAGCTAAGCACATTGTATCGTCACCAATGCCCAGTGCTACGCCGAAGCTACATGGACCACTTTCTTCATCATCTACTCCTATTACACAAGATTCAGTTATTATTCTATCAGGAGTATCAGGGTCAATGTAATATTTATATCTTATTTTTTTAATTTTTGGTATTTGAGATACATTACCGTTTTCATCTATAAACTGATGAAAATCAGTGGTACCACTTGATGTGATACCACTATTCATTGTAGATCCAGTCATACCGCTAAAACTTCTTATATAAAGAGTATCATAATCTGTCATGTTGTTATATATTTATTTTGGTATTATTTTAGATATGTATGTTTTATTTAAAGAATTTACTTTTACGATAGTTTCCACTGGTGATGAAATAATTGTGCTGCTATTATTATAAGTAGCATTTGAATTGTCCCAATATTGAACAGTATTTGTTATATGATCAGTAGTTTGATAATATTTCATTTTTGTTAAATCAAAATTATTATTAACTAACCAATAATTTCTTGGCTCATCATAATAGAATAATTTATTATTAACATATCCAATTCCACTTCCTCCATTATCATAAGTAGTTGTTTCAACATAAATATATGGATCAACATCTTTATTTAAACTAAAACTAAATGATGATAAATCATTTTTATGTAATTTAAAATATTGAACAGGTATTAAAGTTTCTGTTGGTTCAATAAATGTTGTACCAGAAAGATAGAAAGTTTTTATTTTAACAGAAAACTCATTAGGTATTTCATTATTATCTATTGTAGTGCCTGTTGCACCGAATAAAGTATAGAAATTAACAGTAACTAAATAATCTGAACCAAAATTTAAAGTTGCCGTGTAATTGAAATTTACTACTGATGAACTTCTGTCTACTACTGATTTTTTAACTTGATTTGATTCATCATAATTTTGATATAGTGTTTGACTAGTATCAGAAACTCCTGTTATATCAACTAAATTGGTGGATAATGGTACTATATGTCTTCTCAACCAAGTTTTTAATTTAGTCAATTTTGTTTGAACTTCATCTAATGAATAGATTAAAATATTGTTTCCATCGTAATCAGTTATTGAATATGATAGATTGAATAAATTTGTTTTTTTCCATGATATTTTATTTTGATATTTACTACTTATAAAATCTGTTTCATTCCAACCAGGAACACTATTATCAAATATATCAGGAATTAATATTTTATGCAAACTACCGTAAAGTGTTGATGATTTATCTATATTTCTGTAATATTCTGATAAATATAAATCATTATAACCAAAGAAATTGATAGCATTTATTAATGCTTTATATGAACCAATATAATCATAAACCTCTCTATAATTTAATAACATTTCTTTTCTTTTGCGATTGAATAGAGTATAATCTATTGCGTTATCTTCAATATCAGATAGATATAAAATGTTATAAACATCATCTTCTAATTGTACCCCTACATTATTTAGATTTACTTTAAATCTAATGTCTTCGATCTCAGTTTGTCCATATAATACACAAGATAATATTTCTTTAGGCTGAATTTCAATGTCATAATAAAATGTTGATCCAGTAGTATTAAAATATGTAAATCCAGAGTCATCATATGTATAACCACTTGAATCATTTACATAAGTATAACCAGTGTCAATAAATATTTTATTTCTTGTTAAATCTGATATTTTATAGATGTTTATATTTTCATTTATTATTTGATTTTTATTATTTTTGTCTTCAAATTTTATTGTTATTAGTTGATCTATTTCAAAATAATTTTTAAAATTAAAATCAAATGTAGATAAAAAATTAATAACATTTCCACTTAATGTAAAATTATTCAATGAAAGTGTATTTCCAGAGTTTGTATATCCACTTAATGATAAATAATTAGTATTATTCACAGGAGTTATAATTTTATCAATTTTTAATGTTCTAGTATTTACACCTTCTTCAGTAGAATTATATCCTATGAAAATTTCTAATGGCTCTGGTATATAATTATGAGAAATTGATGAATCTAATTGTTCTAATTTATACGTCAATCCAGTAAAAACTGTTTGCTGATATTTAGGATTTTTCACCTGTGTAATATTAGTATTTGGTATATTATTAAGAAATACTATATTATTAGTTAAATCAATTAATGGTTTTTGTCCTGTGTATTTTAATTTATCAATGTCATTAAAAGGAGTTAGTTGATCCCCAGATATATCATAGAAGAATATTGATTCATCAATTTCATCTTGATATGGTACTTCCCAGTATGCTTTTAAATATACATCTTTATTATATTCTCCTCTTGGCTTTCTGATGAACTCTCTTGTTGTTCCTCCAATTATTGAATTATATTCAGTGTTAAATACTCCTTGATATGATAATATTATAGCTGATTCAGATAAATATAATATATTATATTCTTTGTTATTAATTTCATATGTACTGCCTGTAATTTTTAATAACATTCCTGTAGCCAAGTTTAAATCAAATAGATTTGTATCTGTTTTTATTTCATTTCCAGATAATAATATCGCATTATTTCTTTGATTTTCAATTATTTCATATGTAGATAATATATTTATTATTACGCCTAAATCCCAAATATCGTTATCTGACTTGATATTTAAAGTATAACCTGTGTGATTAATACTATATCCACTATATATAGTATAACCATTACTATACATGATATCACCGTATGTATTAATGAAATTATTAATAGTAGTTTGTGAATCAATAGAAAAACCTATGCTATATTCATTTCCATTTAATTTTAAATTGAATCCAAATCTATCATTATCATTTTGTAATCTTAGTACTATTTCTGAATGCGCATCAGTTTTATATAAATCTAAATCAGATTTATTTGTTTTTTCTTGTATTAAAGTTTCATTTATTATAATGTCATATTTTGTAGTTGTTCCGCTGTTCGTTAAATAAAAATTATCATTTATTTTAACACTATTTGAATAGCCAGAAACTGAAAAATAATTACTATTTGTGCCATATAGACTTTCAATAGACAAATAATCAATATTATTTCTATTTGAATAATAAGCATCTATACCATATCTATTTAATATGTTTTTATATTTATTTAGAAAAACTGTTATAGTATCATATGATATATTATTAGTTTTTCCACTAATATACATTTGTGATAAATTTATAATATTTGATGTTGAATAACAATATGCATTACTAATTGTAGTTCTGTTAAATTCAGATATGTCACCAGATGATGTGAAATATACATTTTTTATTTGATTTGATTGTAGTTTCTGTGTTATTGTATAAGTTGAATTATTTTCATCTATAATATACCCAGATACAAATAACATAGTTGTATCTGAACTTAAATCATAACTAACATTTATGACACTAAATTCTCTATTATCCATTAAAAATGTAGAACCTGTATTATTAATGTCTTTTACTCCATTTAGTTGTATTATACTACCAATTTTAATATCTAATGTTCCTTCAAATTGAATAGTGTTCCATTGTGTTGTATTACTAGTTACACTATATGATTTATATTTTACATTAGATGAATCGTAAAATGTCTTGAAATTCAAAAATTTATCGCCTAAAATATTGTCTGTCACTAATGATTCAATTGTAAAAGTATATCCACTGAATAATTTATTACCTAAATCATCTTCAAATATTACGTTCATTTTAGATTGCTCTATTCCTGATTCTGTATAAATTGTAGTAGGAGCTAATAAATATGCATATTTACCAATATTAAGAGTTCCAGTATTGTATGAAGAAGAATTTAATATGATATTATTTTGTAAAATAGTTGGTCTTTCAGTGAATAATTCTATTGTTAATGTAAAAATTTTATCTATTTCATCATCAATTTGTATTTCATTTAAATATGATTTAGTTGTTCCAGATTCTATTACACTAACAATTCCATCATTATGTGTAGTGTTTATTAATGAAAAAACTTTTCCTGAATATAAATTTTGAATTAATAAATTATTATCTGATAATTTTCTATTATAATCATTAATAGAAATCATGTTTAATGAACTTGTTGTACCAGATGAAAATGTATAATTGAAAATGTCATTACTTGTATTTGTTATAATTAAAAAAGCGTTCTTTTTAACTGATAATACATTGAAGTATTTATCATTACTAAAATCTGATGAGTTTGTTATACCTGAAAAATTAATCACTGTACCTACTGGGAATTTTTTATGAAAATCTATTCCATATATCCACTTAGAATAAAAATCAGTAGAATCATTGACTTTTGTTATGTTGGTTATTGTTTCATTTTGATAAATAGTATCACCAGATTTAGATAATCCTGAAATTGTCATTCCACTATTATTGTTATAGTTCATTGATAGTAAATTTGCAGGAACAGTAAAATCTATTGGATTAACACTTTCAAACATATATAAACTTTGTGTTTTAAATGTCTGATCTGAATTTTCATCAAATATTATTTTACCATTCCAACTTTCAGAATATTTATTGTATGTAAAATTGTGAGGAAACCCTTCTTTATTGAAAAAAATATACTTTGAATTGTCCACAGAAATTGGTTTTTTCTTATATATATAAAAAAACAATTTCTTATATGTAAAAAATAATATATAACATATTATGATAATAGAATTTAAAATATATGAGAATCATTTGTCAGATGAATACTTAAAAAATGTTACTGATAGAGGAATTGAAAAAATGTATATCGACGGTGATGTATATATTTTATTGTATCATGGTACAAATAGAGAGAATTCAAAAAAAATAATAAGAACAGGTAAATTTAAAAATGGAACTTGGTTTTCTCCTGATATAGATATTGCCAGAAGATATAGTTTGATGACAGGATCTAAAACTCCTGTAATTTTTAATATGTATATAAAATTGGATTCATTGTATATTAGTGGTGATTACTTTGTTGCTATTCATGATTTACATAATGATAAACATGGACAATCAATTTACGAATAAAAAGAAAAATATGATTAAAAATTTTAAAATATTCGAAAGTAAATTTTTTTCAGCAGAATTATTAAATACTTTGCGTCTTAAATTAAATAATAACTTTTCTTGTTTCATATCAAAAAATGAAATTAAATTTGAAGGTAATGATTATAAAAAAAATCAAAATTATATAAGTATTAATAAAAATAAAAATAAAATTTGTATAGGTTTCACTGCATATGATTTTGATCCTAAAATAGAATTTATTTCAGATTTAATTATAAATAAATTGATAGAAAATAATATTATAATTGAGCCATATAAATCTCATATTGATAATTATTGGGATTATTTTTCTGTTACATTTGATGTTAAATATTATAATGATGCGATTGAAATTATTCGTAATTTGAAAGAATCTGATATTGAGTTATATTCAATAGCAGGCAAATTCAATATTTAATATAAATTAAATAAATAACTAAATGAAGTATTTAAAATGTTATGAAGGTAAGCAATTGGGTAGTTTATATCATATATTTGATTTGAGTAAGTGTGAATATATATTAAATACAAATTCAATATCATCTTATAAATTTACAAATATTTCAACTACAAGAAATAAAAGTATGAATCATTATGTTGGTGATTCTCCTGTTACCTTATTTAAGTTAGAATTAGATGGAGATAAAATAAGTGATAATTATAAGATTTCTCCTTTTGCATTCCCTTCAATTGAAGTAGGAAGTTATGGATCAAGAAAACGAATATGGTTTCACGAAAATGAAGAATTGATAAAAACTCAAAAAATAAAAAATATTAGTAAGTATACTAAAAAATTTATAATAATTAAATCAAAAATAGAAAGATTGAAAGACTCTGGATGGTTTGATAGTGATGGTGGATATTATAATGGAGTTAGATTGACAATTCCTGAATTTCTTAAAAAATTCATACCTAAAATAAAAGAACTATTTGGAGAAATATATGTTCAAGATGGATTTAAAATTATAAAGGATGATGAATGGATTAATAGTATTATTAATTATCCGATTAAAAAAATAAATCATGGTTATTGTTTATATTGGAGAGGATACAAAAAAGATAAATCATCTAAATATTCTGGTATGATAGAAGATAATCAACCACTAAATATTAAAAATAAAGAATTAGATAAATTGGTAGTTGGTTGGAATTATGATGATATGTATTTGAGTAAGAATAATGATTTTGATAAATTACCAAAAGAAAGAGAAGATTATGACTTATTTATTTTTGATTTTGAATATGATACTGATGATATTATTGATGATGATGAAAATGACGTTCATATAAAAACTGGATATTTGAGTAATATAGATATAAAATTGAAGAAAAAATTTGATTAGTATTTTTAATGTATAAAAAATAAATAAAAAATATGGCAAATGAAAAATGGTCTCAGAAACCTATTATAAATATAGACAATACAACAATGTTTTGTGCTATAGACGGTGTAAATCCTAATTATGAGAATAACTTAATACCAGTGAGTCAGCTTTGGGAATCTCCATTATTGTCTGGAAGGGTCAATAAATTGATTAGTTTTGGTCCAACTAATCTTCCTATTCAAGCAGGTAATTTGAATGATTTAACTTATAATACTACACAAAGTTTAATATACAAAAAAACTGGTTCCGGATGGATTGTAAAAGGCAGTCCTATTAAAGGAGAATTATATGTAAATATTTTAGATTATAAATTATGGTGTGGTACTGGATCAAATCTTATTGAAGCTATTACGTTAACTAACAATCTTACTATGGGTTCTACTGGAACCGCATTGGATGCTTCACAAGGTACTGTATTAAGAATGATGATTGAAGAACCAAAGAGTGGTCTTCAGGGAAGTAATTATATTCTATTAAAAGGTGATAGCTATGATTCTAATGTTAATGCTGCTGAATTACAAGATGCATATACCAATGCCAGAGATTATAGCTCGGATGCAACTAATAGATTCACTATAATTGTACCACCTTCAAATTATACTTTTGGTACAAATAAATTTACAGTTGATGGACAGTGGATTGATATTGTTTCTCTTACAGGTAATGCTGATGTGATGATAGATGGAATAAATATTACAGGAAATGATGTATTTATAAAAGGATTGAATTGTGGAACATTTCAAATTACAATTACTGGAAATTTACCATTGCTTAAAATTGAGAATTGTATTTCTAATAACCAACTTTATAATAGAAATATAGTGAGCAATTTTGAAACTGTAGTAACGACATTTTCTACTCATTCTGAATCCCTTATGAGTCCTGGAAATGGAGTAATAAAAACTTTATATAGATATATCAACACATCTTCATCAATTATAACAGTAGGTTCTTTAGGCGGTAATATTGATGGAGTAGCTCCGCCGTATTCTATACCAGCTTATAAAACTGTAACATTTATAACTGATGGATATAATTGGTTTATAGTATAATATATTTGATTTAGATATGAACATTTGAAATATAAACTTTTTTCTTAAATAGTTATATATTAAGAAAAAATGAAATTATTGTGGAAATTAATATTAAAGAAAATATTTATTTTAAAACATATGATAAAAGAGTAAAATTAAATGAAGATATTGTTGATTTTATATTATCAGATAAAATAGATAAAGTTTTATATAAAGGAGAGCCTAATGATATAAATTATAAATTATTAAAGAAGATAATTCCATTGTCAGATTCTAATCCTAATCCTGATCCAGAATTGGTGAGAAAAAAATATCAAAGTTATTTAGAGATATGTGATAATACTCCATTTTGTATAATTTATAAAAAATAAAAGAAAGTTCAGATTATTCTGAACTTTCTTTTTTTATTCTTTTTAGTTTTGTTTTTCTTACTTCTTTTTGTGTAATCTTCGACCATTCATCTTTTGAATTGTATAATATTCCCTTATAGTAATATTTATTTTTGTCTTCATTCTCATAATCAATAGCAGGTCCATTTAGTCTATGATATTGATTATTTCTTTTATATTCAATTCTATCTTTGAAGTGTATAATAGAATTTTTATTTGTCCCATTTAACCATTCATTAATTTTTACCGTTACTTTATAGAAATTTATTAGTTTATCTATTTTTTCTGTTCCTTCTTTTAAGGAATTTATTTCATCAAATTCGCTCATTTATTTTTAATAATTTTTGTTTTCTTGTTTCTGATATGTCTATTTTTATATAATCAATGTTTATGCTTTTAGTTGATTGCATTATATTATTTGAATTTTTCATTATAATGTCATATTTAAAATAAGCTATTCGTCCATCAATTTTAATTACTTCTAATTTAAATTTTGGACATGTCCAATAATAAAAAAAATTTTTATCCTGAGTTACAATGCTACCTTTTTTTATGACTTTCATAATTACCTTATTTATTTTTAATATATACAACTAAAGAAATAAAGTTTATAGATGCAAAAAAATAGAAAATCTAGAAAATTTGATTGGATTAAACAAAATGATGGAACATTTGTTCAGAAAACTCGTTCTGTTAAATATGATGAAGATAAATTTATTGCAGTTGGAGATATTTATTTTAGATTTAATAAATATTTAACAGGAGTCACATATACATATATTAATAGTTTAGATGATATTTATAATAAAGAAAATCTATTAACAGGAGATGGTTATTCTATTGTTAATATGTATAATGAATATGATGTTATTGATAGAGTACTTAAAAATATAATATTTGTAGATGTAGCAGCAGATACCCACATTGACATATCTAAACAATGGACTCAAATTAATGGAGTTAATATCAAGCCAGGACATTTAATTTTGTTAAAAAATCAAAATATAGGTAGTGAGTCAGAAAATGATATTTATACTGTAACAAATAAAAATTTTTTAATAAATTCTAATGTTTTAAATAATAGAGAAAAATCTGATAAATTTAGTTGTAGTGTTAAATTAGGTAATAATTCTGATAAACAATTCTTTTTATCTAATGCAGGTTCTACTTTTCCAATTACAGGAGAAGTTAAATATTTTATTGAAGGTAAATCTTTTATACTTAAAAATTTAGTTAAATATGATTTAGAAAGATTATATTCGGATTCTGGAAGTACATCTAAAATTTTTTTTACAGATTATGATGTTGCAAGAAAACAATTAAATACTAATGCAGAAAAATATAACGAAATAGATTTTGATATTAATAGTTTGTATTTATCTTCAGAAATTGCTAAAATAGATTATCATCACAATTCATATATTATTAGATCAGGATTAACTATTAGTTCAGAATTTACTGGTATTACCAATAAAATTAGTAATAATATATTAAAAGGATTTACTGCTATTCCTTATTCACAATATTTTGATTGTGTGATAGGAGATTATATTGAGTTAAATATTTATAGTGGTGATACATTAGATTTAAATTCAATAAGTATTCTAAAATTAAATACCTTTATAAAGGATATTAAATCAGGTTATTTAATTTTAGAAGAAACTATTCCAAATAGAATAATGAATGATTTAAAACCCAATTCATTTTCGGTGGAAAATCTAAATGTTGGAATAAGTTGGGAAGATGCTCTTGATAAATTGTCTTTTAACTCACCATATTCTGATTATTATGATATAAAAGTTAGAACTTATAATACAAATTATTTAGATATAAGATTTACTGCAAAAATTTGTGAATATGATAAATATTTTGATTATGATGGATTGAAAATATCGTTAAATGATAATAATAATTGGATTGATCATTCTTTTATTACATATAATCAATATGTTAGTTATAAGTTATTCGATAATTTGAATAGACTAGAACCTAATGGATTCAAAGAAGATTATTCTCTTTATAATAATTTTTTACTTACTGGATTCACATATCAATATACTGATAATAATAGAATAAGAATTATTTATGCACAAGGAGGATTATTAAATAAATTTAAAGAATATACATATATTAATATATCAGGAGTAATAATTAATGGTAAGTCTTTAATTTATAGTGTTCATGATACAGAAATGATAATTGAAAAACCTTCATCATTTCCTTTTTATCCTGCTACTGATATAATATCAATTCAAAATATAGATGGTTTATTAAACATATCAGATATATTATATCAAGTTTATATGAATGTTCCATATGATTGGTATATTCAAAAAAATGATAATGAAAGAAAATATATCTGTAAATCATATGCTGATATTTTAGTATTAGATAAGTATTTTAGATTGTACGCTACTGGACTATTATATGAAAATGAAAATAATGAATTCATATTAAAGTTATTCAATTTAGGATCTAATATTGATAAAAATGCTGATCCTCTTTTATATTTTTCTACAATTGAATTGGTATATATTGGTTCTGATAGAAAATCAAGATTACCAGTTCCTTTAACAGTATTGTCTGGTTCTACCATTGAAATTTATTGGAATGTTTTGAATGGAGGTGATGAAGATTCTTTGAATGGTATGAAAGGAAATGAATTAGGAGATATTATGGATTCTGGATTAGATGTTAGTTTACCTGGACCAAATAATCCTCCGTTATTATATACATTAATTGACGGTGGTAAAAATTCTAATATATAAAAAGTGTATATTTTTTGTTTAATAAAATAATATATAATAAAAATAATAAATTATTAATGTCTAAAGTTGAAAAATATAGTAGAGTTATTGTAAAACGAAATACTGTTTCTGGTGATGTTGCAACAATTCCAGCGTTGGGAGGATCACATGATGATCATACATTGCTACCATCATGGAGAACAACTGATATTTATATCGGAGAGTTTTTTCTTAATGAAACGGATGAAAATGTGTGGATGAGAGTAGGAGAAAATACAATAAAACAAATGTATTTTTTTGAAGATTCTGGTACAACAACTGATACTTTATATTTTGACTCAGATACTGATACTCTACACACTAAAAATATAAATATTGAATCTGGTATTACTTGTTTATCTCCTGGATATGGAGTAGGTAAAATATTAGTTTCAGATGTTGATGGAGTGCTGTCATATACTAATATTCCAATTGGACCAGCTGGGTCATCAGGTACATCAGGTATAAATGGTCAAACTGGTACATCAGGTATAAATGGTCAAACTGGTACATCAGGTATAAATGGAACTAATGGATCAAATGGAACTAATGGATCATCAGGTGCGAGTGGTACAAATGGAACATCAGGAATAAATGGAATAAATGGAATAAATGGAATAAATACTACATCAGGTGTCACTAATATATTATATGCAGATTTGAGAGCTTTGATCCTTTCTAATGGATTAAATATTAATAGAACTTATTCGATTACAGATTATCAGACAGTTCATACTATTGTAGGTACTTCTGATATCAATAGTGGAATAACAGAACCTTTATTAGTAACTGCAAGTAGCTCAAACACATTAAAACCTGAAGCTTATTCAGTTTTATATCCTAAAGATATAATTTATTATAATTCAGTAAGTGATCAAGCAATTGTACCTGGTTGTACAAAGGGTTATATTTATAGAAGAATTGATACTCTTCAGAATAATAATATTCCTTTTGATTTTAGAAATGTTAAGTTTCGTAGATGGCAAATAAATGTTACTAATATTTGGGATCCTTCAACTACATATAACAATAATGATGTAGTTTTATATAGTGGAGTAACTATTTATGTTTGTTTAAATAGTGGAGTGACTGGAATTAATCCATCTTCTGATAATGACAATGTTTGGAAATTATTTGAATGGAATAATTTAAGTTATGTGAGTACAACTGCAATTAATTATAATAACATAAACTCAAATATACCTTGTACAACATTATATTCAGACTATGCTATGTTTGTGTCATATACTAGTAATATTTATAATAATCATATAGGATCTTATAATGGATATAATAATATTCTTAATAATTGTACTAGTGTTATTTTTGGAAATATATTTTATGGTAACACGATAGGATTTAATTTTACTAATAACTCAATTGGTGAAAGTTTTTATAATAACTCAATTGGAAGTGGGTTTATGCACAACTCAATTGGATCCAATTTTAATAATAATTCAATTGGTAATTATTTTGGTTATTATAACGGAAATATTAATGAAGGTAATTCAATTGGTTATGGATTTAGTCAAAATTCAATTGGACAAAATTTTTCAAAAAATATAATTTCAAAGAATTTTGTACTTAATGTGATAAAATATTCTTTTTATACTAATTCAATTGGAGCAACATTTATGTATAATAATATTAAAATTCAATTTTTTAACAATATTATTAAGTCTAATTTTCAATATAATATAATGAATAATCTGCATCATCATAATATTATTGGTATTAATTTTATTAATAATATTGTTTGTGATAATTTTCAATATAATAAAATTGGTGACAATTTTAAAATTAATATTATTGGGTATAATTTTCGATATAATATAATCACAAATCTTTTTAATTCTAATTCAATTAAAAATGGATTTTATCAGAATAATATTAAATCTGGATTTGATTCAAATGATATTGGTAATGGATTTTATCAGAATACTATAGATAATAATTTTACGTCTAATATTGTTGGTGATAGATTTCAAATTAATATCATATCAGGTGACAATTTTGCAGGTAATAGAATTGGAACCAATTTCAGTAATAATAACATTATTTCGAATTTTCAAGCTAACTCAATAGAAGACAATTTTGTTACTAATGTAATCGGAAGTGATTTTAGTGTTAATATAATAGGAAATGAATATACACAAAATACTGTTGGAAATAATTTTACTGGAAATAATATCGGATGTAACTTTATGTTTAATGTTATTGGTAGTAATTTTCAGTCAAATCAGGTTAATAATAATTTTTCACATTCTAATTTTACAATATCAACTTATGTTTATCTTACATACACAAAAATTTTATTTGTTAGTTCAACAGGAGTTAATAAATTAGTATTTGATGCAACCACGATAGTAGATGCAATAGCCTAATAAAATAAAACCAAAACAATTAAGTTTTGGTTTTATTTTAATTTCTCCAATTTAATCTAATTAAATCTATCATTCTGGATATATCTGTGAATTCATAATAAACATTCAAATGTTTAAACCAATCTTCTATCATGTTAGGTGATAGTTTATCTAGTCTTTTGAATATTCCAATTGCACCTTTTCTTCCGTCATAACCTTCATATTCATGACAAAACCAATAATTGAATTTTTCAATATTTGATGAGTCATCAAGTATGAATTTTTTCTTTTTTTCTTTTTTATCTTCTTCTTTTTTCTTTTTGAATATACTAAAAAATTTCATAATTCATTAATTTTTTGTAAATGTAATATAAAATATTTTAATTACATTGATATAAATCAAATATTAATATTTATTAAGCCTACATTTCTATTTATTTCAACAGCAGATGCAGTAATCATGTCATTGTCTGGCTTCTTGTCATTTATAATTATTCTTTCTCCTCTTGTTAATCCCATTATTAATTGATCATAAAATATTCCATTTTTTTGTAATTGTTCATCTGTTCTTTTTCTCATAGATTCTGTTCTTCCAGTAGTTAATATTATTTTGTGTCCATCTGAATTCCATTTATTTATTTTTTCAATAACTCCTGGTAAAATTTCAGACTCTTCAAATAGTATATTTGATAAATTACCTTTGTGTTTAAATAATGTACCATCAATATCAAGAAATATTGTTTTTTTCATATCCATATTAATTCAATTTAATTTTTATTTTTTAGTCATTATTTTTTTATATGTTTTATTTTAAATGAAGTTTTTTTATATATAGGTTAATATGGCAACAACAAAAATTTATAATATAACCAATTATTCTGATGCATTATTAAATTGTGTTATGATTGATGGATTAACACCAGATATTATCAAAAGAAAATATATTTGGTTATTAAATGCAATTATTGAGAATGCAATAATAGGACAGGATGATTATGGATTGGTTTGGTATTCAGGTACTTGGAAAGCAGGAGAATGGGAAGATGGTACTTGGTATTCTGGAATATGGGAAGATGGTGAATGGAAAAATGGAAAATTCTATTCTTATCGCTTTGATACTAATCAATTATTACAAAGAAATATAAGAATTATAGAAAAAAATAATCCAATATATTCACAATTTAGACGTGGTATTTGGAGAAGAGGCGAATTTTTTAATGGATATTTCGGACCAGGAATTGATCAAGGTACTGATAAAGACGTTGATACTTGGGATCAAATGTTAAATAGTGAGATTATTTATTATCATACTAGATGGGAAACTGGTATATTTAATAATGGTATTTTTAGAAATGCTGTTTGGTTGAGCTATTATGTTAATGATAGTATATTTAAAGATGGTATATTTTATAATAGTGAGTGGGTTAATGGAACATTTTTAAATGGAACATTTCAAGGGTATGAATGGTGGAATGGAAAATTTAATGGAGGAGATTTTATTGGTAATACTGAAGTTGTTCAATCATTGGGCTCTTCTGCTAGTCATTGGTGGAATGGTGAATTTAATCAAACAGATATTAATGTTAGAAGTAGATTTGGTTCATGGCCTGTGTCTGGTACAACAGAATTGGCTTTCCCTTCTGTTATTTGGCATGATGGTATATTTTATCAAGGAGAATTTCATTCAGGATTGAATATTCAATCAGGTTTAACATCATTGTCAGATAATCATAATAGAACTATTTGGTCAGGAGGAACATGGAATAATGGTACTTGGTATGGAGGTACTCATTTAAATGGTACATTTAATAATGGAACTTGGTTAGAAGGAATATGGGAAAATGGAACATTCAATAATGGAACTTGGTGGAATGGATTTTGGTCAGGAGGAACAATTAACAATGGATTGTTTATTTGTGGATTATTTAATGATGTTGTATTTAATGATGGAGAATTAGGCTATCAGCCATCAGATGCTATATTAATTAATCAAAATTTAAATCTGTATTATTTATCATCTGTTCCTACTATTTATTTAGATTAAAAATTATGTCAAATTATCAATTATATGATTTCATTAAGGATATTGATTTTCATATAAAAAATAAAAATCCTATTGAGTTATCTTCAAAAAGTGATGCTTTTATTACATATTTATTTCAATTGAAAACATTTCAATTGAAAAATAAAATAAAAAAAGACCATCCACTTTTCAAAGAACAATACTTTTTGTTAGTAATGTATAGTACTTTGTATGTTTCTAAAAAAAATGAACGTGAAGAATTTAAGTTTGATAATGTAGAGATTATTGGTGGAATAAAAATGCTAAGAAAAAAGAAATTGAAAAAAATATTCAATTAGTTTTTGTTATTTAAAAATATTGTATTATCTTTGCTGCATAAATAGATGTATAATTTTAAATAAAATATTTCATTATGAATTCAGTAATTATTAATGCAGATCATTTAATATTAGGCGCAAAAATTTTATTTGATCACAAATCTGAATTTGAAGCATACATTTCAGGAACTGAATATATTATGTCTGTTAAAATGATGAAAGAATATTCTAAATTAGGATTGAAAGAAAGTAAAGATTTGATAGATTTATACAAATCAGGTAAATTGAAACCAGGTCCAGATATAAAAAAAGAAAGAGCGGATAAACTTGAACGATTAGAAAAAATTCCATTTATTGAAGAATTAATAGAAAAAATAAAATCACTAAATTTAGATGATTTTAATAATATTCTTAATAGTTTATCTCTTAGTGATTTGATTATTATTGATGAGATTATTGAAAAAGAAAAAATAAAACAATTTAAATAATTATATTGAAATTATGAAAACAAAGATTAATGTTAACGACATCAGAACCCTTATTTTTTGGGTTCAAACATTTTATTTATTTGAGCACAAAAAATTTAATCATCAAATGTTGCTTGATAAATCTATATCAATAGATAGTGTTTTAGTGGATTCTAATGTTTTACATATTGATGAGCTTATGCTAGATGCTTATGGTGTTTATAATAAAATGAAAAAGGTAAATGAACATATTGATATGATAGATATGTTTAAAGTTGCTAATCTTAAAAAAGAAGATGTTATTCGTGAAACAGAAAAATATTTTAATATATTTCAAGATTTGATAGAAAATTATAAATATGATGATCCTGAAATACGTGGAATACAACAAGGAATTCTTAATGAGAAAATGCTGGATTGTGTTAATGTAGAAGATTACGAAACCGCTGCAAAATATAGAGATCTTATTAAGGAGTCATAAAAAATTAATGACTTCTAATTATGCTTAAAAATAAATTTTTATATAGAAGATCTAATTTTTCAAGACGACAATATCAATATGTTAAAACAAAAAGAAATAATGATATTGATTTGTTTTCAGATTTACCTTATCATGAATCAATGAAAAAATATGGAGACAATTATCATTGTCATCATTATGACAATAAACCTTTGTCTGATTTTTTGGATTCTAAAATTGGTGAAAATTGGAATGATGTTTATTCTGAAATATTAAAAAAGGTACAGCATAATTTTAAATACTTACTTGATAATGATCTTAAATATTTAATACGCAGACCTATATATTATGATGACTATATTCCTATGGATACGTATAGATATTATAGAACTTCAATATGTAGTGATAGATTGTATATTGATTTGAATAATATTATTTGTTATAAATCAAAAGATGAAATTTTATCAGAATCTAAAAGAATTGTACGTAAACTTAAATTACAAGAAATATTTGATAATGAAAAAGAAAGTCAATCTTATGATTGACTTTCTTTTTATATAAATATTTTAAATTTATTAGTCTTCCTTTGAAAATAATTTATCAAAATTTTCTCTTAATTCATTTAATTCCAAATTTAGTGTATTTATGAAATATTCAAGAATATCTTGAGAGAATACTTCAGTTGAAATGTCACCTGTATTTAGTTCAACTTCACTTATGTTGAATAATTTATCAGAACTTTGTCCTGTTATTTTAAATTTATCACACTTTGTTATTGATTGTAATTCGAAAATGGTTTTTTCAAGTTTATCAATTCTATATATTAATCCTGCAGCAACATCAAAATCGTTTCTTTTCATATCATTTTATTTTTATTTTTATTATATATTTAATTTGTCATAGTCTATGACAATATTTAATTTCAGATATAAATCTGCTCTTTTGCCATTCTGTCTTAATAAACCTTTTTCTTTTATTTTTATTGTATCTTTGTCCTTGGTTTTATTAGGTAATTTAATTTCTAATTTAGTATCATCAACATGAGTATAATATATTTTGCTTCCATCAATGGCATCTTGAAAATGTATATCTAATTCTGAAATTAAATCATAATTATTTATTATGCTGCATTTACTTCTATTTATAATATTTATATTTAAAATTAAGCTTCCTACTCTATCTTTATAGTATTTTGATTGACTACCATAACCATATTGCAAATTTCTATTGGAGGATCTAATTTCCGATATGTTTTGTAATTCTATTTCAGTTTCTTTTAATATTACTTTTTCCCCATTACATTTTTTGCATTTATCACTATGAATTTTTCCAGTACCTTGACAGTACTCACAATCTCTTCCATTATTTATTCCTGTACCATCACATACATCACAATCATCTGAATGTCCAGATTTATCAAATCCAGTACCTTTGCAGTCATCACAACTAATTAATTTGTTGTATTTTACTTTAATTTTATCATTTTTATATATCTGTTTAAAATCTATATCTACATTTATGTTTATGTCTAAGTTTTCAGAAAATTCTTCTTTACCGGAAAAATTTCCAAATGGACTATTTCCACCAAAGAATTGATTGAAAAAACTAGAATTCATGCCTCCTCCAAAAAAACTTGATTCTTGCCCACCAAATTGTGAAAATGAATTTCCATTTGGACTACGCGTGTCATATTCTTGTTTTTTTGAATTATCAGATAATACTTCGTAAGCTTCTGATACTGATTTGAATTTTTCCTCGCTTTCTTTATCTCCTTGATTTTTGTCAGGATGATATTTTATTGCAAGCTTTCGATATTTCTTTTTTATTTCTTCCTCAGATGAATCTTTATTTAATCCTAATTCTTTATAATAATCCTTTTTATAGTCCATTATTTTATAATTTTATTTTATAATGTTATATAAAAAATTATTAAGATTGTTTAGAAAAAATATTATCAAATAGTCTAGTTCTGACTTTTTCTATAACTATTTCATTTTGAAGTTTCCAGCCCCATTCTTCTCTTATTTCTGGTCTTTTGTGAGGTGATAATATTAGTAATTGGTTACTAATTTGAGTTAATTTATATAGAAATGTTGGTAATTTTGATTGCTCTAATAAGTGTAGTGCAAAACTGCAAATTATGATATTATATTTTTTATTATCTAATGAACCGTTTATGATATCATCAAATGATATTTTTTCACATTTTGTGTTGTCGTTTGTTTTGTAGTAATCACATGAATATGCATCACAAGCATCAATGTTTTTATATCCAAGATTTATTAATGTTTTAGAAATTTCTCCTTTACCTGCAGCCAAATCTAATGATTTGTTGAAATTTATATTCCAATTATCATTTACAAATTTTATTGATTTTTGTATTATTGGCTCATGCGGATTATTATATTGATCAAAATTCCATTCATAGAAATTTTTAACTCCATATTTCTGATATTTTGATCTTATACTATCCATTATTTCTTATTTTATATATTAAATTTTTTTGCTTTTTGTTCTAATTTAATTCCATTTATATTATAATCTCTCTCAAATTCTTCAGTTGAATCCCATAAAATTATGAATTTTTTTATATAATCATACTGAACATCTGTTAATTCATCTATGCTATATTCATCAGCGGATTTTGGTGATAAATCTTATGCATCTGTCCATAATTGAAAACTTTTGGCTAGATAATCTATCATTGACATATCATATCCTAATGATTTATTATATGGTATTTCATTAGATTCATTTAGTTGGCTAAATTTATTTATTTTCATCTTTTTCGTACATTTGAATTTTTTTAATATTATTTTCTTCAATATCTTGAATATTTACTTCATAACTTGGTTCTTCTTCATCATCATAATTATCATAATATCTTGCAGTGAAATTGTCTATTATCTCATTTTCTTCTTTCATGAAAATATCAAATGATTCTACTTTTCTCATTTTATTTTTCTTAGATTTTTTATGTCTTTTTAAATTTACTACGGGTTTAGAATATGTAGCAAGAGGCTGACTAATATCACCAGAACCAGTAGTTCCTTGAGATCCTGGAATACTTCCTGGTTGAGCAGCTACAATAGCACCCATTCCTCCTGTGTTTCCCATAGTTGCAAATGCATCTTCTTTTATAAATTCATCAAATTTTTTCATCTTATAGATTATATTTTTTTGTGTCTAATTCAAATTTTCTTTCTTCACTCATTTCTGTGAATAATATTGATTTTGTTGATATACTAGATTTGTATAAATTATGAGAAAGTGTGTCATAATTTTCATCAATTAAATTGAGTATTCTAAGAGAAAAATCAAAATCGTATCTAGGCGCAATAGAAATTTCGTAAATTTTTGTTACTGTATCAAAAATAACATCAATTCCATTTAGGTTGGTTATTATTTCATCATTTCTTTTTTCTCTTGGTAATAAATCTCCTCTTCTATTCCAAGAATCTACTTCAAATTTATACTTTTGTAGTTCTGGCTCTTTATCATAAATCATTCTGAGAATTTTCTCATTATCATTTTCAATAGATTCTTTTTTTTTATTGAATATATTTAAAAATCCTTCTGTTATAAATTCCTTGAAATGTATTATCATTATAAATTATATTTTTTTGTTGATATTTTAATTTCACATTCTTCTTTTGATCCTATGAATTCAATTGTGTTATGTCTTTTTATTGCTCTCATATATTTATGTTCTGCGTCATTTGTAAAGTTAAAACTAACAAAATATTTTTTTAAATACTCAGGTATATTATTATACTTTATCATATAAGTAACACCAACTCCTGATTTTTTTGATGCTACTATTTTACCACTATTATTTTTAACAAAATCATTTAATTCTTTTTTATTTTCTCTAGTAGATGCAAATGCATCTTTTTCAAATTCATTCATTATAACATATTTGCCTATATTTTCATCATTTGTTTCTGATCCCCAATTCCATGAACTTTGATCAATCTCAACAATTCTCTCTGATATTATAGAATCTTTTTTGAATTTTTTATACATTTTCAATCTTCTTCTTTTCTCTTTCAATTCTTTTTTCGAATGCTTCATACTTTTGTATGTAGTATAAGATGGTTCTCCAACCGCAGTGAATACTATGCCACTGGCTCCATTGTTTCCACCTGATTGCATATAACCTCTTCCAAATGGAATTGATCCAACCCCAGCCTTTCCTGATGCATTACCTGATGATACTTCTGATTCAAATGCTTTTAGATATTTCATAAATTAAATTTTTCGGCTGTTTTAATTAGTTTCCATTTTTTAATATCTTCTTCTGTTATATCGACTTCTCCCATATACTCATTACCGTTTTCTATTGCAGTATCTTTTCTGAAATCTGAAACTTGACTCCATGTTACAGATATTCCCATCCATGATGTGTTTGTGTCAATTATATAAATATAAACTAACCCGCTATTTTTTATGTGGTAGTTATTCATACTGTAAATTGTCTCCTTTATTGAGTCATCAAATCCAAGTTTATGTAATGATATTTCAAAATATGGCTCATCTGTATTTATTTTCCAAAATTTACCTTTTTCATTAGAACCTTCGAATTTTTTAATATACTTCATGTTTCTTATATATTAATTTTTTTATGTGATTTTCTATGAAGTTATTTTTATATATACTTTAAAATAATTATTATAAATGAAGAAACTTTTTGAAGAATATGTAGAATCTGCTGATTATAAAATAACAGTATTTTTTAAGGAATTAAAATCTCAAATCGAAAAATGGTTTAGTGAAGGTTCATTGGCTGCTCAAGGCTGCTCATTGGATGGTCAAATAGATATTTCTAATTCTAATCCAATGGAAAAATTTTTAATTTTTAATTTTTCTGAACCTATAGAAGAAACTGAAGATAAAGATGAAGATGAAGATTCATTTTTTAGATATAGAGTTATATTTATGGTTAGACTAGATCAAATGAAAGGAACTGATAATTCTCAATCTCAAGAACAAGGTGCTGCTCCAATTGAAACTCCAACTGAAGGTAAAGCATTGGAAATAAATAAAATATTATTGAAAATTCATCAATTTAACGATGAAATGGAAGAAAAAGGAGAATTGGTCGAAGAGGTTGATGTTGAAGATATAAAAGAAGATTTTATGATTGATAAATTAGGTCAATTAAAAGATAAATCAGATGACGAAGGAACAGATAAAAATGACTTAAAAGATAATATTTATACACAATGATAATAGTATCAAATACACAAATGCTAAATATATTTAGAAAGATATCAATTTTTAAAATGAATTTGGGAGAAAATTTTATTGATTTAAAACAAGAAACAGTTAGAATTAAAGATCCATTTATGAATAAATATTTGGAAATGACAGGAAAACAAGTTCTGACATATGGTTCAATAGGTAAGTTGATTTTTTATCAAGATTTTACTTTATCATCAAAAGAATTTTATATATTTAATGATGATACTGTTTATGGTATGATTTATACTGATGATGATTTAAAAATGAGTCCAGAACAATATTTAGCTTCAATAGTTAAAGAGATAAATGATAAAGAAGGTATTAAAGATAATTCTGATAAACCTATTAAGAAGTCAGATCCAAGTATTAAATTGCCTACTGATCAATATATTGAGGAAATGATTAAGAAAAGAAAATTAGATGGAAATGGGTAATTTAAATAATAATTATGTAATTGATAATATTGTAGTTAATAATCATGGATTATTAGGATTAACACCTAATAATGAAACTGTTTATACTCAACCATCATCAATAAATATCAGAAGAAAATTATTGGGTGATGTTACTGGAAATTATGAAATTGTTGTAGCAAGAACTCCTCCAAAATCTATATATGAATTTGGAGTTAATGATGATGTTACTGGTAATTCAGAAAATGTCATATCAAGAAATAAAACTCCAAATAAAGAATATTTATTTACTAATAATTCACTAATTAAAACACCAAGAAAAGAAATATTATTTAAAAATGTAGATGTAATTAAAACACCAAGAAAAGAGATATTATTTAAAAATATAAATATAATTAAAACTCCAAATAAAGAAATATTATTTAATAATATAATAGATAATAATTCTTTAACAAATGAAGATTTATTTAAAAATATAGGTTCAGACAACACATTAACAAATGAGGATTTATTTAAAAATATAGAATCAAATAATAATCTAATCAATGAAGATTTATTTAAAAATATAGGTTCAGACAATAAATTAACAAATGAGCAATTATATGATGAAAATACTATATCGAATAATTCTTTAATTAATGAGGATTTATTTAAAAATATAGAATCAAATAATAATCTAATCAATGAAGATTTATTTAAAAATATAGGTTCAGATAATAAACTTATTAATGAAGATTTATTTAAAAATATAGGTTCTGATAATAAATTAACAAATGAGCAATTATATGATGAAAATACAATAGTGAATAATATATTGTCTAATGAAAGTTTGTTTGATGATAGTATAATAGTAAATAATTCTTTGAGTAATGAAGAGATATTTAAAAATTCTGAATATAATAATGTTTTAACTAATGAAAAAATGTATAATAATATAGAAATAGATAATACACTAAATTATGAAGAATTGTATTTAAATGTGGATTCTCATAATAAATTGAGGGATTCAGATATATTTAAAAATGTAGATTCTAATAATAAATTAACAAATGAAAAATTATTTGAAAATGTATATTATGATAATAAATTAAAAAATGAAAATTTATATCCTGATAATAAACAAGTTGATAATTCATTGAAAAATGAAGAAATATATGATAATAAAGATACACTAATTTCAACTAATAAAATAAAAAATGTAGAGACCTTGTATATTAATAGTAACATTGATTAATAATCCTTAATATGAATGATTATTTTTGATTATCATTTGATTATGTATTATCTTTGTGTATAAATTAATAATTAATAATTAAAAATATATAATCATGAGTGTTCTAAATTATAAAGGCTTTTTGGATATTAAGTTTAAGAATGAGTTGATTGATAAGATTCTTACTACAATTGAACCAACTTTAGAAAAATTGATGGTTAAATATGAAGAAAATTTTTATGAAGAAACTGGTAGATATTTTACTGAATTTCAAAAGGAGAATACTATATTGTATTTGGTATTTGATATGATAAGATCAATTGAAAAATACACAAAGACAACAGATAAACTTATTTATTTAAGCACACGTTATTCTAATAAAGGAAATCTTGAGATTATTGCAAAAATTGAAAGAGATGAAGTGATTCACAATTTCTCAACCGAAGTTATTATTGCAGGTGGCTATAATATTCAAAAAGCTCATTACAGGTATATTACAAAAACCACTTTACCTCAAACTAATAATACTGAATTGACAAATATTTATTCAGAAAAAATTAAAAAATTAAATAAAAAAGAAAAATTACAAAAAGAAATAGAATATGATAAAAATATAATATCTTCTTGTGAAAAAGAAATATCAGAATCTATTGTATTGACAGATGATGAAATTATTGATTTGTTGATAAAAGGAGAACATGGACGGTTATTGTTAACTACATGGAATGCATTAAGTGATGATTGTTATGCAAAGCAAAATTATACTAAAGAGAGTTGGGAAATACATCAAAAAGAATATGTTGATAGTTGTGTTGATAGTTGGAAAAGACAGCATATTTATTGGAAACAAGACAGAATAAAATCTGCTGAGATATCAATTAAAAAATCACAAGAAAAATTAAATAAATTGTAATGATGTATAATTATAATTGCTATAATTCAAAAAAATACGTTGAAAAATTGGCAAAATCTTTTTTGTTGATTTTTAACCATATTATTAAAGGTGAGAATATTGAATGTCAATCCAGTTGGCGTGCGGATAATGAATATTATAAATTAACTTTTTATAAAAACAATATTTCATTTGGTGAAATTTTCAGTATATCATTTTATATTAAAGATGAACAATTTGATTGGATAGAATATACTCCTTCTATTAGAATAGATATAGAAAACTGCAGTCGGATGACAGATATGATAAAATGTGAAGATTTTTTGCTGTTTATTAAAAAACTACTATTGCCTTTTGATAACACTTTTCAATATTATTCTTTTCATAGTTCAATAAATATTACTGATATTCCATATTTAATTAAAAAATTGTCAATTAAAGAATATGATCTTTCAAATGACATTAAAAAATTTAACATATAATTTATGATTATAAAATTTGAGGAACATGTAGTTTATACTGAAGAATTTGTGGCTCATCTTGATTCTCATTATAAAGTAATTAAGTTAGGTGATAAAATTGTTGATTTTTTAAAAACTATTGATACTGATTTATTTTATTCTACAAATTCACCTCCAGATTATGAACATATGATAACTATTAATAGATGTAGTTTTCCTACATCAGAATTTGATGTTATTTTTTATGTTCTTTTTACTATAATTAATAATGTTGATATTAAAATAGATTTTCATTGGGGTAAATCTGTAAAAAAAGTTTATGAAGATAAATGGTCATATACTCTATCATTTTTAAGACATATAATGTCGCCAAAAGAAGATTATGGTGAATATTATAGTTTTTCAAGTATTATTAAACAGAATGATGTAAATAACATTATTTCTAATATTAATCTGACTTATTTTAATCTATATAAAGACACTTCTAAATTTAATTTATAAAAAAAGCTGAAATTTAAATTTCAGCTTTTTTTATGATCTTTTTGACAATTAGAATGATACTTTTTTGAGAATATCATTGTGATGAGAGAATGCTAATTGTGATTTTGACGCCCTATTTAATAACATCCATTTTCCACTTTTTGCATCATCATCAAATGATAGCTCTGATGTATTTTTTATATGAATAACAAAAGGAAATGTGAAGAAATTTATTTCTCTTGGATCATTAGTTCTAATCATATCTAATGACTCTATACTTTTAATGTCATCACTCTTTGCCTTTGTTTCTTCAGTTAGTTCTCTTAGAACTGCTTGCTGAGGTGTTTCTCCAGCATCAATAAAGCCTCCTGGTAAAGCCCAGCCTCTACCGTCTTGCCTTTCTATTAGATAAACCCTACCCTCTCTTAAAGCCACAGCATCAACAGCAAAATTCGCTACATATGATATAATATTATCATCTGTTATTTCGAAATATTTTGTTATTGGATGTCCAGAGTTTACAAAATTTGCAAAATTATCATCAATCAATGTTAATTTTCCTGCTTGTTCTTTTGGTAGTTTAAATTCTTTTCTATCATCTGTTTTATAAATCCAGTTTCCTTCTGAGTCTTTATTTATTGATATAATCGTTACTAATTTGCTCAAGTCAAAATTTGATAGAGATTCATTCATATTAAAATTTTTAAAATTTGTTATCATTAAAATGTCTGTGTAATTTTTTAGAATGCAAATATACATTTTTATATTGGTAATACCAAAGTATATATAAAAATAATTATATATACTTATAAAAATGATAGAATTATTAAAAAGTTTTTTCAAGTTTATATTTGATTTAATAAATAGTTCAAGTTCTGATACAAGTACTACTACAAGTACGACTACAAGTACTACTACTTCAAGTACTATTGAAAGAGTTGCTACAAGTACTACTACAAGTACTACTACAAGTACCACTACAAATAAAAATAATGATAAAAATATGGAACAAACAATTATTGACAAATTAAAAGGACATATTCCAGATGTAGTATTGGCTCAAATACCTGATACTGCAGCAAAGTTTAATATTACAACATCTCTTAGATTATGTCATTTTTTATCACAGTGTGCTCACGAGAGTATGAATTTTACTGCTGTGAAAGAAAATTTAAATTATTCTGCTTCTGCACTGAAATCTACTTTTCCTAAATATTTTCCAGGAAAATTAAATGAATCATATGCAAGAAAACCAGAACAAATAGCTGATAGAGCATATGCAAATCGAATGGGTAATGGAGATGAAGCATCTGGTGATGGTTATAAATATTGCGGAAGGGGTTATATTCAACTTACTGGTAAAGTGAATTATTCTGCATTTGATAAACTTGTTACTGAAGATTTATTGACTAATCCAGGTTTGGTAGCAACTAAATATCCATTGATGAGTGCAGCTTTTTTCTTCAACACTAATAATTTATGGACTATTTGTGATAAAGGAAGTTCTACCCAAGTTATAACTGAATTAACTAAACGTATTAATGGAGGTACAAATGGGTTGGATGACAGAATAGCTATTTTTAATAAATATTTTAATATTTTAAAATAAATAAAAAGTGATTATCAATTGATAATCACTTTTTTTATAAATTGAATTTTTCTGTGTTTTCTTTCATTTTAAATATTTCTATTTCCTTCTGTGTTGCATATCTTAGTATTTGATTAGTATCAAAACATATTATATCTTCACAAAACTCAAACATAGGTAGTGATAAATTCATATAACGTAGAGTTATGAAATCATCATCTATTCCATTTAGTTCCATGTCTACTATTTCTCCTGCTTCATTACTCAAGTAATTATTTATCTCATCAATTGTATAACCGTCTGTTTCTGTCCAATCAACTTTACCTATAACAAAATCTCCAATTTCGTATTTTTTTATTTTATTTTCAAAGTATTTTAAATGTTTCATAAATTATATTTTTTATTGTGGAATTATACTTGTTCCGATTCTATCTACCAGAGATTTAATCTCTTTTATTTGTTCGGTTGTTCTAATACCACCAGTGAATTTTATTTTAACATAATCAGGTAATATTTTTCTCATGAATTTAACTTTCTCAATTTTTTGTTCAAATGATTCATCATTAGGTAATTTTCCAGTAGATGTAGATATATAATCTACATTATTTTCAATGCACATTCTACAAATTTTTTCAATTTCTTCATTGTTAAGTGCTCCAATTTCAATTGTTAATTTTATGATTGAACCTTCTTTGTGACAATATTCCGTCAATTTTCTTATTTCTGTTTCTAATTCTTCTGTTTTATCTTTTTTTATCAATTCATAATTAAGTACAACATCAATTTCATCAGCTCCATTGACAATTGATTTATCAATTTGATCAAGTTTATATTTTGTGATTGAATTTCCTTTAGGAAAATCAATTAATGCAGATACTTTAATTTCATTTTTAACGAATGATTCTACTGATGCTACAAATTCTGGTAATACAGAAATTGCATAAAAATTATTATCTTCCGCTTCTTTACACAAATCTTTAATTTGATCATTAGTTAAACTATCTGATAATCTAGTATAATCAATTAATTTGTAGTTTTCATTCTTTTCTTTATTATCTAAATATTCTAAAATTTTTTTATAGACAATCATGTTTTGAAACCTTATTTTTCTATATATATTAAAAAATAATAATCAATTTAATGACTGCAGGAAGAAATAGTATATCTAAAAATAAAACATGGAACACTCCACCTAAATTTGTAGAATTAATAAATAAAATGTTAGGAGAAGTAGTATTAGATCCATGTAGTAATGAAACTAGTATGATAGATGCTAAAATTAAATATATTTTACCAACAGATGGATTAAAAGAAAGTTGGAACTATAAAACTTTATTTGTTAATCCTCCTTATGGTTCAGATGTTGAAAATAAAACAAGAATATATGATTGGATTAAAAAAGGAGTCGATGCAAATGAAAATTATAAAAGTGAAATTTTGTATCTGATTCCAGTTGCTACTAACACTAAGCATTTTAAAGATTTAATATTCAAAAAAGCAAAAGGTTTGTGTTTTTTAAAAGATACAAGATTGAAATTTTGGAGTGAAGGTGTTGAAGATAAAAAAGGTGCTCCAATGGCTTGCTGCTTCATTTACTTTGGTTCAAATTATGAAAAATTTGATTTGTTGTTTTCTGACTTCGGACAATGTTTTGAAATAAAATCATAAATTGAATTTACTTGTTGTTATAGACATTTTAGATATTTCTAAATCTTCTGATGTTGCTTTTCTTGTAATCTCATCTGGATAAATTTTAACATCAGGATAGTCATGGCTACCTTGATTTAAAAACTTACATGTGTAACTACCAAAATCATTATCAGATATTATTATCATTGGCTCATCATCTATGTTATTAAATTCACTGATGACTATTACACAATCGCCAATATTATATTCTTCATCAAATGTCTCAAATATTTTTAAATGTTTCATATTATAAATTGAATTTTTTAGAGTCTAATGCAAAATTGTATTTTTTGATTTCATCTTGTGGTGCAATATTTAAATAATCAAAATCTTCTGAATTCATCCTCATATAATCATCCTCATAATATTTAGAATAATCTATTTTTACTATTAGATTTCCAAATTCAAAGGTATCATGATTATCATAATATTCATAAAATGTGTAGCAATTATTGATTAATTTTATTTTTCCAATTGCTACATATCCACCTTTATTCTTATATAAATAAATTTTATTGTAATCTATATCTTCTTTATTTATGTTCTCAAATTTTTTTAAATGATTCATGTTATAGATTAAATTTGTTTGATTGCCTAATTATATTTAGTTTGTTTAATACATCTTTTGAATTGTTGGATTGATAGATTATTTTATCTTTTATACTTTCAAAAAATAATCTTTCTTCGTTTCTTATTTTGTCCCATCTACGATCACAATAATTATCTTCATCTTGATATTCATAAATTATTTTCAAATCTGTATCATAATAATTACTATTATTTTTTTCATGCTTTAAAACTTTGAATATTACATATACAGGTTCTTTACCTTCATGATAGAAATTTCTATCCCATCTATCTTTGTGATCAAGTAAACAAAGAATGTATTCTTTAGGAACATTTAAGTTTTCATATGTTTTCAAATATTTCATTTAGTCTATAATTTTTAATTTAGCTCCGCCCTTTATTAACGTTTTTATATCATCTGTATTTATATTTTCTTTGAATTTAGAAGTTTTCTTTTCTGGTTCTTTTAATAACCAATTATTACCAGAATTAGATGTTTGATAAATATATGTAATATTATCAAGAGTTAATTTTATAGTTTTTGCTGTTAGTTTTTTGTAGAATTCTTCCACTTTTCCTTTTATTGAATATATTTCAATAGGGTACCATTTATCATCTTTGTAATATTGTAAAATTATATAATTTGGATTATCTAAAACTGTTTCATCTCTACTATATAGAAAGAAAAATTTCATGTCAATGTCTTTTCTTAAAAAATTCTCAATTTCCATTGTAGTTTCCATCTCTCCTTTTTTGAGATTCTGTTTAAATAATTGTTGATTAAAATCACTATCATCATATAAAAAATCTATAGTTTTTTCTATATAATCATCATTTGATAATCCAATTTTAAAGAAATCTATTTTAGTGTCATTTATACTGTTCAATAATCCATCAACATCGGTTGTTATTGATTCAGTTATGTATTGTAAATATTTTTTTATCATTTTTTATAAATTAAATTTGTTTGTATTATATTCAATTTCTGATATAAATCTATCACATAAAAATGTTCCTAAATTTTCACCAATTTTTCCTAATTTACTATTTACTTTACAAACATAATAACCATTTACATTTTTTAATATTTTTTTCACTAAATATATCATGTCTTTAGTTAAGATTGAGTCTTCGCTATCTATGCAAATGACATAGTCTCCTTCTTTGAAATTTGGAGTGACTTTTTTTAAATTTTCGTATTTTTTAACGTATTTCATTATGTGTGTAATAATTTTTTAATCATTATAATTTTTTAACTTTTTAACTTTATCTTTAAATTTACCACCGCCTAACACAGAAGTTGGTATAGTGTTTCTATATTGTAAAATTGAAGATGTTATAAGATTTACACTAGCTCCATATGTTTGTTGATCTGGATGAGTCCAATCATCATCTTGTAATATCCATACATTCTCTCTTGGATAACAAGATATTATAAATGGATTTTCAGTAACTACTGATTTAACATAACGTTTATAATCAACAGTATCAGCAAATGTCATGGATCTTTCTGGATAAAGTATTAAATTGTCATTTTTACTTTCACGAACCAAATCATAGTAATGTTCTTCATTTGCATCATTTCCTTGGAGGAAAACAAAACATTGTTCGTTTTCCATTATATTTTCTGATTCAAATTTTTTTAAATATATCATATATTTTAATTTTTTTTTTTACTCGAAATTATATATTTACAAATTAAATTTGTTTGCGTCTTGCTTTATCTCTAACACTGAATATGCGTCATCAAATGAATCAAATTCTTTTATTGTATTCATATCTACGTTGAAACTCATTATTGATTTTGGTGAATTCTCATATTTAGAGTTTGTATGGTCAAATATTTTCTTTCTTTCTGATTCAGGATAATATGAAAAATGTAATTTTACATTTGGATATTTATTCATATATTTAATCCATGGTTCAGAATATTCAACTTCGTATAATCCTATATATTTATCATTTTCTCCTATGATATATTTTTTATAAGTCTTGAATTTTTGTATGCCGTCATATAGGTTAGATATTTTAATTAAACAGTTTTTTAAGCTATCAGATTGATATGTAATATTTAATGTGTAATCATTAAATCTAATTGTACCGCTAATTTTTTCTAATTTTAATTTAGACTTATCAAACCAATAAAAATATGATAAATCTACAAAATTATTTCTGTTTGATAATTTTACCTTTCCGATATATATCTTATCAGTTTCATCATCATCTATCATTACGTAGTTGCTGTGTATTTCATTGTATGATTCTTTTATGTATTGTGTATAATTTTTTATCATATATTAAATTTTAATGACTTTTTTGTTATTTCAAATTCTTCTATTTCTTCTGATGTTAATTTTCTTTCAAAATATTTTTCTTCTAAATAATATGTAACTATATCATTATCTTCTATTACTTCAAGAATATATCTATCATCATTTTTTGCGTTTAATCCAGTTATTTTTGCAAATTTGAAAACATCATTAGATATTCCAGATTTATTTTTCTTCCAGAACTTTAGATAATCATCTTTAAATAAAATGTAATCACCAACTTCATAGTTTGTGATTATATATTCTTCATATAATCTAATATTTTTCATATGATTTTTCTCATAAATTGAATTTTCTTGTATTTAAAATTGATTCTACATCTTCTTTTCTTTTTGAATGATAATAGATGTCTGTTTTCTTCCACCATATATTATCTGTTTTACATTTTAATTTTATGTTGTGTCCATCAATTGCTGAATTATCTAATGATGTGACTTCACAAGGATTTATAAAAAAATGATTAAATTTCGGATGACATGCTGTATTATTTTTAATGATAACATAGTCTCCTACTTCTATTTTATCTGATTTATCTTCAAATGTTTTTATGTATCTCATAGTTAATCTATATATTAAAAATAAACTATTAAAAAATTATATCATATATTATTTAAAATAAAGTATTATAATAATGAGTGATATGAATGAAAAATCAATATCGAATAAATTACCACCTTATCTATTAACAGATCAAGCATTAGATAGAAGAGAGGATGTTTATTCTCTCACTGAATTTGGAAAAATTGTAAATAGACTTTTTTTAAGCGATCAAATATATTCAGATGACTTTTGGAAATATATAAATAATAAATTTAAATTGAAACCTGAAAATATTACGTTTTTTTGTGATGTACATTCTGATACTAAGAATAGAGTTGAAAAAAGTTATAAATATATAATTAAAGTTGATAAGCCATTTAAACTTATTATTCAATTCTATGATGAAGAAAAAATAAATGATATTCAATTATATGACACAGAAGAATCACAAAAAAATAAAATATCAGATTTGTTGATATACTTTGATTCAGATGCAATAGAATACGTAGATACTATATCTAATGAACTTAGAGATATTGTATTTGTTCAACCAATAAATAAAACCTTTTTTATAATAGCATCCAATTCAATGGGCTATGAATTACATCCTGCTTCAATAAAAGATTATGATATTGATATAGATTTAAATTATGGTGACTCTTTTGTTGATAAACACGTAGAAATATTAAAAAAAATAAAAAAAAATAAACATGGATTATTTTTATTTCATGGATTAGAAGGCTGTGGAAAAACTATGTATCTTCGTAAACTTGTTTCTGAATTAGCAAATGAAAAAACTATAATTTATGTTCCATCATTTTTGATGATGGATATAGCAAGTCCTGGATTAATATCATTTATTTCAAAATTTAAAAATGCTATATTATTATTGGAAGATGCAGAATCAATATTGACATCTCCTCAAGAAGAAAGAAATCAAGCTGTTAGTAATATTTTGAATATTAGTGATGGATTATTAAATGATCATATGGATATGCAAATAATAGCAACATTTAATGTAGATAAAAAGATAATAGATAAGGCATTGTTAAGAAAAGGAAGACTTATGGTTGATTGTAAGTTTAAAAAATTGACATCTAAGCAAGCAACTAAACTATCTGAACATATAGGATTGAATAAAAAATACAATGAACCCGCTACATTGGCTGATATTTATGAAGAAGTTGATGGTGGAAAGCAATTAATTGATTCAGATAATGATACTAATAAAATAGGATTTTAAATAAAAAACTAAAAATGATGAATATAGAAATTTTTGATACAGTAGTCAATATGTTTAAAAATATAGATGAAATTTTATCTCATAAAGATGATATAAATGCAGAACAAGAACTTGAAGATATGATAGAATTGGCTAAAATGGGTATAAAAAAAGAATTTAAAAATCCATATCAATTTATGATAAATTATTTCACATGTAAAGATGATATTATTAAATATTTTGATAGTATTAATGAAGAATGGTCCTTAAAATATCATTATGATCGTAAACAACCTAGTACAGATGAAGGTGTGAAATTTCCAGATATTTATATAGATTTTAAAAATTATGTAGAAAAATTGAACACTGAAGAGTATTTAGAATGTAAAAAATTAAGAGATAAAATATTCACATATTAACAAAATATTTCAATTGAAATCATTTTTTATTTGGCTATTTAACATATTTCACATTTTATATATATAATAAAAAACTATGTCTATATTAACAGTATTATTGGTTTTGATCGTGGTTGGTATTATTTTATGGTTGGTGAATTCGTATATTCCTATGGATGCCAAAATAAAAAATATCTTGAACATTGTAGTTATTATCATTTTGGTTATTTGGCTTCTTAAAGTTTTTGGATTATTAGCAATTTTATCAAGAATACAAATATGACCATAAAAAAGTGATTTCAATTGAAATCACTTTTTTTTATTTAATTCTATTATGGTTTTAAATTCTTCTAATATTTTATTTTTATTGATAGAATCTGATTTGTTTATATAGTCAATCACCATTTCATTTAATGATAATGAACTTTCATTTAATTCCAATATATCTTCCTTATCTTTTATTATTTCATCATCTGAATAACTTATATTCACTATGTCATTTTCTGAAATTAACATATCTATTTTGATTTTGTTGTCAATTAATATTTTTTTATTTATATTAAGACTAACATAATTATTATTAAATATTTCTTTATTAATATTTAAATCTGATTCGGAATTTATTGAAATCTTTTTGAAATTTGGACTTATTTTATTTTTTACAAATTTATCTTTATCATTATAAACATCAAGTATGATGAATCCTTTGGTTTCATCACTTTCTGTATTGTATGGTGATCCTAAATTTTTTATGTTTTTTACTACACCATTTTTATCATAAAATCCATTATAACACTTTTTAAATTTTCTTAATTTGTTTATGATGATGTCTTTTTTTGATGAATTTAAATAGTCAAAATTGAAGAAACATATATCTGATTCAAATTTATCAATATCTTCAATTTTTGTATTATATGGTAATATTGTGAATACTTGTTCAACTAATAATTTTATTTGAGTAGGCTCATTAATTACTTCTATGTTTTTGAAATTTTTAAGTATGTTAAGTGATAGTTTATCATTTTCTCCTTCTATTATATAAACAGGTAAAATTTCTGATATTCTTTCAAATAATTTTTGTATGAAATTTAGAACAGTCAAATCAATATTCTTTGATTTGTATAGAAAGTTACCTAAATGAATTAGAATATCATTTGGTTTTACATTTTCTGTTAGATATGGAATAAATTCATTGTTATAATAAATCTCCATATTTTTAAGCCAATCTTTTGCTGATATATTTTTAGATATATTAAAATTTGTGTTACTTATTATGAATATTTTTGACATCCTTCTATAAATTTTAATTTAATTTTTCTTAGAATTTTCTTATATGATTTAAAAACATTAGTTGAAAAATCTACAATTTTTAAGACATGTGTGTTTTCATTGTCTATTTCTATAGAATAATAGTTTAAAAATGTATCATCATCTAAATTAGTTATTTTTTCAAAATAAAAAAAATTGTCTAATATACTACGCAATAAATAATCATCATTTTTAATTATTATCAATATTGACCAATCGATTCTTGAATGATAATATTTAATATTTAGATATTTTAATATCAATTCAGAATATTTTTGTCCATATCTACTGAAATTGTCACTGCATATGTCATCTTTCATATATTATTTATTTTTTTAATTTTTTCTTTTCTTTCTAACTGAATTAAGCTGTTTTCGATATCACCTATTATGCGTTCAGCATTGAATTCAACATTCATATTCCATTGGTTGAAATCAAAATCTATTATAGAAATACCAAGTATTTTTGTGTCTTTATATATTGTCACATCTTGTTTTTTTATGTGAGAATTGATGCTATAATCTAATAAATTGCTTATAAATTTATAATTTTCATTAGATGTTGTTGCTGATATTTTTATGTAATCACCATAAAATATAATATCTGATAATTTGAATAACATATCATATATTTTTATATTTATGATATATTTTTTGAAATTTATTTTGTTTGAAACTAGCATATAAATATTAAATTTTATTACTTAATTCACAAATATGATTTAATTTATTTATCTTATCTTTTCTTTTCTTTCTTTCTTCCTTCTTTCTTATTGCTTTAATTAAATCATCATCATAATATACATAGTCAACAGAGAAATCAGTTTCTATTAAATTGTAATCTTGATTAATTTCAAATTTTACAGGAAATACTCCATTTAATATTCTACCGTTGTAATCAGTATTAACTTTATGAACTGATTTATAATTATATTGATCACTGAAGCACCAATCTTTTAATTTTTCGAAGTTATTTAATGATGTTGTTGCTGTCATTTCTATTGTAGAACTTTGCATATTGGTATAATGTTGTAGTCTCCCACCACTAAATTGTATTGGTAATGAGTTGTTTGTTATTTTTAGATTTGTGATATCAAAATCTATATTGTTAATTGTTGTGCTCATTATATGATATTATTTTATTTTTTGTATTATAAAAAAAATGAATTGTTTATTCATATTCATTGAACTGATATTTTTTAATATATAAAAAAAATAATTAAGTAATAATGATAAAATATTTTGCATATGGTAGTAATATATCTGAGTATAGAATGAAAAATGAAAGAAATATTAATTTTTCATCAAGAAAATTCGCAACGTTAGAAAATTATAAATTAGTTTTTAATAAAGTATCTAAGAAAAATTGTTATTTAGGATTTGCTAATGTTATTCCATCTGATGATGATATTGTCGAAGGTGCGTTATATGAGATTGAAGAGTCTGATATTAAAAGAATAGATAAATTTGAAGGACATCCCATGCATTATACAAGAGAAGAAATTGATGTTTTTTGTGATGACGAAAAAGTTAGAGCATTAATTTATGTTGCTAATTCATCTATGGTTAGAAAAAATATATTACCTGATAAGAATTACCTAAAATATATTTTGGAAGGTAAAGATATATTTAGTCCTGATTACTATGAAAAATTGTCAAATACCAATACATTAGATTAAACTATCATTGATTCTTAAATTATTTAATTTATTTTTTATATTAATTTTGAAGAATTTATTATCACTCATTTCTTTGAATCTTGCATAATTTTTTTCTATCTGATATAGATAAATACTATTATTAGAATGTTTTATGTGATTTAATTGATCACCTTCGTAAGATATGACACTACTTTGATGTGTAATTATATTATTATTTTTCATTGAACCGTATATAAATGATGGTTGGTCTATTATTGTTACATTATTTAATTTTGATACTTCTGTGAATAAATCAAAATCAATACTATTTAAATATGATTCTGAAATATTAGTATTATCACATTTTATTAATGAGTTGTTTATCAATTCTATTAGATTTCTATATTCTTTAGTAAATTTTGAAGTTATGCTATATTTGTCTCTTATTGTGTATAATGACATACCAGATAATTTTTGATTTCTTTTGATATTTTTTATATCTCTAATTACTTTAATCTTAAGCCATTCATTTGTCATTATAATATTCCTTCATTTTTTGCTTCTTCTATTGCTAATCTTTGTCTTTCTTCAATTTCTTTTCTGTGTTTAAGAGCATCCCTTTTTAGTTGTTTAGATGTTTGTATTACAAATTCTAAATTCTGTCTTAATCGTATGGATGCAATTTTAAAATCTTTTTTGTAAAGTTTATAATAATCTAATCTACAAAAATTCAACTTATCTATAATTTCTTCTATTGGATTATTTTCTGCATCATATTCATCTTCATCTTCATATCCAGATTCTTCATCTTCATAATAATTTTTCATTTATGTTATTTATTTTTTCTTTTCTTAAAAATATGTTTGCATCTTTATAAAAAGATATGAAAATTTTTTTATAATTTATAAATTCTTCTATTTTTATGTGCTCAATATTTTTATTTATCAACATTTCATTTATATATTTTAAATATAAACCATATGCTATATTATCAAGTTCTGATGCTGTCATTTGTATATTTTTTTTAGCTTATCTTTTCTTAATTTTCTCAATCTGCTTATTTTATTAACATTTTTAAAAAAACTAATTACAGTTGAGCAATTACTATTATGTATAAAAATATAAACGTCTATATATATGGAGTCTATTTCTATGTTGTTTGTTTCATCGCATATAACTTTATATAAATTTATATTGTTATTAGATATATTTTTATTTAGAATATTAGATATATAAGATTTTATCATGTACCTTGAATTACTATTATTTTCAGATATAATTAAATCATCTAATAATTTGTATATTTCATTTTGTATTGTTTGAATCATTATAATATTCATTTAGTAATCTATTTTTATCAATTGAAACTACTCCAACTTTTTCACATGCAATTCCTCCTGCTAAATTTGAAATTTTTGCTATCTCTTCTATTTCTATATCATTAATTAACATTGATAAAACAGATATAACAGAATCACCAGCACCAGACACATCAATTATGTTTCTTTGTGTTGTAGGTATTATCTTACTTATTATTTTACCTTCTTTTTTATAAGAAATAAATATACCATTTTCTGATAGTGTAATAAATATAATATTTATTCCTTTATTATGAAGTATAATGGATCCTTCTTTAAGTAGTTCATTTTTATCTGATATATTTAAATTAATACTTTCTTTGAATTCCTTAAAATTTGGTTTGAATAGTTTAATATTTTCGTAATAGTTGAAATTTTTTTTCTTAGGATCTACTAATATAGAAATTCCTAATGAATTTGCTTTTTCGATTATAATTTTTATTATGTTTTCATTTAATACTCCTTTATCATAATCTTGAAATAACACGCAATCTACATGTTCATTTTCTATTGTTGAGATAACCAATGAAATTAGGTTATCTGATTCATTATTTAAATCTTCAGTTATTTCTTCATCTATTCTTAAAATTTGGCATTTATTTCCAATTATTCTGGTTTTGTTTGTAGTTATTCTGATGCTAGATTGAATAATATAATTTGTTGATATTTCTTTTTCTTTCAATAAAGATAATATTGCATCTCCATTATTATCTTTACCGATAACTGAGCATAATATAGGAGTACCACCAAGATTTTTTATGTTGTATGCTACGTTTGCAGCTCCGCCTAATTTATTTTCTTTTTTTATTATATCTACAATTGGTACAGGTGCTTCTGGTGAAATTCTATCAACATTACCAAAAAAATAAGAATCGAGCATAACATCTCCTATGATTAATATTTTTTTATTTTTAAATATTGTCATTTATAAAAAATTATTTATGGAGTTATATAAATATTTATAAAAAAAGTTTTATAGATTTTATGCAAATACTGTTCCGCCTATTGTTACTCCACCACTTGCAAGTAATTTGTTTCTATATCCAATATTAGTTCCTGCTCCATACGCTTTTGATGATGCTGCTGTGAATTTTACTATATTTTTAGGAACTTTTGATAATATATAAATTGCAGACTGAAATATACTTTTTTGATTTTTAGCATTTGGACCATCTGTAAAATTTTTACTTGGTCTGTGTCCATTTGCATTTGTTCCAGTGACAGATTGAAATTGATTTTTTGCTGTCAATATAGAATATACACTATTTGATCCTCCTTTTGTTCTAGCTCTATTTAACATTACAGCCATACACCAAGCTCTTTCTTCAGTATTATGGGATGCTTCTGCGTATACCGCTCTTATTAACATATTCCATTCTGTTTCACTCATTTTTCTACCCAAATATGAATCTGCTGATTTTTTAGCTAACTCTGCACTAACAGAATCACCAATAACTATAGGAGAGCCGTATATATCTTCCAATGATATATTATTGTTTACATCACATGGTATGCTTGATGATGATGCAGAATATGAACTACCTTTATATTCTCCTTTTCCTGTATTTGAACCTTTTTGAGCATCTCCTTTTCTTACTGGCCATTCAAAATATAATTCGGGATCAACTTTTTTATTTGCTGGAGTAGTTACTGAGAAATGTAAATGTGGTCCTGTCGTGTGTCCTCCAGTGTTTCCTACTAAGCCTATTGGATTTCCTGTTTTTACAATTGAATTTGCATTGACTAACATTTTACTCAAATGACAATATCCAGTTTTGAAACCATTTGTGTGTTTTATTACAATTGTGTTTCCTCCTCCATATTGACTATCAAATGATGCTGATACTACAATACCGTCAAATGAACTTACCACAACAGTTCCTATTGGTGCTGCTATATCTAATCCTGCATGAAATGTCACTCCTTCTCCTTTAAGTTGTCTTGGTCCAAATCTACATGATACTCTAACACCTAATAATGGAAGAACCATTTCTGAACTTGTTGGTATATAATCTGTTGCAGTGTTTGATTTTAATTCTTCACATCCAGCGGAGTTTAACATATTTATACGATTTAATAAGTTTGCATAATCAGCATCATTTGGCATTATCAAATCAGTGTCATTTACTGAACTAAATGTTTCTGATGGTCTTTCCGCTGAACTAACAGCTCCATTATCAACAATTTTAACATTTCTTGATACAAAATCTTCTCTTATCGCTGTGTACTCATCACATATCATATCAAGTTTTGTCTTTATTAGTGGTCCTCCAATACTATCAATCATTGATGTTACGCTTCTAAATTCATTTATAAATTTATCCATCCAATCAAAAAATCTTGTGCCTAATACTGCTTCTTGACCTGCGTTTTTTGATCCTAAATTTAATGTTTGAGTATTGTCTTTAAGTTCTAAATTTATAGAATCTCTTTCTAATGAAAGTTTATTATAATAATAATCAAGAGATAGTGATGTATCATCTGAATATATTTGTGTTCTATCATCATATAATAATGCAGTGAATCTTGTATATTCATCATCACTTAACCCGTTAAGTCTAGTTTGTAAATTTATATTATTATTCTCTGAATATATATAATATGGTGAATATAAATCATCTGATAAGTAAAGAATATTAACTAATTTACCAATTGCTGGAACAGAAAATTCTTTTCCACTTAAATCTCCAAATGGATAAGCCCATGGAATATCTTTAACATCAATTCCATGATATAATGTTTGCACTCTTACTTTTATTCTACCTTTTTTTGCTGAATCAATATTTTCTTCTACTATTCCAACGTAAAAATCTCTTAATAATTCCATTTATTTTATTATTTTATTTAAAAATTTAAAGCTGATTTTGTTTCATCAATCAAATCTGTTAATAATCCTGAAGCAAGTTCTTTTCCAAGATTTTTTATACTTGTTCTGTTGTTAAAATCTGAGTTATAAACATTATCAGGCTCTATTTTATTTATGCCTGTCAGTTTAGTGAATTGATTTAATAATCCATTTACTGCTGATCCTCTTGACTCTCTTAATTTTGTTTCAAGACTTGATACATAGTTGCTTCCTATTGTACTTATAGTTGTTTCAGCTTTAGTCATTAGACTATTGAAAAATCCTTTAGATTGAATTGGACTATTGCTTTCTATGTCTTTCAAATCTTTGGTATAAGTCATTATACTGCTAATATTATCAGATTTACCATTTGATGCTATAATATCTTCATATGGTTCAATGGTATAACTATTTTTAATTAATGGAAAACTACTTGATCTTTCTACTGATTTATAATAAATGTCAAAAGAAATTGTGGATGGCGTATTTGATACTCCATTGCCATATCCTCCTATTTCTATACTATCACCATAATTTCTACTCTCAAAAAAATTAAAATTGCAATCATTTAATGTATATATTATTGATGACTTGCTTGATGCAATATTTTTAACATCATTATTTATATTATTAGTATTAATTGATGTATTATCAGATGATGTAGATTTATTTTGTGGAATAGTAAAATTCCTCATATCATTTATTTGAATCATCATATTAAATCTCAAAACATTCTCAGGAAACATGTGTCGTTTATTCTTATAACTATAAATCATAGTATTATATAATTCAGCTAAATACCAGCCTATCATAGACACATCTTCATTTAGTGTTATTGTAATTTTATCTTCTCCATATTTAGTCATTTTATTATTTAAATTATTAATTCCGTCAATTTTTGTTATATAATATGATTTGGCCGATATGTTTCTGTTCGATTTACCGTTTAATGTATTTTCGAATATTTTAAAAAATGTGTTTCTAAATTCTTGCCAAAGTTTAAATCTATTTGTGTAATCTGTTGAACTTATGCTAGTGTATTTATTTATAAAAGATGAAAAACTATTCTCAATTGAATAATTTTCCACAAAGAATGGAGAATTTTGTTCAAAGAATAATTCAAACGATGGTATAAGTGGATCTTCATAATAGAAATCATCATCTTTTATATTTAATGATCTTTTGAATGTGTTAGTATCAGAATCATATTTTTTTTGTACGTCTCTACCAAAACTTTTAGTTGTATCATCAGATGTATACCAAAATTCTTCTTGCTTTGCATCTGATATGTGATTAGGATCATATGCATCAGTTTGTCCTTGAGTTAATCCTAAGGAATTGCCTATCATACTATTAGATAATTGTCCTAATGCAGATTGATCAGAATACCCTTTAATGTATTTTGCACTGTTACTACTGGTATCATTAATATTACCTAAAATTTCACTTGTTATCATTCCAACTATACTCATATTTCATTATTATTTTGTTTTTGGTCCTGTGCTGACAGTTGTTCCTCCTGCATTATTTGATGTAGCTGCTGCAGATAAATCGTGTTGTTCATTGTTTCCATTTCCATAATCTATATTAAGATCTCTTCTCATTAGTGTAATCTCTTGCTCTACTCCTTCTTCGTATTTAAATATGTAATTTATTCCTGTTACATACCAAAATCCAGATAGTTTATTGTTTATGTTATTTAATGGTTTTTTTGTGTTCGCATTATTTGAAAATAAATCATTAATATTAAAAACTTCTACTTTAATATTTTGAAATCTTTTTATTGAAAAATTTATAACATCTAATGTTAGAACTAATTTCATTCTTTCCATTGAAATTAGATTGTATTCATTTGATAATTTAGCATAGTTATAATTTTCATGAACATTTTCATCATCCATTTTACCAATGAAATATTCATCATTTACATTATTATTGAATATTTGTGATTGCTTATCTTTTAATATTTTTAATTTACTTCCTACTTTATTTTCATCTGTTTCTAAATCTGTTATTAGTTTCTTTGTTACAGTGTTGGAATTTTTTGTGTACCAAGTCGAATATGTTTGATAGCATAATTCTAAATTTATACTATATGATTGATTCATAATATTAAATTTACTAAAGTATTGATTTGTTCCTTTGAGAGCATCATTATTACTCAAATATAAAAGTACATTTTTTTCTTGTGGAACTTTTTCTAATTGAGGATTTGCTAAACTATGAGATTCATCTTTTAATACACTATTTAATTCTGCTTGAACATCAACGTAATTCAAGTTGTAATAAAAATCAATAAATGTCCAAACAAAAGATTGGTCTGAAACATAAGAATATTTTGTTATATCTTTTATGAATACTTGATTGACGTCACTTGGATTTATCCATTTCATTGAATCCGCACTATCATCAATGTTTGATGCAAATCCTAAATTCATTCTAAGAGCTAATTGTTTTATTGCTTGATAACTAGTAGCGTTTATTGATTCATAATTTGAATATTGCAAATCATCTACATCTAATATTCCTTTTATTAAAAATTGTAATCCATGAGATTCAGGATCAGATTTTATTGTTTGTAATTCTGTTAACCTAAAATCCATTCTTAATGGCATTAACTGCTCCGAACTAGATTTCACAAATACACTTATTATTGTATCATGATCAAAAGGATAGAAATCTGTGAATATGACACCAAGAGAATCCTCACAAAATAATTCTACTGACGGTAAGAATTTATCATTGAATAATTTTAGTGATATTATATCACTTGGATCTATTGTTGTCCCATTTAGTGGAGGATTACTAGTATCAAATAATTTACTAATAAATACAAGAGGCACATAATCAAGAGATTGAACAAAAACATCTGTTGCTGCTTTGTCGTATAATTGAAAATTCAATTCTTTTGTTTTTATTTTAGCTTTTTCAATAACTTGTATCATATTTTAATATTTTTTTATTCAAAGGTATTTATTATTTTTATTTTGTTGTCATTTGTTACACTAACTTGCTTTAATATTGTAGGTTTTATTGATATTGGTAAATTAGCATCATTAAATAAATTCTTTTTGTTTCTATCTGTTTGAATAGAGTTTATTAATGCTTGTCTTGCCTTGTCTTGCTGAGTTGGTATCTCATCTGTTGTGTATAATTGTACCAAATCCTCATATTGACAAAAATATATATATTGTCCTTCTTTGACAGAATACGGACTTATCAAATCATTATAATCATTAACTCTTCTACATAATCAGAAGATCCATATAGATGCTCAGATATTCTATCTAATCTCATTTCATATTCTCTAGGTACAATATATATTCTTTTGCCTATTGATAGATTATTGACTATGTTTTTTTGAAATATATCAAAAAGATTATTTTGATCAGAGTCTCTTTTTATTCTATAATTTCCGTTATTATCAAATGATAGTATTTTCATATTAATTATTATTTTAAGTTATGTTATCATTACTTTGAACTTTATCAACGAATCCATTAGCATTATCTTGTGCCCTAAGAGAGTCTAACCATTGAGTATTTTGCTCAGCAGTTCCTCTATAGTTTTGAATTCCTGCTTTTGCAGCCATTGCCTTTCTTTGTTTGTATGTGTACCAATTTCCATCCTTACTGTGCATATAATTTTCTATTGATGGGTCTAATACCGAAGTGTTACCAGGCATATTAGTATCTGGTGTTACAACTATTTCTGGTAGACTACCTCCATCATATATTTTATCAGCCTCTGGCTTGACTTCTCCTTGATATTGAATTGGAGTTGTTGGAATTGATGAATATTCTCTTCTGTATGTATTATTAAACATTCTCATTAATTCTTGTTTACCTAATGATCTAGAAAATTCGCATTGAAATTTTGCAGTTAATCTTTGAGGCATATCATTGAATCCCATTTCATTGCTTGTTTCAACTGAACATGTTTTTACTATTATGTGACTTGTATTTAACCAAGGGGAATATGGATTTCCTATTGTTAAATGCCAAGGCGCAGCACTATCTTGACCTCCAGTCATCAATTCTATTGACCCTCTAAGTTCAAATCTGTGAATTGCAACAGTACTAGTTAATATTTTTTGAATTATTTTTAATCCTTCTCCAACAATTTTAGTCAATAACGAAGATGCTGCAACTTTAGCTGTTGCACTATTAGTCTCGACACTTTGTTTTGCTGCAGATAATGGATCTGTTTTTCCTTCATTGTCTATTTTTTTAATTGCTTCAACATCATCATTATATTTTTTGTCCCATTTTAAATAGTCTGGAGTACCTTTCTTATATTTGTTTCTATTCGAAGATGCATTATCTTTCCATCCTACATATTTTGCTCGATTTTCTTGACTTTTTTTTGTGGCTGCTTCATTTTCTGCTTGAGTTTTTTTATCTTTTGTCGATTCTGTTGTTAATAAAGTTTTTGCTGCCACTGTTGCTTCTGTTGTGAATTCTGTGAATAATGTTTTCAATGTTTCCCAAAAACTTTCTGTTATTGTCACTACTAAATCCCACCATTCACTTAAATTATTTCCTCTTTTATCTACAGCACCTTTTGCCTTTTGCATTATTTTTGATGAATCGCTCCAATAGAATGACATATTTGATGTGCCCATTGCATATATATTATCTAATATATCTAACATTGCTGAACCTGGATCAACTTCACCTACCAATTTTTGCTCATATACAGTAATTAGCTCAAAACTGAAAGATGATTTTATGTTTTGTGTTTCTGGGTCTCTGAAAGGTCCTTCTTTTAATACATTAGGATCCCCTATTGGTATATTATTAAGTCCCCAATAATTTGGTGAGCCATTATCAGCCTCCTCATTCACTCCTGCTCCTGTCAATCCCATTTTTTTGTATATCTCAAATAACATTCCTTGAGCAAAACTTGGTATAGGTATAATGTTAGCGATATCAACTTTTGTTACTTTTTTAACAATGTCCGCTATTTTTTCATCAAATCTTTTGTTTGTAATTCCCCAAGTTTCATTGAAATTTATGGTTCCAAAATTATCATCTTGCTTAATCCATCCAATTATAGTAGATACTGGTTCAGCGTTCATAAGTCCCAAATTTTCAGGTACAAAAACTCCTTCTGGATATCTTCTAAGAATAGCCATTCTATTAATAGGATATACTCCTAAATCACGTAGATAAGCAAAATATGATGGTTTCAATCTTAATCCTGCTCCTGGTTTAGGTGCAAGTGTATTAAATGTAGGATCTTTTAATATTTTAACATAAGGATTTATACTATTATTTTCATTATTATATATATTCTCCTGTGTATATGCTTTTATTTTATTGGTTCCTGCAACAAGAACACTTTTATCATTCTTTTTATATACCGTATATTTAGAATTAAAAATGCTATGAGTATTTCCAACACTTGTATTATTTAACTGCTGTGTGATTGAATTTCTATTTGTTTCACTGTCAAATAAAAAATCCATTTCAGAATAATGCGCCATTTTTATTTATATAATTTATCTTATATATAAAAAAAACTTCTGCTGAATATTAATAATCTCTAATTATTTGAATTGAGTCAAATAAAGAAATGCTTGATAGTAAATCATCAAATAGTTTTTGATTGTCTTTGAAATCTTCATAAAAAAATAATAAGTTAAAATTTATTTTTCCTATTAAATTTTCTTTTATTTGAAATATATCATCAATTTCTAATGTATTAATTTTGTGTAAATTTGGTATATAATATACATCTTTATTTTTTCTTATTGTTTGAGATATCTTAGTATAAATTATAAGATTAAAATATTCTTTCCATTCGTTTACATCCTCTAAACCATGATCATCCAATTGTTGTCTGATATCTATTATAGTTTTGTTACGAATTTTATTTATTTTTATATATTTATCAAGTTTTTTTCGGTTTTTCACGAACACTATGTAGAATTCCATAAATCTTATAATATTAATTTTGAATTATATATATTTTTGAATAGGTTCGATTCAAAAATAATATACTAATATATTTAAAACTTTTGTCGATTTTGTGTATAAAATTAATACATATATTAGTATTTAAACTAATTATACAACGTATGTAATTATATCAATCTTATTTGTGAAACTAATAATATTATGAAAACTTTTTATGTACTGTTTCATATAATATCTGATTGTTATAATAAAAAATAATTAAATTAAAGATGGCAAAAAAAACCACACAAACTTCACAAAAAAATAGTTTTAATTTTTCTAACATTTCTGGATTGATAGATACTATGTCAAAAAAAGAGATTATATCAATTGAGGATTTTGAAAAGGAAAAAAGTTTTATTTCAACTGGTGTTTATATTTTAGATGCTCTTTTATCTAAAAGTATTTTACATGGTGGAATATCTAATAATAGAATAACTCTTTTGGCTGGACCAAAGCAAACAGGTAAATCTTTTCTTTCTCTTAACATTGCTAGAAATGCGCAAAAAATAGGATATAATATTGTATGGATTGATACTGAGTTTTCTATTGAAAAATCTGATTTCGATATGTATGGTATTGATACATCTGATTCAAATAAATTTATGTTAATTAGAACTAATATTGTTGAAAAAATCAAAATGTTTATGACATCAATGTTAGATGATATGACAAAACTTAAGGAAAAAGGAATGGATGTTTCAAAAACAATTTTCTTTTTAGATTCAATTGGTATGTTATCTTCAGAAAAAGAAAAAGCTGATACTCTTAAATTAGATATTAAACAAGATATGACACGTGCAAAACAAATCAAATCTCTTGTTAGACTTATCACAAATGATTTAGGTTTTTTAGGAATTCCATTGGTAGCAACTAATCACGTTTATTTAACTCAAGATATGTTTCCTCAAACAATCATGTCAGGTGGAGAAGGTTTATATTATGCTGCTAGTAGTATTGTATTTTTAAGTGATGCAAAGTTGAAAACTGGTGAAGAAGATGAGATGGATCTTGGTCGTTCTGGCTCTGTGATTACAGCAAAAGCCGGAAAAAATAGATTGGCTAAACCAAAAAAGGTTAAATTTGAAATTGATCACACAAAAGGTATTAATCCATTTAAAGGATTGGATTTGTTTTGTACTCCTGAAAATTTCAGTAAGATTGGTATAGCAAAAGTTAAACCAGTATTAAATAAAGAAACAGGCGAAATAACTTATCAGCCAACAAATAGATGGTATGTTAAACATTTGGATAAATCAGTTGCCGCAACACAATTATTCAATAGAAAAGTATTTACTCAAGAAGTATTAGAAAAAATGGATCCAATTATTTTTGATTATTTCAAATATCCTTCATATGAAGAATGTATGAAAGAATTAGAAGAAATTGATGAAAGATTGAATGAAATTGAAGATAAAGATATGCTAACTTCAGAAGAATTTGATCTTGATTCTGATGATAAATTATTTGTTTAAATACAAATAATAATTAAATAATAGATAATAAATAAACAATAATACAATTTTTATATAATACTTTTATATGGCAGATACAACAAACACAAACATGGAAAAACATTACTTTGTTCACATATTGGACAATCCTGACCAATTTTCCAAAGTAGATCCTTTTTTCTTTAGAAATTCTGATATACAATTTATTTACACTGTAATAAGAGAAGAATATATTAAAAGTGAAAGTCATACTGTACCAAGTTCTCAACAAATTTATTCAATGGTTAAACTTGCTGATTCTGATAACAAAATAAATGATAAAGTTATAAAATTACTTCTTCAATCTGATAACAGTGATTTCAGTCCTGAATGGTTACTTCCTATGTTTAAAGGATGGAAAATTCAAAACCAATTAAAAGGTGACGTACTAAAAAGTATTGATATGGTTAGAGGAATTGAAGAAGTTAATTATGATAATGCTCTTGAAATAGCTCAAAAAATGAAAGGCATGTTTTCAAATGTACTTATGGTAGATGATGATGATAATGATTTAGGTTCAGATTTTGATGATCCTGAATCTCATAAACAAATGATTTCAAAGAATTGTATTCCATCAGGTTGGCCAAGTATAGATAATATATTAGGTGGAGGATGGAGTAAATCTACATTTAATGTTATAATGGGAGAAACCAATGTTGGAAAATCAATGTGGCTACATAATATAGCAACTAACGCAGCAAATGCTGGAGCTAATGTTCTACTTATTACATTAGAAATGGCAACAAGGAAAGTAATGAAAAGGTTAGGTTCAATGAGGCTTAAAATAAATGTAGATGAATATGATGAGAAATCAAAAGATTCAACTTATATGAAGCACAAATTGAACAATATCAAATCACAATCAACAGTTGGTGGATTATTTGATTCACAACCTGGTAAAATATATGTAAAAAAATATAATACTAGTGATTGTACTGTTACTGATATTGACAATTATATTAAAAAATTTGAAGAAGTTAAAAGAATTAAAGTTGGGATGGTAATTGTAGATTATATAAATATTATGTCAATTGAAAAAGGATTTGATATCTCAAATATGTTATATTTAAAAGGTAAACATTTAGCTGAAGGATTAAGACGAATTGCTGATAAATATGAATGTGCAGTTATAACAGCAACTCAAACAGATAAAAGTGTTTGGGGTGCATCAGATATTAATCTTGCTGCTATTCCTGAAAGTAAGGCAATTGCAGATACCGCTGATTCTGTTTGGGGTATTATTAGGAATCCAGAAATGAAAAGAAATAATATTTATAGGCTTAAAATATTAAAATTGAGAGATGGAGAACATCATGAAGAACAAGTAAGATTTGATTTTAATACAAATTTTTTAACTATGGAAAATGATGCTTTAATCGGAGTTAAATAAAACTAATAATATTAATAATAAATGAAAAATAATGAAGAAATTGATGATTATTTAAATGATGATTTAAATAATGAATCAGAAGAAATAGAAGAACTAGAAGATGATCTGAATCTATTAGATGAAAATTTAGATATTTCGTCAGATGATGATAGTTCAGTTACTGATGATACATCTATTGAAGAAGAAGAAGAAGATGAAGAAGATGAAATAGATATTATGGTTAAATTTAATACTAATAATCATAAACTTGAAGGTAAACATGCGTTATCAAGAGATACTATATTTAAAGGTAAAGTAGAAGATAGTGGTGATCAGCAAGAATATGATTATAATATTAATCAGCAAGAAGATTTTAATCTGAATGATGGATTGCCAATAGAAGCAGGATCATCTTATGAATTTGAAAGTAAACACTATGAAGATTACATAGATAGATTAAATCTTCAAAGAGATATTTATGATTTGCTAAGTGATAAAACAGATTTAGATTTTTCCTCAAATAGAAGAAAACCAAACAAACAGGCATTTAATGACTATTATAGAATGTTATTGAATAATATCGGAAAAGAATATAGTAAGTCTGAAATATTCGTTGAATTATCTTATTATTTCACTGATAATATATTTAACATGTTTAAGTTGTTAGACAAAGAATATGCAACACACATAATAGTAGAACTAAAACAACGTGGGTATTTAACAAGCCTAAATAATATAAATTTTATATAATAAAAACAAAAAATAGAAATAACATGAATTTTAAAAGGGAAGACGCATTTGATGCATCATTAAAATATTTCAAAGGTGATACATTAGCCTCTGATGTTTGGGTAAATAAGTATGCGTTAAAAGATACAGTTGATAATGATACTGTTTATTATGAATTGACACCTGATGATATGCACAGAAGACTCTCAAAAGAGTTACATAGAATAGAACTAAAATATAAAAATCCATTATCTGAAGATTTTATATTTGATTTAATAAAAGATTTTAAATATATTATACCACAAGGTTCTCCAATGTCAGGAATTGGTAATGATAATCAAGTTGTGTCGATATCAAATTGCTTTGTTATTGGAAATCCTGCTGATTCTTACGGATCAATTATGCAAGTTGATGAAGAACAAATACAATTAATGAAAAGACGTGGAGGAGTTGGACATGATCTTTCTCATATTAGGCCAGCAGGAATGCCAGTAAAAAATTCCGCTTTGACTTCTACTGGACTGGTTCCATTTATGAGTAGATATTCAAATTCCACAAATGAAGTTGCACAAGGAGGAAGACGAGGTGCATTGATGTTATCGTGTTCTGTTCTTCATCCTGATTCAGAAGCATTTATAGATGCTAAATTGGAACAAGGAAAAGTTACTGGAGCAAATATATCAATTAAATTGACAGATGAATTTATGACAGCATCAATAAATTCTGGTATGTTTACTCAATTGTTTCCAATTGATTCAAAAAATCCAATAATTACAAAACAAATAGATGCAAATAAACTTTGGAAGAAAATTATTCACAATGCATGGAAATCAGCAGAACCTGGTATTTTATTCTGGGATACTGTTATGAGAGAATCTGTTCCAGATTGTTATCAACAACATGGATTTAAAACAGTTTCAACAAATCCTTGTGGAGAAATAACTTTGTGTCCATATGATAGTTGTAGATTACTTGCTATTAATCTATATAGTTATGTGGTAAATCCTTTTACTCCAGAAGCATATTTTGATTGGGATTTATTTAACGAACATACCATTTATGCAGAAAGATTTATGGATGATATTGTTGATTTGGAACTAGAAAAAATTGATAAAATTTTAGAAAAAATTGAAATTGATCCAGAAACTGATCATACTAAAAGAGTAGAAAGAGAAACTTGGATTAAAATTCAAAATATGACTATTAAAGGTCGTAGAACAGGATTAGGAGTGACAGCAGAAGGAGATATGCTAGCTGCACTTGGATTGATTTATGGTACATCAGATGCAACAGATTTTTCAACAGAAGTTCATAAAAAATTAGCTATAGGAGCATATAAATCATCTTCTATAATGGCAAAAGAAAGAGGGGCTTTTCCAATCTACGATTATGATAGTGAGATTAATAATCCATTCATTCAAAGATTGAAAGATGTTGATCCTGAATTAGATTCAATGCTTAAAGAATATGGTAGAAGAAATATCGCACTGCTCACGATTGCACCAACAGGCTCAGTTTCAATCTTGACTCAAACTACATCAGGTATAGAGCCAGCATATAAAGTGTCATATAAGAGAAGAAGGAAGATAAACCCAAGTGATAAAAATGCTAGTGTAGACTTTATTGATGCAGAAGGACAAAAATGGGAAGAATATTATGTATTTCATAAGAAATTTGAAGTGTGGCTGGAAATTAATGGTTACGATGTAGCAAAAGTTAAATTGATGAAAGATTCAGAGTTGAAACCAATTATTGAAAAATCTCCATACAATAAAGCAACAGCTAATGATGTAAATTGGGTTGAAAAAGTTAAGATGCAAGGTAGTATTCAGAAATTTGTTGATCATTCTATTTCAGTTACAGTTAATCTACCAAATAATGTAACAGAAGAAATTGTATCAAAAGTTTATGAAACAGGATGGAGAAGTGGCTGTAAAGGTATCACAGTTTATCGTGATGGATCAAGAGAAGGTGTTATTATGTCAAATGAAGGTACTACTAAAAATGTAGTATCAGAATCCGGAGAAAATAATGCAAGAAAACGTCCAAAAAAATTAGAATGCGATGTTGTTAGATTCACAAATAAAGGTGAAAAATGGATTGGATTCTTAGGATTGGACGTAGATGATAAAAGTGAAAAATATCCATACGAATTATTTACTGGTGTAGCTGAAGCATTTCTTATTCCTATTAGTGTCGAAAAAGGAGAGATTGTTAGAATTAAATTAGAGTCAAAAAATGGTGAAGAAGGTAAAAGTAGATATGACTTTGTTTATAAAGATAAAGATGGATATAATGTAACTATGGAAGGCTTGAACAGAGCATTTAATAGAGAATTATGGAATACAAGTAAATTATTATCTGCTTTCTTGAGACATAGAATTCACTTACCAAGTGTCATTCACCTTATTGATACATTAGAAATGACAGATAATGCTGCATTTGGAACATGGAAGAGTGGAGTAAAAAGAATTATTAAGAAATATATCAATTCTGCAATTATTGGAGAAAAATGTCCTAATTGTGGAGCAACAGGAGATGATTTAGTATATGAAAATGGTTGCAAAACATGTAAGGCTTGTGGATGGTCAAAATGTGAATAGTTGATAATCAAATAGTTAAGAATAACTTCACATAAATAATATTTGTGTGAAGTTATTTTTAAAATTTGATAATAAAATAAAATAATAAAAATGAAAAATAATAAAACATTAGCAATTGTTCTTTCTCATGCTGATACAATATTTAGAAAGGAACTTCTTAAAAAATGTGTAGAATCTATTGATTATGATGTTCTTATATCATCTAATTATCCAATTGATTCTGATATTCAACTAATGTGTAAATATTCTTTATATGATAGTAATAATCCATTATTGTATAAAGAAGATTATGGTAAGTATAATATTACTTATTATTACTGGTGTTTGGATGATAATGGAGAGAGAATCTATAAGTTATTCGATTATGAACATGGTTTTGCAGCATATACTCTAATTAATAATGGAATGAGATTTGCTAAAGATAGAGGTTATGAAAATGTTCATATTATAAATTATGATTATCAAATAAGCAATGAAGAGTTAATCGATAACGAAAATATATTAGATTCTGAGTTACATACTGATGCTATATTTTATGAGTATTATGATAGAGGATTTGATACTCCTGCTTATTGTACTGGATTTTTTTCTGGTAGAGTGAATGTACTAAAATATTTTTTTTGTAAGTATAATAGTCAGGATGAATACTATACATCGTGTAAAGATAAATATATGTTAGAAGATATTACTTATAATTATTTTAATAATTCAATTTATGTTGATCATATAAAATGCAAATCATTTGATGATTTAAGTAATACAGAAAAAACAAATCAAGAGGGTGTTTTAGAGTTTTCTAAATCATAAAGATATAAAAAAGCTACTAATTAAATTAGTAGCTTTTTTGTGTTTAATAATAATGTTTATTATTATTTTTTGTTATCTTCATCATCATCAACATGTTTGAAGATAGTGTCTCTGAATTTATTAAACCTCTTATCTGCTAAGAACTTTTCAGTAGTTTTGTTAGGTTTAGAATCTTCAGATAATGTATATTCAGTATCAAGAACATGAAGTAAATAACCAATAACTTCATCATCTGAAATTGTACCAAGGAATTTAACAAGATTTTCAAGTTGTTTAGGTTTCAATACTGAAACACTACGTTCCTTCATGTTTGCAAGAAGTTCAGATTTCTTATCACGATTGAAGTTTTTTACATCTTCAAGAATGTCGTCAAAACGATCAAGAACATCATCAAGTGTAATTTTAAGAGTATCTTCACAATATCTGATAAATGGTGCGTTTGATGCTCCAATATAACCATGTCCAATTTCTTTTACTTCACTGATCCAAGTACGGATATTTGGAAATTTCTTAATCATTACTGCATTTCCTTCACTGTCTTTGATTGTAGTTCCATCAATACCAGTTTTTTCGATCCATTCACCATGATTTTCAAAAATGTAATCACTTAAAAATGTCCAAGAACGAGGAGTTGCATAAGCTTTGCTCGTTTTGTTGGTTGTGTTCCTTTGATCAGGTTTCTTGTAATAATGTTCAGTGTGAGTTTTCAAAAATTGAACGATTACTGGTGCTACATTTTTATTAGCATATTGATCAACCCATTCAGGAAATGGCATTGTGTGTTCAATGTGAATTAAACGATTGTTCAGAGCTTGGTCAAATTCTTCTACATCTGTACCATCTTCTTCACCAAGATTACCAGAAGAACACATAAGAACATTTGAATTGAATGCGAAAAATGCTCCAATTTCTCTTTCAAGTAAAATTTGAAGAGCTGCATTTCGTACTGCAAGAGTGGAACGGTTCAATTCTTCAAAGTGAATAATTGTAGGTTTGTCATTAGCCTTATATGCCCACTTAGGTGCAACGTGAGCCAACATCCTTTGAGATACTCCATCAATTGTTTCTTCATCTAATGATGGATATAAACCAACATCTGTTTCATCAATCATTGATAACCGAATATCAAAATATTGATAACCAATTTTTCCAGCAATGGATCTCATGATTGCTGATTTCGCGTATCCAGGAGCAGATGTTATAAATAGAACTCCACTTTTGGAATTCATCATCTTAAAATACTTTTTTTCTCTATCTGATAGAGCTTCGTAGCCTTCTGGAAATCTTTTTGCTGACGTCATTGTCACACCTTTACTCAAGTTTTTTTCTGACATAATTAATTCAATTTACTGTTTTATTAATGTTTTGTTTAATTGATATTTTATATTTTTAATACACTGCAAAGATACTACTTATTATTGATATAAAAAAATATTATTGTATTTTTTTATAGAATACTTTCATATTCATCATTGTCAATATCTTCTTCATTTATTTTTGTTGTTAATGATTCTATCTCATTATTACTATCATCAGATTGTTCTTCTGTCGTATCATTTGATTTAAATGCATTAAGTGGATTTTCTAATAATTCATTTACTTCTTCTTTATTTTCAGAACTTTCAGAGTCAGATAATGTTTTTAAAAATTCTTTAGTTTTTGCTTCTTTTGCTTCTTTAAAAATAGGAACTAAATAGTCAATTACATATTCAAATTTTTCTGTTTCATTCTTAAATTCCCAATCTTTTATTGATGTTAAGTTAATGTCATATAATATTGACAATATTTCATAATCTGGTAATATGTTTGGAACGATATCACCATTTTCAATTTTTACTACATTTTCAGTTTCAATCATAGTATCTTGAAATCTTAATGTTGCAGTATATGAATAATCATTATTATCTGTTAAATATACTTCAATTCTATCTTTTTCAATAGATAATACATCAATCCTACAAACATATGGTATTTCATTTATTTTTATCCATGTTTCAGGATTTACTAAATTTCCAATTATTTTTTGAAATTCAATATCAAATAAAAAATCATGTTTTTCGTATTCTATTACTCCTTCAAAATACTCTTTTAAAAGATTAATTAAGTCATTTTGATATACTTTCAATGCATCTTCTCTGCTTTTAGTTTTACTCTCTATTTGCTTAGCGTATTCATCCCACAACTCTTTCTGATGAACAATATGTTCTTTTTGTTTAGCTTCTTGATAAGCTTCAGGATCTTTCTTATATAAAAGTGAATCAGTTACTTCTAATATTCTATATTCATCTTTTATACTATCAATGAAAATTGAAAAATCTGAATTTTTAGACATTTTAATATCTAATTTGCCTGATAATTCATTTATATCACTTTCATCAGTAAAATAAATTGATGGTGCAAATTTTTCAATTTTAACTGAGCATTGATTGACTAATTCTTCTGCTATTTTTAATGTAGAAAATTCTAATGTTTCTAAATTTAATTCTTTTCCATTTCTAATCATATAAATCAGATTACCATTTGGCTCAGTTGTAGGTACAATGTGATAATTATACTCTACATCATCTGAAAATAATGATAATAATCTTTCTTTATTTGTCATACTATTTTATATTTTTTTGTTTTTTATTGAGTAATAAACTGAATAAGGAAAAATTAAAAAATTTGTAATAAAAGTAATAAATAAATTTATAAAATTTCTACCTAATCTTCCCATTTTACTGGTTCTAAATGAACAATAAATAGCCCATAATAATGCTAATATCAAATATGCTATTATATAAATCATGTTTGTTTTTTGTATTACAAAAGTAATAAAAATAATTGATATACCAAAAGAAATTTAAATTATTTTCAAAAAAGATAAACTTTTATCTTTTTTGATACTGTTATATTTATATATAGATTATGAAGAAATTGAAAAATATGAAAATAGACGAAAATTTGCACACTGAGTTAAAAACTTATGCAAAAGAAAATTCACTCAAATTAAATGATTGGGTTGAAAAAATAATTAAAAAAGAATTTGAAAAAATAAAATCTAAAAATGATAATTGAAGAAAAAATATTAATTATTATAAATTCTAAGAATTTTAATCATTTTAAAAATTGTGGTTATGATGTTAAAGTAGGTTATCAAATTGAAGTTTTGACTACACAATTATCTGATAATAGTAATTATGAAATTATAGCAAAATGTGATGATTGCGGATTTGAAAATAAAATAAAAATGAGATCATACACAAAATCTTTAACCCATCACAATTATTATTGTTGTAAAAAATGTTCAATGAATAAGAATATAAAAACTAATAAAGAAAAATATGGAGTGGAACATACATTTCAGTCTATTGAAATGAGAGAAAAAAGATATAAAAATAATATTGAAAAATATGGATATGGCTGTACTTTTCAAGTAGAAAAATTTAAAAATAAAATTAAAGAAACAAATTTAATAAAATATGGTTTTGATAGAGCAAGTAAAAATGATGAAGTTATTGATAAGATGAAAAATACAAGAATAAAATTAGGTATTCAATTACCTGATTATATGATATCTGATTTTGTGCTATATAAAAGGAAAGTTAATAGAATAACTAAAAAAAATAAGAAATTGTTATTATTGAAATGGAATGGTTTAGATTATTATGATAATGAATATATAAAAAATAATTTTTCACTTGATGGACACAACGTTAATTATCCTTCTATTGATCATAAAATATCTATTTGGTACGGATTTAAAAAAGAAATATCACCTGATATAATAGGTGATATTTCTAATTTATGTATAACTAAAAATTATATAAATTCTACTAAAAATATTAAAATAGAAACTCAATTTAATATTTAATCTTGTTTTCCAATATTTACAATCTGTTTTACTTTACCATTATCATATGATATAGGACATTTTTCTGCAGTTGATAATATTAAAGTTCGTGTTTTTACTTTTTTGAAATCCAAACTATCAGTATAACCGTCAGTCAAAATTACAGTGTTAAATGTACTTAGTTTGTTGTGAGGATCAGCAATATAGTCAATTCCTGGATTTAAAGTTGTGCCACCGAGCCCAGATATCTTCATTTTTTCAATTTCTTTTTTATCTTTAATGTGAAGAACCTTTTGAATTTGAGCATCACACTGAATTAAATTTATTTGAATGTCATTCTGAAAGATATAAGAAAGAACTTTTTCAAAT